TAGAAATAATTAATGAAAATACAACAATGGTTGCTTTCAAGATACAACAAAAGGATCTTTATTCAGACATATTTAATGCTTCAAACTTAAACTCTCAAGTATTTAATATTGCAAATAATGGAGATGTTAATATCTCTGGCAAATACAAGGTAAATAATAGGGATGTTATAGATGATACTAGCAACTACATAGTATCAACAAGTAATATTTTAGTGAATAGAATAAAATCAGAAGTAGGGTTTGGAAGCAATTACGTAGCAAGGTCTGATAGCAATGCAAGCAACTACATAGTATCTACAAGTAATATTTTAGTGAATAGAATTAGTTCAGCAGTAGGTTTTGGAAGTAATTATGTTGCAAGGTTAGATAGCAATACAAGCAACTACATCGTATCTACAAGTAATATTTTGGTGAATAGAATAAAATCAGAAGTAGGGTTTGGAAGCAATTACGTAGCAAGGTCTGATAGTAATTCAAGCAACTACATAGTATCAACAAGTAATATATTGGTGGATAGGATAGGAACTGAAGTAGGTTTTGGAAGTAATTACGTTGCAATGTCTGATAGTAATGTAAGCAACTATATAGTATCAACAAGTAATAGTTTAGTGGATAGAATTGGTTCAGAAATAGGTTTTGGAAGCAATTACGTTGCAAGGTCTGATAGTAATGTAAGCAATTACATCGTATATACAAGTAATATATTAGTGAATAGGATAAAAGCAGAGGATATTTTTGGAAGTAATTACGTTGCAAGGTTAGACCGCAATGCAAGCAACTACATAGTATCTTCAAGTAATATATTAGTGAATAGAATAAAATCAGAAGATATTTTTGGAAGTAATTATATTACAAGGTTAGATAGCAATGTAAGCAATTACATAGTATCAACAAGTAATATATTGGTGGATAGGATAGGAACTGAAGTAGGTTTTGGAAGTAATTATGTAGCAATGTCTGATAGTAATTTAAGCAATTATGTATTATCTACAAGTAATAGTTTAGTGGATAGAATTGGGTTAGAAGTAGGTTTTGCAAGCAACTACATATTAGAGACAAGTTATAGTTTAGTTGACCGAATTGGGTTAGAGGTAGGTTTTGGAAGCAATTACGTTGCAATGTCTGATAGTAATGTAAGCAATTATGTATTATCGACAAGTAATATATTAGTGGAAAGTATTACAAATTTAGCAATGGGTAATATTGCAGAAACAATAAATAATCAAACTATTTTAGCAAATCGCATTACAAATTTAACAACGGATGATATTGCAGAACCAATAAATAGTCAAAATAAGTTCATAGTTGATAATAGATATAATAATAATTTATTAGTTAATGGCTCTTTAACTATTAACTCTAATTTAGTTCTTCTTGGCGAAAGCACAATACTTGAAACCAATGTTTATACAACAGAAATATTAGAAATAATTAATGAAAATACAACAATGGTTGCTTTCAAGATACAACAAAAGGATCTTTATTCAGATATATTTAATGCTTCTAATTTAAACTCTCAAGTATTTAATATTGCAAATAATGGAGATGTCAATATCTCTGGCAAATACAAGGTAAATAATAGGGATGTTATAGATGATACTAGCAACTACATATTATCAACAAGTAATATTTTAGTGAATAGAATAAAATTAGAAATAGGTTTTGGAAGTAATTACGTTGCAAGGTCTGATAGCAATGCAAGCAACTACATCGTATCAATAAGTAATATATTAGTGAATAGAATTGGTTCAGAAGTAGGTTTTGGAAGCAATTACGTAGCAAGGTCTGATAGCAATACGAGCAACTACATAGTATCTACAAGTAATATTTTGGTGAATAGAATAAAATCAGAAGATATATTTGGAAGTAATTACGTAGCAAGGTCTGTTAGCAATGTAAGCAACTACATAGTATCTGCAAGTAATATATTAGTGAATAGAATAAAATCAGAAGTAGGATTTGGAAGTAATTATGTTGCAATGTCTGATAGCAATGCAAGCAATTATATCGTATCTACAAGTAATAGTTTGGTGGATAGGATAGGAACTGAAGTAGGTTTTGGAAGTAATTACGTTGCAATGTCTGATAGTAATGTAAGCAACTATATAGTATCTACAAGTAATAGTTTGGTGGATAGAATTGGTTATGAAGTAGGTTTTGGAAGTAATTACGTTGCAATGTCTGATAGTAATGTAAGCAACTATATATTATCAACAAGCAACATCTTAGTAGCTAGAGCAAACCTTAATAATAGTAATTCTAGCAACTATATATTATCAACAAGCAACATCTTAGTAGCTAGAGCAAACCTTAATAATAGTAATTCTAGCAACTATGTGCAATCGACAAGCAATATCTTAGTCGCCAAAGCCGACCTCAATGATAGTAATACAAGCAACTACGTGCAATTGACAAGCAATATCTTAGTAGTCAAAGCCGACTTCAATGATAGTAATAGCAGCAACTACATATTATCTACAAGCAATATCTTAGTAGCCAAAGCCGACCTCAATGATAGTAATACAAGCAACTACATATTATCTACAAGCAACTATTTAATTAACTATAATAATTTAATAAATAAACCTGACTTAGCAGCATCACAGGTTAATAGTGATTGGAATGCAGTATCAGGTGTAGCTCAGATATTGAACAAACCTGATTTAACAATAATTGCTACAAATAATACCAATGGAAGCAACTACGTGCAATCTACAAGCAATATCTTAGTAGCCAAAGCCGACCTCAATGATAGTAATAGCAGCAACTATGTGCTATCTACAAGCAATGTTATCTCAAAGAGGATTGCAGATTTAACTACTTCTATGATTTATGAAGACCCAAGTGCTGCAAACAAATTTATTGTTAATAATAAATACAATACCAGTCTTTTGGTTAATGGTGATTTAACTATTAATTCTAACTTGATAGTTCTAGGAGAAAGCACTACATTACAAACGATTGTATATACAACTGAAAGAATGGAGGTAGTTAATGATAATAATACTGCAATCGCTTTAATGATACAACAAAAGGATAGTAATAATGCAATATTTGTAGCCTCAAATCTAACTGCAAATGTCTTTACGATTGCTAACAATGGTGATGTTAATATTGCAGGTAATTATAAAAAAAATAATAGAGATGTGATTAATGATACAAGCAACTACGTTCTTGCTACTAGCAACTATTTAATTAACTATAATAATTTGATAAATAAGCCTGACTTGGCTGCCTCACAGGTTAATAGCGACTGGAATGCAGTTTCTGGAGTAGCCCAAATATTGAATAAACCTGACTTAACAATTATTGCTACAAATGATAGTAATGTTAGCAACTACGTTCTTGCTACTAGCAACTATTTAATCAACTATAATAATTTGATAAATAAGCCTGACTTAGCAGCCTCGCAGGTTAATAGCGACTGGAATGCAGTTTCTGGAGTAGCCCAGATATTGAATAAGCCTGATTTAACAATCATTGCTACAAATGATAGTAATGTTAGCAACTATGTATCAGCAACAAGTAATATATTAGTATCTAAAGCAAACTTTAATGATACAAATGTTAGCAACTACGTTCTTGCTACTAGCAACTATTTAATTAACTATAATAATTTGATAAATAAGCCTGACTTGGCTGCCTCACAGGTTAATAGCGACTGGAATGCAGTTTCTGGAGTAGCCCAGATATTAAATAAACCTGATTTAACAATCATTGCTACAAACAATACAAATGTTAGCAACTATGTATCAGCAACAAGTAATATCTTGGTATCTAAAGCAAACTTTAATGATACTAATACTAGCAACTACGTTCTTGCTACTAGCAACTATTTAATTAACTATAATAATTTGATAAATAAGCCTGACTTAGCAGCCTCACAGGTTAATAGCGATTGGAATGCAGTTTCTGGAGTAGCCCAGATATTGAATAAGCCTGATTTAACAATCATTGCTACAAATGATAGTAATGTTAGCAATTACGTTATGGCTACTAGCAATATCTTAGTCAATCGTTATAACACACAGGTATTTACGGCTACACAAATACCTTCACTGGATGCAGCAAAAATAACCTCAGGCACTTTTGCAACTGCTCAAATACCAAGTTTACCTACATCGCAGATTACAGGGCTTGATACTGCATTAGGAACAAAGCAAGCAACCATTAATAGCACCGCAAATCAATTAATTATAGGAAATGGTAATGGTGCCACAACTACCTCTGCTAATCTTACATTCAATAGCAGCACAAATACTTTATCTGCTACTAATTTTGTAGGTAATGGCAGTGGATTAACTAATTTACCTTCAAGTCAATGGACTAACGTATCTTCGGGTATATTTTATAATACTTCAAATGTTGGCATAGGAACAAATAATCCAGCACAAAAATTACACGTAATTGGCGATATCGCCGCGACAGGTAGGGTAATATCATATTATTCAGATGAAAGATTAAAAACAAACATATCAAAAATATATAATTCTCTTGATATCATTAATAATATCAATGGCTTCTACTATGAACCGAATAATATTGCTATATCACTCGGGATAAAAAATAGAGGTCGCGAGATAGGTCTCAGTGCTCAAGATGTTAATAGGGTTGTTCCAGAAGTAATAAGTTTAGCCCCCGTAGATATATGCAGGGACGACAATAACAATCTAGTGTCTAAATCAGGAAGCAATTATTTAACTATCAACTATGAAAGATTAATACCAATATTAGTAGAATCAATAAAAGAATTAAACATACAAATAACGCATCTTAAAAAAGAAAACGACGAGTTCAGAGCATTTAAAGAGCGGGTCTCTAAATATTATGAGTGAGTACCAATAACCTACATAACCTACCTAATCAAATCGCAATAGGCACTTCGTTTTAATAATGTCGTGATTGTGTAATATATTAACTTTATTCTTAACCTTGCACGTATTATTATCTATCATTTTTTTATAGATTAAGTCGTAGTTATCAATGGCATAATTTATAATACTATTATTGAAAATCCATCGAAAGAAGTTCAACTGCCCTATTGTGGTCTCTATATATTCTTTTCTTTCAATATTAATGAAAAAGGTGATGCGATGATGCCTACGGAATGAATCAAAGTTGAATTTGCTATACGATTTCAGCTGCGCCCTGTAATCTTGATACAGATTGATTTTTTTAACATTACCTTTCACATTATCAGGTAATACACTATATATATTCTTTTCTTCATCCACCCAGTAGTAAATATTATTTGACTTCGCATAATGTGTGACTAGCCATTCAATAATTCGCAGCGATAATTTGTGTTTCCCCTCTATAATCTCCTTCAATGAAACCTTGAATTTTGGATTTTTATTGTAAAACTCGGTTAATGAAGATAACAGAAGAGTTTGTCCAAAATCACTCATATTTAATTTTAGAAATATTATATTCTTTAAGTAAATAATATTCAAAATAAAAAATATTAAATTATCGATAGTCGATTATAATCAATTAATATGCGGGCGAACTGCCTATTTCTAAGGTATTTTGGCGGAGGTCAGGTTCGATTGTGCTTATCATCCAAGGACCGACGGCATTTTGCGGGTTAGGGATTTCTGAACGTAATTGAAGATTAGCGTTTCTTAATGATTGCCCTACAGTGTTAATTCCCACGTGATATCCAGCGGTTAAATAGTTTTGGTCGTGAATATCTCCAGTTCCTGAAGGGTTTATGCGAGCCCATTTGCTATCCGCCGCATCTTTAGGAAGTAAATCGCTAGCGGTTAATCGGTCGCGCGGGAAACAAGATTGCATACCATTCTGCGACATAGGGTCAGCGCCGCTGCTGCCGCTGCCGCCTCCAATAGCGTCTAAGCTCGAAAATTGAGTAGTCATATCATAGTTATCAGTTTGGTTAGGGTCTAGCATTTGCGCGGTATTGAAATCGGGGCTAGACGGGGAATAATTGCCTATACCTGAAGCCGCTAAATTAGGGTTAGGGTTAGTATTAGAGGCGACAGAGCGGGGATTTTGCGATGATTGTTGAACTTGACCTTCACCGCTTCCTGCGTTAGCGGCTTGGCTATTTGCGGCGGGCGTAGTGAAAGCCTCGAAATTGTAGTATTTCTCATTATCATTTGAAAATCCCATAGGAATATTAGAATTAGCATTGTAATTCATTTGCGATTTATTATTACTCGAACACTTAGAATTATATGTTAATAATAATAATAATGAAAGTAGTAGCAATATCGCAATAGAAAATGATATAACAACGTTTTTATTAGAACCCATATTATATTTACTTATATATATCTATCTATTATTTACAATAGATTATATTTAAAAGTTTTTATATATTATTAATTTGGCTTTCTTGGTAAATTATTAGCTGATTTATTTTATTCAATGGTTCTTGTATATTATTGCTAGGGGACGCTTTCAACTCTAGAAAGGTTTTATTTATATTTAACTTCGTTTCTTCCAATTCATTAATATATTTTTGCAATTCTATAACTCGCTTATTCATTTTATTGTTAATCGAACTAATATTATCTGCTAGTTTATCTATGATGTCATCTTTGTTTATCCAATCATCATTATTATTATCATTGCTAATGTCCGTTATATCTATAGAACTAACGACCCATTTATTTTTAGTATTATCCGCATAAAAATATATCCCGTGATATTCAATCTCGACATTTATTATGCACTTCTTATAATGGTTGTTTTCCCTTAATATTTTTATAATCATATCAACGCTATCAATGCTTCGGTTATTGTAGATTAGTTTGGGATACTTCGTGCTCGTAAATATTACTGCGATAGTTTTAGTTTGTGCGCAAAAACTCTTATCGTATAATTCGGCTAAATCATTTTGCGAAAATTCCTTGTTAAACCATTTAGGGGAATAACAAAGAATTTCCTTCATAATAGTATCGTCCAGTTTATTAATATTACATATTCCTTCGCTATTTATAGTTTCGGGTATATATATAGCGATATTATATCCCTTATTTTCAATCAAGCGTCTTATTGATTTTAATTTAACGTCTGATAAGAATATTTTAACAGGTTCTATTGCCTTCGCTATAAACTTGTCATCTTTTTTCTCGGGTTTTTTAAGAATAGGCATTATCATCTATTTTAAAAGGTATCTTATTAATGATATTTGATGGACGCGTCGAACACATTTTTATTATTAATCTTATATTCTATTTAAATTATAAATGGCATATAAAAAAGAAACAGATGACCCTCTCGTAAATGAAAATAAAACAAGCGACAAAGACAAGGATAATGACAAGGACGGAGATAATAGTTTAGTAAATATTTTAATAGATTTTATTAAGGACGAACTACTGAAATCGAATATACGTTATGAAATTGTGAAACCAATACTGATATATATATTGTATTATCTAATACCCTTCATAATATTATTGATGTTTTTAAACTTTATAACAACAATTATAGCTGTATATATAGTATTCAAGTATCTATTGTGAAATTAATTTATTATAATTATAATAGAATATGCCTATTGCTAAACCAGCGAAGAAGCCCGTTAAATCAACGAAGACTAAAGGCGGTTTTAACCTTGCACCTCTAATATCCGCGATATTATTAGCAAGTGTCAGATTATCTCTAAGTCAAAATAAGAAAATGGAGACATCAAGGTCTTCTACTAAATCGCCATCTAAGTCTCCTAAGTCGCCAAAGTCCCTGTCTAAGTCTTCTCCTAAGGTTCCTAAATAATACTTAGCAATCATAAATCATACCTTTGTTTTTATAAATATCCATTAAAGATATTGAGATTAGTTTGTTGTTATCATTTTCGCAATGCTTGTTCTTAATAATAAACCAACCTCTTTTATATACATCCATATTCGTCTCATAAGGCTCTCTATTAATTATATGGATTTCCCCGTTATTATAGATTGATATATAATCGCTTTGTGTCATTATTTATAGTAATATGGATGCGAGTTTTTATATCAATTTTTTATAATCTGTAATAATTAAATATATATTAAATTATTTAACAATAATGGACGAGGAGATACTTAAGGATTTTGAAGAGTTATTTGAGTTCGATGCAACAAAGAAGCAGATAATTTTGAATAAGATAATAACCGACGATATAATCAAAGGCGATAAAATAGATATTTCTGAGGATGTCTATAAGGATACGTGCATCGACAAATGGATATCGAAACTGCCGATACTTGAAGGGAGCCAAATATTAATAGAGAAGTTAATAAGGCATCCTATAAAAGATAAGGAAATATTAGAGAGCCGCCAGAATACCATAATAAATTATGATACGGACATAGAAATACTTAAAGAATATGAGAATGATATATTGTGGATTTATAAGATAGCTGAGGAAATCAATAATAATTCGTCGATAGAGATATTATTCCCATCTACATTTATTATTAATTATATAAATTACATTGAGCAAATACTAGACCTATATCATTTATATAAGATTTATTTTATACCGATGACCTCTATCCTATATCCTTTGAGCACCTTTGTAGCGCCATATTTATATATTAAAAATTATTTGAAAATGAACATAACAATTACATCATATATCGAGATTTTCTATAATATAATTAAGTTTTTATTTAAAACTTCTGGGAACTTTAGAAGCGACATAACGAAGTTCGTATCTATATTTTTGTATGTAGGCATTTACCTTTATAATATGTATCAAACGTATGAGATAGCCTTGTTTTTACATAACACAAAATATAAACTGCACTCAAAGATGCAAGGGCTCGTCCATTTCGTAAGGCATTCGCAAAATATTATGAAAAATTTGCCTTCAAATATTATAGCGCCTTATTTCAATATTAAAGAGACCTACCAACGTATTAACATTAATAATTCGATGACGGATATATATAGAATTTGGAAAGACGACAATATTAAAAAGGATATCTCTTCATTATTAAAAACAATATATGCCATAGATGTTATAGATACTATAAATAAATTATTGCTATCGGGGGAATGGTCGAAGGTTGCGTATTCTAATGAAACATTGCTATGGGACGCGAAGAACCCAATATTGAAGAGCGACCAAATATCGAACCCAATAAATCTTAACAAGAACATTATAGTGACGGGACCAAATGCAGGCGGGAAGACAACATATGTTAAAACGATACTTGCGAATGTAATATTAGGTCAAACAATCGGCATAACGTATAGCTTGCGCTCTCAAATAATACTATATGATACTATAAACTCCTTTATGCGCGTATCAGATATTTTAGGAACACGCTCGTATTTTGAGGCAGAAGCCGAGTATTGCCTAAATATGATTAATAAGGCAGTTAGCATAAGTGGGCAAAATAAGCGAGGGCTATTTTTGATGGACGAGCCGATGCATTCTACACCGCCTACTGAAGGTATGGCGACTGCTTACGCGGTTATAGAATACCTAAGTAAATTGAATGGTATTACTTTGATAATCACCACGCATTTTCACAAGTTAGTGAAACTCGAAGAGTTATATCCCGAGAAGTTCATTAATTTATCGGTTGATGCTATACCGCATAATAATAGATATATATTTCCATATAAAATAAAGCGTGGCTATTCCTACCTATGTATAGCCATAGAATTACTTGATATTAAGGAGTTCCCCTCAATTATTATTGATAACGCGATTAAAATGAAAAACAAAATATGTAGTGATTTTAATAAATAATGTATAGTTTTTTAATGGATCAAACGTATATTAATTTATTTATATTGATAAGCATTGTAGTTCTTGTGATGTTTCTATGGAGAAAATTAATAATACTCGAAGGGAACTTCTTTATACTCGAGAAGCGCGTTAACTTAATTAAGAAGGATGCTCGTGAAGATAGCATTTCAAAAAATATGGAAAAGTCGGATATTATAATGAATGAAATATTCAAGGATTTTTCTCCCTCAAATGCGTGTAAGAATTTTGAGTGCCCCATATCATCATTTACAAAAATACATTCCGAAAAACCTACCGATGAACTTACAGATAATCTTACAGATAATCTTACAATTAATGAAGATATGGTTAAGTATATCTCAGCACAAAGTCCTACTACTCTGAAAGGCGCAGATAAATTACTTGGTGATGTTAGCAACATAAGTCCCGATGCAGATATCATCACTTTTAATAAGGGCGGTGATAGCGATGATGCTGAAGCGGATGCTGAAGACGTAAGAGACCTTGATAAAATCGTAGCTACTATTATTAGCTCTAGTGAAGATTACGAAGAGAAGGTATTTGCGGATGAAGAAGAAAAAGATAATGCATCAGTATGTTCGGAGATAACATTCACTAGCGATGATAAGAAGAGTGATAAGACATTACTTAATAAGTATTCAAAAATGTCTTTAGATAAGTTGAAGGATATTTGTGGTTCATATAATATTAATAGCGAAGGAACGCGAAAACAACTAATAGCCCGTATTATAGAAAATAGTAAATAAAAAAATATTGTAATTGTATAGATATAATTAATATGAGTTTCAGTTCGTCGAAAGAATTAACTCCTCATTGCCCCATAAAAATGTCGGATGGTCGCGCCTTTACGGATTATAGACCTAGATGTATGGTAAATTCAGAATTATTGGCTGATGTTTATAATAATTCGATGGTCAGAAGTAGTTATGAAAGCAGGATGTTTTTACAAGAAAACGCTGAGTTATTAATGGAGCGTAATAGAGAAACAATGTTAGGAAATCTCGCACCTTGTGCGCCGTGTGCTCGTCCTTTCGCCGATCAAGGAACTATGTATCCCCAACAATACATCGTAAGATGCGATGGTGTTAGCTGCGAAAAGATTGAGGTTAATCCGAACGGCTTAGGAACAAGCACTCGTATTTATTAAAGCATTCATTCACTAAATTATTTTTATAAATATAATAAAAAATGATTATATATATTCTAGTATTTTTTACTTGTATTAAAGAATAAAGAATGCTATTTGATAATTATAATATTGATAACATACCAGTTATTAAGCAACTCTGCAAAGATATCTTAGGAAGTTTTATGGCATCTCGCGATACCTTCAATATAACCGACGAATGTAATTTGCTCACAGACTATATAAGGGATGTAATAAACCGCAAAAGTAAATTAGAGAAGGACAATGCAATTAAATCGATGAATAATATATGCGAAGATGCGTATTACAATAAACTAATGGAAAAGATGGGAGACTACTATGATGTATCTGACCCGCTGCTAATAATTTGCGACAATATTATAAGATATCATTATGAAAAATTATTCAGATATGGATGGGAAGATAACATATACGGGGTATGGTCTAGAAAGAAGATGCTTGATGATTATAGTAAAATTGAAGAAAGTAGCAAGTATTTATAGGTATCTGTAAGTATCCTACTAATCGACCTTATTAAACCCATAGCATCCCCCTTGTAATTCTAGATATTTGTAGCAGGAATAAATATTATGCCACAATGTATCATAATAATTATATTTAACATTATTTTTTTTACACCATTCTTGAACAATTGGCATTATTTTGTAATAATGAACGTGGGATATTCGAGGGAATAAATGGTGTTCAATTTGATAGTTGAGACCGCCGTGAAAAAATCCTAAAACTCTACCTCCTACAGAAGAAGAACTTTCTATCTGTGATACTGCCCAATCGCTTGCATCTCTGGTATCGCTGAAAACACCTTCGAAATTATGAGAAATTATAAAATTAACACCTAAATATATCCCACCAACCGCTAAGGATATGCAGATATTCAGAATTGTATATAAGGAAGGATAGAGATAGATAGGAATAATGTAGAAGCGAATGTAAAATAGCACTCTAAATAATATGCCTATTCTTATTTCATTCGTAGCCAATGAGGATATTTTATGCGACATATGGTTCATCCTATAAAGGTCGCCTAATTCGGAGAAATGCCAATTGATCGGTAATAATATAAATAGGAACCATATATAGAGTTTTTGCCAATAATGATAATATTTGCATTTAATACCATTGTGAAGTCGTAATATATTCGTTGTTATGTCGGGGTCATACTCTAATACGTTGGTATATGCGTGGTGTAATAGAACGTGGTGATGTTTCCATAATATCGAGCTGCCACCAATCCAATCTTGTGTATATCCCCAAAACCTGTTAATAACCTCGTTTCTCGAAACAGCGCCATGATTAGCATCGTGTTGAATACATAACCCAACCATCGCCATTAAAATGCCTAGTAGTATCGACTTAATGAATGAATACCCATATATATAATTATGATATTCAATGTATATCTCGGCGATTATAATCGCGTATGCTTTAAGCCACCATTCATAGTTAGCGTATTGATAAGGGACTGCTAATTTAACATTAGCCTTTAATTCATTAAATATGGTCGAGTTTAATATATATTGATTGTTATTATTGTTATTGTTATTGTTATTGTTATTGTTATTATTGTTATTATTGTTATCATAGTCTCTTACCTTGTATTTGCTTAGGATATTTGTGCGAATATTATTATGAGGATGCAACATATAATAATGAATGGTAGCATCTTTACCTCCGAATATATTTACAATGTTAGAACCACCTGGATGCACTTTGGAGAATTCACGCAAATCATATACGATACCTTCTAATATAACCTCATTATCTTCTATATCCTTAATATCATTCAAATAACTCATAATTACATATATAATATCAAATACTTTTTATATTCAATATTCAATATTCAATATTCAATATTCAATATTAGTTGCATAAAAATAAAAGAGGTAGTATTATAGATTAGACATATACGCTAATTTATTATAAAGGGGGTTTCATTAATTACATTAGGAGGACGCTGGGTTATAAACATATCGCGAGGAGTGTATTTTAAAAATATATCTTCGATAATACTATTAAATATTCTTACGTGAAATTGTTGGTTATTAATGGTAGTCGAAATTAGTTCATTATATAATATCTTGTCTAAAATCACTGCAATCTCTAGCATACGATTGTTGGTATTTACGTCAGGTAAATTAAGATAATTGCCCCAGCCTGATTTCTTATTCAGAAAAGCATTGATAATTCTTCGGTAATCTTCAAATATCCTTTTGCTTTCTCTATTCGAAAGCGCTAAATCATATTTGGCATTCATATTAATTCTTCTTGCAAAACCATAATCGAATATAATAATATTATATTTACAAGCTTTCAAATAATAATCTTTGCCATTAAAGACGTAATGATAGTAGCCCATTTCATTATTCAATTGGTATAAAAAGTTCCCGTAATGAGCGTCTTTGTGAACATACCCTACTAAATTTTGAAATGTAGCTATTGATATATATGTTTGAAATAGTAAATTCATTAATAATTCAACGTCTCTTAATAAATCCTTGTTATTAACAAGCATCTTCAAATCGCCGTTAGCAAGTTCGTTGATACTAATTAATCTCAGCTTATCGGCTATTCGTTTGTTGCAAGTGCAACTTCCAAATATAATAAGGAAATGCCTTGATAGTTTTTTTAATATTATTTTGTTTGTTATTAAAGTCATCAGCCTAACTTCGCTAATATTATCATTATCATTCTTCATTATCTTCGTTGCTATTGGATATACTCCAAATATATTCGGAATACTTGTTAAATATATAGTGCCATATTTACTTTTTGACCCAATCTTTTTTTCGAGATTTATAATGTTTCTAATCGTATATCCATTTACCCCATTGAAGGTTTTTTTTTCCAAACAATCGCTATCTCTTAACAAAGCCAACTTCTTCTTCAGTAGATAATAATTATTTATACGATTTGCTAGGTTATATTTATTGATTACGAGCTTATTTTGAAGAAAACTTTTTATTATATTGGCTTTATTATTAATATTATTAATATTATTGATACTTTTGATACTACTGATACTTTTTATACTATTGCCAACAACCTTATCAATATCATCAGAAAATATATGCGGCTTTGAATTATTGTTAGGTTTTATTGATAATTTTTTGGAGACATTGCTAATATATTTAATTATCTTGTTGTCGTTCTTTTTATTTAATATTAGCCGCGTTTTGATAGCCCCTTGTATCTTTTTAATTTTAGCATCTTTTTCTTTATACTTACTAGCAGATTTCTTAATCTTTGATATTTTCTTCATCATTTTAATTATTTGCAAGTAATCTGCTGTTCCTTTTCGAGGCATACACCATTTATCCTTCCCTTCATTATATTTTTTAAGAGCATCAATATATTTCATTTATACCTTTCCCTATATCTATCTATAATAATAGTATTATAATATTTAAAGCACTGCTATTTTATTATTTTTGTAATCTGTTAATTTTTTAAACACATTCTCTTTGGTATCAGAGAAATTTAAATCAAATTCTGGTAATTTGACAATTTCTTTCCATCTTTCTCCATCCTTATTATTTTTTCTGTAAGGGAAATATTTAACGCCTAACATATCTCCTTTAGGTAATTTTTGTTGTAGTTCAGTTAATATAGATACAGGGTGATAGGTGTCTTCTAATCCGCCTACTCCATTTACCCCGTTTAATGTCTCCTCAGTTAAATTTGGCAACACTAAAACTACTGAATTGTCTTCGTCATTTTGATTAGGATAATTATCAGGTACAGAACCATCTGGAACTATTTTATTGATTACTCTAAATAGTATTCCTCCTAAATTAATAACCAGAAATATATTCACTCTACCTATAATAGGCTTTGTAGTGAAGACTGGAAGATTTACCTCCTCATAACTGAAAGCAAGAAGGTTATCATATTTGCAATTATATAATAATGCTCTAACCTCCATATGTGAATTTAATGTAGGTTTGTTTGTAAAAAATTTTATTTTACGGCATATTTCATCTAAATTCTCATCCGTTAATTCTAAATCAACTAAAATATTTTTTGGTTCCTTACAATTTTCTATACAATTTAATACATAGTTATACATAGTAATGGTTTCAAAACGATAATGGAATGTGTTGTTGTTTGCATCATTAAAAACTATATCAGATGTATATTTCTGCTTCTTTTCATCCATATTATCGAAATCTTCTTGTGTATTAGGGTCTTCCGTATTATTATAAACTATATCATTACCATTATGTTTTGCGATCTTAGCCTCTTTTTTTAATATGAAAACTTTATTTTTTTTATCGTATCTAACAAATGAAACTCTAGGGGCACCACTATTTCTATTATATTTATTAGGGCTTGCTGACCTGTATGCTTTCACATTTGCATATGGATTTGCATTTAATGCTTTAGGGGCTTTCACATCACCTGTACTTCTATTTCGTGGTTTATTCATATTCAATGCTTCGCCATCCCATAGCCTTTTATTGTGCTTGGATGAAATTCTATAATCAAATATGTTTATGCCGTTTTTAACTGCTTTATTTTTTTCGTATATTTCTATCTTCTTTTCATATACTTTTTTCTCCTTTTCGTATTCCTTTAATTTATCATTAAATATTTTCGCATTTTCTTCTTCCTTCTCTTTGATTTGACGTTCTTTAGAAGCATCTTTAACTGCACTAGGTCTAGAAGATAGCATCTTATATCTTAGTAAATCTTGAGGAAGTTGTCGTTTTATTGGATATTGTGGCTCTACAGGTTTATTTATAGTAGGGTCTTTTATATATCTATATCTGTTTTTTTTTATATTATTATCACTATATAACTTTAAAATAGAACTATAAACTGGTAATAATGTATCACAGACATTCACGTCTTTCGTTAAGTCATATTGAGTAGGATTATATGGGTTTCTAGGGAAAAAGTGATTAACAAATTGTTCGTATATATAAGCAATAAAATGAAATTCGCCTTTAGTATTACTAACAATATATTGGCTCTTTTTTTTTGTAAAATGGCTTCTAATTTCAATTCTTAAACCTTCATTTGTTATTAAACCAAGATTTAGGTGAAGTTTTACGATAGATATAAAATATTTAATTACCTCTTTATTAAAGATTGCCTTATTAATTTGTTCAGAGGTTATCTTTGATTCGTGCATATACAATATATTTTTAATATCTTTGCACATTCGCTCTATCATATAACCTATAGTGAAAGGAAACGTTGGATTAGAAGGATTATAAGTAAGCGAACAAAAATTTTCTAATAATTCTGATACATTATTATAATCAGTATATCCATAAGATGTTAAAGTTGCATCGACTGATGTATAAATATGTGAATACAAATATGGCTGTATCTCAATGAGATAATCTTTATCATACTTGTATTTATTGAGAAAATTTTTAAATAAAAGATGGTCATAATATATTGTATCTCTTCCAGTATGATAAATAGCGTGATTATCAGGCATACTTTCTTTGATATACTTGCAATCTTCAACAGATAACACTTTCTTTGAAGATATTTTTAAAAGATGCTTAGTTAACCCATCTATAATTTTTGAATATATGGCTACATAATCGCTTGCTGGATTTATTGATATAACTACAGGAGCACCAGTGAAAGGGTTTGTAATGGGGGTATTTTTCCATTTTTCGGCAATCAAAATAATATCTGGTTTGGCATTTGTCGCTGCCGCTGCTACAGGTGATGCGTGTGCGTGTGCTGGTGATACAGCTGCAGTAAGGCTACTTAAAATAGCTTGATAATTTGGTATATTAGTAAAATCATCTCTAGGATATTTTTGTATGCACCATTTAATGATTATAGGATATACTCCATTTTTAGAATTAATTGATATTGTTTTTCCTGTTAAAGGATTTTTAACATTATCTGTAGTAGTATTTCTTATGTTATTTAACCATATCGAAATATAATTATCATCATTCTTATATACTTTATCTAATTCTGCAAAAATTTCTTTTTCTTTTGCAGAAGCAGCAGCCATCCCTCACACTCTCTATTTATAATAATATATAAATAATATAAATATTATAATATATAATACATACAATATAATACAATACGATTATGGATACTGAATGTGCTGGAGGCATTGAAGATATAATAATATACACGACGAAGCCGTGCTTTATGACGATGGCTACAATGGGGTATTTTGGTATGATACATATACTTTCAAAATATATGAAAGGGAAGAATGCCTATTCTCTAAAATATCCAATGCTATTGTATAATAATGCGCAAATACTTCTTAATGTATATATGGTATATGGCTTATCTGCAGTAGTATCATATCCAAATATTTATGGAATAAATATACCATATACTGCGAATTTAAGATATTTTGTATTTATTCATTATCTATCCAAGTATTTTGATTATTTTGATACATTATTTATAATCCTACGCGGTAAGGAAAAGCAGCAACTATCATTTCTTCACGTATATCATCACAGCACTATAGGCGTTATTTGGGGGTTTCTCTTATATCGTGGACACGGCAATGGGACTGCCTCCTTCGGTTGCTTTATAAATAGCGTAGTCCATTTAATAATGTATAGCCATTATCTATGCACCTCTTTAGGATATAACAATCCATTTAAAAAATATATTACGCGAACGCAATTATTGCAATTCGCCGTATGCTTAGTTCATTCCCTAGCAGTAATAGGGATAGAGGAAATAGTGCCTAAAAAATATGCCTTGATAGAGTTAATATATCAAACAAATATGTTAATATTATTTAGCAACTTTTATAGGAGGTCTTATTCATCCAAAAATGATATAAAAATAAGATGATATATATATATAGCCTCCAAGCGCATAACAAAACCACATTAATAATCATATTAATATGCAACAACAACAGCAATACAGATACAATAATAGAAGGTCTAACTTTGATGAACTCCGTAAAAATGAGACTACATCAAGAGCGGGATTAGGTTGGGAAACGGGCGAGGAGGACAAGCTTCTCGCTATGCGTTTAGAAAAATCATCATATGACGATATTGCTCTAGAACTCAAAAGAACATCTCGTAGTATTCAAACAAGGATTTATCAACATATTTGTAAATTAGTCGAGGATGAGAATGAGGTTGAAGCGGAACTAGTCAATAAATACGATATCGATTATGAGGATTTTGTTAGTTTCAAAACTATGCGACAGGAGAAAATGAATAAGTTTGAAAGTAGAAAGGAAGGTGGTGGGTCTAAGCCGCCTTACAGGAAAGCTAAGCGATTTGACACGTCCCAGCGAGGAGACGAGAAATCGCAGTATATTACTCCCTATGAAAATAAAAATAATAATATCAGGAATGAACTGAATACGCTAAGACAAGAAGTATATGAACTGCGAAAACTTGTAAATGACTTGCGAGGTAATTAGAATTAGTTGATATTAAGAACTTTCATTATTAATGAAATGGAACTTACTAAGGTCTCTATTTTAGTTATGTCATACATAATATTATTCATATTATTAGATGTAGCCGCACTGGCTTCCACATTATTTTTATCTAATTCAACAAGTAATGTATCATTTCTCGTTGATATCTGAATGTATTTAACATTGCTAACATCAATATATATGTTGGATACAACTATGTTTTTCACTATTTTATTATTATCATTATTGGTATTATTAATAAATATCGAGTTCGGGTTGTTGTCGCCATTGGTGTAATTGGTGCTGTTGCCAGTATAGTTATCATTAATATTACTAAGTATATTGATAATATTTTGCATATCAATATTGCTAGTATCTTTGATAATGCGATAAACCCTTTTAAAGTTTCGAAGACCTAATAGATAATTCATATAGATATATTTTTCATTACATACGGGATTGTTATTATTTCTCAATTTTAAATTATTTCGCTTAGCGCTGCTAATGCTGTTTCGCTTATATGGATTTGGTATGATGTATCCTTCTATAATACTGGCGAATGTTAGTAGAAGCAAGGCATAACCTATGATATTTGATTTCTTCATCATTGTCATTATCATTTATATATTGATTGTATAGTATTAACAATGATTATCAATTTTTTATATAAGAATAAAATTATATAAAAAATGATTGTGATGTTATATTAATATCTATTTGCTGATATACCATAATTAACTATGGATTATGATGATGATATTTGGAATATATTAACGAAGATTAAGAATGATGACGCTAACGCCGCGAATGCCGCGAATGCCGACGCGGATAAAAAAGACATATATAATCCAAATAGCAATTCATCAAATTCACTTGGTTCATTAGATATTGGCAATATTGATATTAATAATAGTAATTCTTGCGGTTGCGGGTGTAGCGAGGTTATCACAGAAGAAAATATGAATATATGTAAGAATTGCTCTTCTATTGTATCTAAGCTAATCGAAAATACGGCTGAGTGGCGGTTTTACGGGAATGATGATAATCGCGATGGCGACCCTTCGCGTTGTGGGTTGCCCACCAATAATTTATTGCCTAAATCGTCGATAGGTTCTATGATAGGCTGTGGATACAAGGATAATATTGATATACGACGTATTCGTATGTTTCAGATGTGGAATAGTATGCCTTATGACGAGAGAACATTATGGAATGTTTTTGATAAGATGACGGGGAATACAATTAACAACGGGATACCACAAAAGGTAATAGACGATGCCAAAGTGCTTTATAAAAAAGCGTCAGAAAAGAAAATATCACGAGGAGACAACAAGGAAGGTCTAATTGCATCTTGCATATATCACGCGTGTCTTTTAAACAAAATACCTAAAAGTTCAAAAGATATTGCTGCGATGTTTAATATATCTCACGTAACACTTAACAAAGGCAACTCGCGATTTCAGACACTTCTGCAGATTAACGTGACATCTCCAGAACCGATGGATTTTATAGCACAATATGGGAATAACTTGAATATGTCTATTAAAGATATTGATAAATGCAAATCATTGGTTCAATTAATTGAAGATAATGATATAATGAATGATAATTCGCCTACATCATCTGCTGCAGGTATCTTGTATTACTATGCGAACGTCAAAAATCTAGGATATACTAAAAAGACCTTTGCGAAAGCCTGCAATGTATCAGAAGTAACTATTATTAAATGCTATAAAATTATCAACAATTACCATAGTTTTATAGTATCACATAAAAGCAATATATTTGAATTATGAATATGACTTATGAATTCGTTTATATATATATTTATATAATCCCTTAATATTAATAATAATATGGATAATGAACTCTTTACATCAATATGTAATGGGGATATACAGAATAGTATAATGCTAAGCACTAAAATCATTTTTTTAGATGAAAATATTGATGCGTTAGAAATCGTTTATATAAATATATGTGCATATATTGGGTCATTTATATCATTATATGATATAAGTAAATTAACAGATATCTATAGTTCTCTTAAGAATATTATAGAGAATGAGAAACTTGTAATTAAGGATATTTATGTAATCATCTCAAAAATGTGTATATTATGCGATATATATAATAAGCATCCTAATGCAAAATGCGGGAATATGTCTATAAAGGTTTTAAAAGATAAAATAGCAACCTTATTTAATAACAATGATTTGAAACTATCCCACAATGGGATTATGAGGTTTGACGGGATATTACCACCACACGACCACGAGAATTATGGGTTAGCCATTAAGATTGTCGCGATAATAATAAAAACGATTAAATCAACAGACGATATCGCAGTTGATGACGGGGATACGCTTGTGAATACTGCGAATAAACTAAGATACATAATAGATTATATCCTACGAACGAAATATAAATTCGAGACCAAATTCTATAGCACGGATGATGATAATGCGTGGTTTTTATGGGGTGTCTTCAGTATATTATATAAAAACGAGGTATTTAATGAAGCCTTTTTCTTATATAATTATGAATATAAAAAGAAATATCGCACTAAACGCATCGGTATATTGTGGTCTCTTCCTATTATTAGCATATATACTCATAAATGCGATATATCGAAAGGATGGAACTCGAAAGAAAGTATGGTTATATCAAAAATCGAAGAGATATCTATTAATTTATATAATGAACTGCGAAGAAAAATAATCAAAGAAAATCCTGATAAATTCGAAAAAAAGAACAAGGAAGAAGTTGATAAATATGATGGTTTAAAATATATTATAAATTTTATTCCTGTTATGAATAATAACAATGATAGGTCTGTGAATGATACTATGGCATCACAGATAAACGCAAAATCAAAAGAAGAAATAAGGCAGATATCTTATTGATTATTATAATATATATTTTTTATTTTATTAATATTTTTATAAAAATTGCTAAGGTTATTTTATATTTCTGGATACGTCGCGCAATAGTTTATAAATGACTGATTATAGCAAGATGAGATGCGAAGATATTAAATTGTTTATCTTTGAATGGATTATTCTACATCCAGATGCAGGGAAAGGTATTAAATATGTTCGCAATCTCAAAAAACAAGATTTAATAAAGGTTTGCTTATATATTGATGGTAAAATGAGCAAGGATATATTGATGGAGGATGTTATTATACCAAAAAGAAATTATTGCAAAGAAATAGCGAAACAAAGGTCAATGAAGATGAAAGAAGAATAGGACGTGGATGTGATATATTTACACCTTTATAATATAAAAAAATTGATTTAAGTATATTATTTTATATGTATATAACTAAAAATGGTTAAATACAATTGCGAAAAGTGCGGAATAGAGTTTAACCAAAAATCACATTACACTACACATATTACACCGACCGAAAAGAAAAATGAGACAAAAATATTTATTTTTTATGTTGTTCTACAATTTTATCTAATTATATTAAATGTATTTAAAAATAATTCATATAATAATATATAACATTATGGATATTACTAAACTGATAGAAGAAAATGAAAATCTTAAAACCGAAATTATAGAATTAAAGGAACAATTAAAGAAATATACTTATGGTAATACACATAAAAGATATTATGAAAAAAATAAAGAAAGAGTAAAAGAAGGTGGTGCAAACTATCTTAAAAAATTGAAAGAGGAAAATCCTGAAAAATTAAAAGAATACAGAAGAACTGCATATCTAAAGAATAAGAATAAGTTGAAAGAAGTTATACCTACCTCAAATATTCTAAATTATCCAATTTAGAGTTTATTTCATTTATTTTGTTATCTAATTGCTTTAAATATTCAAATATTTGTTTATTAGTTGGTTCTTCGTCGCGTTTTGATTTTTGTATGGGTTTTTTTGATGGCTTATCCTTATTTTCTGTTGCCTTCATCTTTAATTTATTTATATTATATAATAGTTTTTCAGCGCCAATATTATACTCTAATGCAACCTTTTCCATATCAGTTTCTACATCATTTTTTATTTTTGGGTAAATTATACGAGATATAACCCTTAACTGAATACTATTTGCAGTTCTCTTATGTTCTAAAGATATTTCTTCATAAGTTTTATTTTCTGTAATTTCTTGAACTAATTTATTATCTTCTTCAATAGTCCATTTTTTTCCAACATTCATAGTTTCTTCAACGCTTCTCATTTGTAGCATATTTGTTCCAAAAGAGGATGACATTATCTTTTAATGTTGATTGTATAATAATATCACATCTTATTATCAATTTTTATTTTTTGAAAACTATATAAGAATATCTAAATATATACTATATAGATATATACATAATGAAAAAACCACCTGATAAGTATAAATGTATTAAATTACCTATTACTTCTATTCTCAATAATAATGATGAAAGCAAAAAAATCTTTAATACCATTCAAGATGCTGTTTATAGAACAAATTATATTACTACTAAAACAAGTTTGTTATTGAGATTATGGTGTTTAGAAAAATACCATAATGGTATTGATATACCTTTAATTAATGAAAATACTATTAAAATGTGTATGAAATCACTTATATTACCATCAAGTGGTCCTAAACCTAAAAATAATAATCTTCTATTATTAAATGAATTTAAAAATTTACATAATTTTACATTAGAAAATGGTAATAATTTATCTTCTATTTTAGATTATTATGCTATTACTATTCTTACTTCTATTGAAACTAATATTAAAATGCATTTTTTTGACTATGTAAATCGTTTTATAAACTCTTATTTCAAGGTCTTATACAAAAATGACATTACTAATAAAGACTTCAAAAAACAATTATTCAAAGATTTATATGTTGTTAAAAATGATATACTAAATGGTACTTTGAAAGCAAATGTTAAATTCCATAACTGGATAAATGAATATCGTTATAAGATAGTTCCTGAAAATTTTGAAGTTAGTTATTATTATGATATTAAAGCAACACCTCAAAAGTATCTTAAATACATGATTTTTATGAATATTGAATTAGAAAAAATAGAAGGTAAAATGTATCAATTCTTTCCATTACAATCATCTATAATTCCAAGACATATTCAAATGGATACTAAATCAATAATAGAATTATTAGTAGATAAAGGGAAAAAAGAGTATTTAGACAATATAGAACTTAATAAAGAGTTCTTATGGGACAAATATTTTAATATAACTCAAAGAATAAAAGATTATAAGTTTGACAATACTATTATTACTGATGGTTATGCAACTTCTTTAAGATTTATTCATAATGATTATATTGAAGGTGAAAAGATTAAAAAGGAAAAGATGAAGAAAGGGCGAAAAGATGCAAGAGAAATGACTGATGAAGATAAGGAAAAAAAGAAACTCTCTAAAAAGAAATTACAAGATGAGAAGAATGAAATGAATAAATTAAAACAAAAGGATAAACCTAAAAAGGTTGAAAAAATACAAGAGTTTCCCTATATTGATGATGTTGAAAAAGAAGATTTAGAAGGAAAACATATTTTTATTGATCCAGGTAAAAGAAGCTTATTTACTATGATGAATGATGATGGTAAGTTTTATTCTTATACTAATAAACAAAGAGTAAATGAAACAAAAAGACTAAAATATCAAAATATTCTAAAAAAATATAGAGATGAATTAGAAATTACATCAAAAGAGAATGAACTATCGTCATATAATTCTAAAAGTTGTAATATAAATAAATATAGAGAATTTATAACAAAAAAAATAAACACTAATGAAGTATTATATAAGTTATATCAAAATAATAAGTTTAGACAATATAAATGGTATGCTTTTATAAATAAAAAAAGAACAGAAGACAATATGCTTAATAAAATTGAAAAAACATATACAAAAGATAGTATTATTATAATTGGTGATTGGAGTATTGGTAAGCAAATGAAAAACTTTATTTCTACACCCAATCTATCATTAAAGAGAAAATTACAAGAGCGTTTTAAGGTTTATGATATTGATGAATATAGAACTTCTTGTCTAAATTACAGGACTGAAGAACTATGTAAAAACCTTTATCTACCTGATAAGAAAAATAAAGAACGAAAGATGCATTCTATCCTAACATATAAAATGGAAAATAAACGGAATGGTTGTATTAATCGTGATAAAAATGGTTGTAAAAATATTCAAAAAGTTTTTAACTATTATATAGAATATGATGAACGACCATACCGATATAAGAGAGGAGTTGATTTACAAAAACTACAAACCGCTATAGTGCCGTCAAATTGTAGTTAGTTGCTTAAATGCAATCATTTACATCCAATAGAAAAGATGAATAACAAAATTATTATATTTTTATAATAGTCTTGTCTCATTTTTCTTTTCGGTTGGTGTAATTCTAAAAATCCAGACGCAAAGGCAAAGGAGGTTATTATAAAGAATTATTAAACCACCTATCAAATGTTTCAAAATAGTTTGCATCGTCGCCAAATAACATTGTGGTTTTATTTATTTAAGTCAAGAATAAATATGTTATGATTTTATCATCTAATAATAATAATTGATACATCCTTGTCTTATAATATATTAAGGACAAACTATAAGAAGCAGCGACCAATCAAACAACAACAGATAACCTACAAGGAACGACAAAGCGAACAACCGACCAACAAGGAACGACACAGCAATAATGGGAGGCACTATCATTATCGGGATTAAGAGCATCGCAAAACTTGCATATATGATGAATGAAGATAGTAGTAAGAAAGGTAAGAACTATTATGGAAGACAAAAGTTGCTGGACTATGACAAGTTTATTATGGAAAACAAAATTAACAAAGTAGAAAATGTTATCCAAAAGAAGGATTATAACATTGATTTTAGTGAATTAGCAGAAGAGTTCATCGCCGAGTATATCAATGAGTAAGTATGGAAGTATATTTAGTAGTATATGTATTTATTTTTATATTTTTGAAAATATATAAAGTTATTCTATATACAATATATAAATAATATGGCAACCGACGACAGGATTAATGAGGATTTTTTTAAGTTTGTGGATACTCCCCTAAAAGCATACATTATCGGATTAGTGGCTTTTAATAGTAATAATGCTATAGCTGCGGATACTTCAAATGTTTTAATCAAGCTTAATAATGTTAAAGAGCACGATAATAACAATAAAAGTATCTCATATGGTTATTATAAAGACCTTAAAAGCGAAGACCAAAAAAACTATCCATATTTCAATAATATCGACGTGTTAATTGAACATTTGAAGGAACTTGGTAATGTTAAATATAGCGAGAATGGCTGCATTAATGGTATCATCGATTTAACTATTAACTCTCAGAAAATCAAAAATGATATTGCAAGGCATCTAGATATCAAGGATAATATTGATAAAGACTTGAAGGATTGCGACATATCCGATATTATCACTAAGTGGTATAAAGAGGACGTTAATATATGTAATCAATTTGTCAAAGCATATATTGAGAAATATGCTAGTATTACTAGCAATACTAGCATTATTTGCGATAGTATTAATATCACCTTTTATAATGAAAAATCTGCAGATAGTCTCATTAAATTATATGAAATCCCTTATAATCGAATGCAAGGCATCAATAACGTAGTAATCCAGTATAATAGCGTGAATATGATTGATTTACTTGGAATGCTTTATAGTAATTGTGATTGCCCCTATTATAATAACTACATTTATACATATAACAATCGCGATGGCAACTCTATCCCTAGTATTAAGGTTTTTAAAGAGTGTGATGAAGCAGTAATCCCTTCTAAAGCGCGATACTCTGATGCTGGATATGACTTGACGATTATCAAGGAATATAAAAGATTAACTTCGAATACGATTATCTATGATACAGGTATTAAGCTCGAAATCCCGAATGGCTATTATGTGGAGATTGTTCCACGCAGTTCAATAAGTAAATCTGGATATATCTTAGCAAATAATGTAGGTATCATCGATCAGGGATATCGAGGCAATCTATATATTGCTCTTGCAAAAATAAATGATGAAATGCCTGACCTTACATTGCCTTATAAATGCTGCCAGATGATTGTGAAGAAGCAAGTATATTCTAAATTGGTGCATTGCGGTAGCGGCGGTAGCAGCGATAGCGGCGGCAGTTCTGATAGTGCAATTGGCAATTCTAGCAGGGGCACTGGTGCATTTGGTAGCACTGGAGTATAACGGAGTATAACGGAGTATAACTGAGTATAACTTAATATATTTAATATAAGTGGTTCATTCTATTATTGATTTTACTATAAATAATATCAAAGGTTTCAAACGTATAATTTATAAAAAAATTATTACGTGAGTAAGAATCGCAGCATATAAATACATTCGCAAATAGGTTCTTTATTTTATCTCTAATAATAATATTATTAATTCCATAGTTCCAAAGATACATACAATGCTTTTTAATAGGACATACGATATGCAAATTATCTAATAGATGCGTTTTAATATTGTATTCGCTTTTCAGATATTTGTCTGCGTATATGCTCTCGCAATCAATATTATATTTTGATACATTATTTAGTAGTTTCTTATGTTCTTTTGTAAATACATTGAATTTTAGCAAATTGTTCTTTGAAATTGCCAATATTATTATATTAGATATAAAGGTATTTGTCCGTGTCGACGAATATACAATGTTATTACAATTTATTATATCCTTTATCTCAGTATTATAATGGAAATCCACATTCTTTGTTTGCAAATATTGAGTTATTTTATTTATTAATAAATCGATTTCATCCGTCAAAATATAATACTCTTGCGACACATTGATATCGCTAGAAAACATTATTAGAGCATCCATAGCAGATATATTGCTATATATGTATTCAAATGCTTCTAAATTTGCTTTCAATATATTATAATCGCCGATAGCTAGGATTGACCTACAGAACTTAACAAATGACTGCGAATTCAATGATTTTTTTGGTATCAACTTAGATTTATAAATGATACTCGCGATGATATTATTCGTTTTATCATTATACTTTAAAACATATTTATCATATTTAATTGAAAAACGATTTAATAATTGTATATATATGTTATGTGATTTATTGAATATTCTATAATTATTCCTTTTTTTAATATTAATCTTATCTTTCGATAATTTATCAACAATAGATACCTTGAACCCATTATCAACGCATCGCATCGCCGAATATAACCCTGCAATATTACAACCAACTATAATAATATTATTAATGGTCATTTATTATAAATAAATAATGAATATATTTTTATATATGTATTTATCTGAATGTATATGAATGTATATGCGAATGTATGTGTATGTATATGCTAATGTGTATGTATATGAATGACCGCGTATATGAATAGATATTTATAAAGTTTATATATAAATAAGATTTAATATATATTAGTTATGATATGGGTGCTAATTCATCAAGACAATATACATACCAACAATATTATAATGCAGCACAGAAAAGCGGTGTTATAAATGATATTGATTTTAAAAACATTGATATCGAAAGTATTAATCCTTATGAAGTTTTAAATGTGTCTAAAAACTTTACTTGGGACGAACTTAAGATATCGTATAGAAAACTCGCTATAAATACACATCCAGATAAGCAAGGCGGGAACAAAGATTTATTTAATATTATCACTCATTGCTTTAAGAAACTTGCAGACGAACTTAAGACACGCGAGGAGGACAAAAACTTCTTTGACCTCAAACAACAATCGAATGATTATTTCCATAAAATGACGAATGAAGCAATCCCTCATCCAAGCGATGTTTTGAAGCCGAATGAAAAATTCACGAATACCAAGTTTAATAAAAACTTTGAAAAATGCAAGTTATATGACGAAGAGATTGAATTCGGGTATGGCTCTAAAATGGAGGAGTCAACAAAAAAACGAGAGGACATAAATATAGAAAAATTAATTAAGAAAAACAAGATAGATAATGAGAGTTTTAATGAAATATTTAATAAGAATGTTCCTGTTAATAAAGAGTTAATAAAATATCGCGAACCAGAGCCACTTATATTAGCAAAATCGTTGCAATATACTGAGTTAGGCGGGAAGCGTCCCGACGATTATTCTAGTAGTATTGAGAAGACGAACACGTTGGCATACACGGATTATATGAGAGCCCACGATGGGACGCGATTAGTCGACCCGCGATTAATGAAAAATGTCAAGGAATTTAAGAGCGTAGACGAATATGAAGCATACCGCGATGATAAGTCTAAGAAGATATTATCGGCAAAGGAATTAAAGAAGGAGGAATTAAAAGCACTTAAGGAAAAAAAAGAAGAGGAAGAGCGTTTAGAGCGGCTAAGAATATACGACAAGAAAATCGAGAAGTCTTACGAAAAAGCCAGCCAGTTATTTTTGCGATAATATCTTCCCTAAATAAATCCTCTTCTTCTTTGTAGTGATACATTTGAATAATTCATTTTGATTTTTACGCGTATCTTCCCAACCATAGTTAAAAAGGTCGCTTGATATTTGCTTGTTCGTATATATATAATTATTGAGAGGGAATTTGCGACCCCACATTTTCCTGTGTATTGATATAGTTGTAGGGCAAGTTTGCTTTTTATCATATTTATAATCTCTAAAAATTTCGCCATCCATATACTCGCAGCCTTTGTATTTTTTGCCCATCGTATCTCCTGATATATAAGGGATATATGAACTGCATAAACTGAAATCTATTAGGTCATTGATATTATCAAAGTTGGATACCTTGACATTCTTCATTTTAGAAACATCTGTAGATATTACTGATATTTTCTCTAAATCTCTAGGTAATGTATTATTATACCTTAATTTCAGGTTGTTCCCTATATTTTTTTGAAATAAATGTAAGTCTTTGTATAAATACAATTCGGATACATCTTGACCTATAGTATAATCCCAAATTTTGTCGGGATTAGATAAATCATTCTCTTGCGTGTATAATATAGAACATATAGCACCTCCAGATATACCCGTTATATTCACATCATTTAATGGAAAATATTTCTTAATATACCCTACAATACCCATACTATACGGCAGAAACATACCAGTACCATAAAGATTGATATTTGTGTAAGCATTCGATGTAATAAATAGTGATAATAAAGATAGTAATAGTAATAAACGCATAGGAACACACACTTTAATTATATAAATCATTTTAATTATAATATAAAAAATATAAATACACAGATATACATATATATACACCACTAATACTTAAGTTATTTAGTCGCTGTCCTGCTTCGCCTTCTTTAGCTGCTTTAGCTGCTTCGCCTTCTTGGGCTGCTTCGCTTTCTTATCCTTCTTGTCGTCAGCGGCATCCGCGTCATCATCCTCAATTACATCTTCGATATCATCATCCTTCTTAATATCGTCGGCATCATCGGTGTTGTCCTCCGTCTCATCGTCCGCCTTATTTACCTTAGTATCCTCCTTGTGCTTGTTCCACAAATTTGCAAGCAAAACCATATATTCCTTGCTCGACAAGTTAGGATTTTCATCCTTGATTTTCTGGCGATTATCCTGAATAAACTTTAGATATTTAGTGAGCGGCTTCTTTTCCTTTACAATTTCATTGCCGTCATCATCATATTCTACCTTCTTCACACGCTTATTACCTTTTTTGGGAGCGGCTTGCGCGGCAGGCAATGCCTTAGCAACCTTTTTGTCTTCGTTAATTTTCTCCTTAACCTCCTTCATCGCATTCTTATAATAAAGGTCAACTTCTTTCTTATCCTCGAGATTATCAGGCATCTTTGCCATAATCTCCTTGATAAGCGTAGCATAGGTGTTAGCAGACATCTTTACTTTGTTGCTTTGCTGTTGGGTCGCTGTTGGGTTCGCTGTTGGGTTGTTGTTGGGTTGTTGTTGGGTCGCTGTTGGGTTTGCTTTGTTGATTGCTTTCTATGATTGGCTCCTGTTAATATTTTGAATTAGTCTAATCAATTTTTAAATTTATTTTTGTAAATTAGAACAAATTTATATTGTTTCGCTATTATTTATTCAATATATATAAATCATAAGACAAATATGTAGCGAATGATAGCCAAATAATATATGGTAGTAGCGCAAGTATCGCAAAAATGCGAGTATATGAATAATAATTGCTTTGCAATGAAAATTGTATGAGCGTTAATATAGCAAAGACTAAACTTAATATAATTATTATTAATCCATTAAATAACCCATTTTCTCCAAAAAATACTGGTATATACATAAAATTGAATAGTAATGCCAATGTAGGTATTATCCAATACTTTAATTCCTTGAAATGCACATTTGTCCCGCATTTGGATATACTATCAGGGATACACTTGGAATCATATAGCGCATAGCTGTATATACTACCAATCAATATATACAAGATGGGCCAGACAATCCCAAAAACATAATTAGGTGGGTTATACACGGACTTCTTTAAGTTCTTATATTTAGGGTCGTTCCATTTACCTCCATATATAGCGCCTATAGACATACCAATTATTAGCGGTAATAATATAATTATAATTCTTAGTATTTGTATAATTATGTCGGCGGTATTATGTTCTTTGAAACATATAATATCTCCGATGCAATCTTTCGCCATAGTATTAAAGTAAGTCAGTCCTCTATATCTATAAGAATTTAAAATAATTACAAAAATATTTAATATTTAATATTTCAAATATAATAGAGTAGTAATGCCTCCTAAGAAAAAGGTTGCTTTAACAACACCACATAAACTTACTAATATGCTTGATGCGCTTGTAGCTTTGCAAAAATGTCTTACTGCAAAATGTAAAATAGAACAGGAAAAATTAAAGAAAGGCAGGTTTCTTACTGAAATCGAAAAAATAACGAGTGAATTTCAAAATGACGTAAAAGAACTTCAAGAACGTTTCAAAGATGACAAGGAAAAAAGAGAAGCCGCGTTTGGAAAAAGATTTATAAGATATATGAAAGTGATTACTGAACTAAAAATCAAAATGATGAAGGAGAAGGAGCGCGATGAACTTATTAATTGTCAATTGAAAAACTGCTATGAGGATACCTCGCATATGGTAAAATTATCAATCGAAAATATGTTAGCACAACCAGACAAAACTACAGAGCAATATAAGTTAGCTTTGAAATATAAGAAGATATTTGATACAAACAAATTTATAGGGAAGGATATAAACAACTTTGATATTGATATATTGAAAATAAAATTGAAAGAATATACTAAGGGGCTTAAGGCGGATATGAAGAAAAAATAATGCAATAAATATTTATAAATATATCAAGAATATAATAGGGTAATGCCAATAATGCCTCCTAAGAAAAATGTTCCTTTATCATCACCTCGTAAACTTCCTACGTGGTTTATGACACCTGCTTTAAAAATTTGTCTAGAGAGTAAATGTAAAAAAGAACAGGGGCAATTAAATAAAAATAAATATGTTCTTGAAAAGAAAAAAATATTCACTAAATATTTAGATAGTAGAAATGGTATTCTAACGCGATTTTATAGAGGTGAGTATGATAAGGGAAAAAGAGAAGTAGAGTTTGGAAAAGCATATACAAAATATATGAAGGAGAGAACTAAAATAAAACTAAAAATATTTAAAGAGAAGGAACACAATGACCTTCTTAATTGTCAATTGAAAAAATGTTATAATGATATTTTGAATACATTAAAAATACGGGTTGAAAGTATATTAGCCCATACAAACAAAAATACAGAGGAATACAAACTGGCTTCTAAATATAATAAACTATTAACACAAATGGGTAAAACAAATAAATTAACAGGAGAAGATATCAAGCGTTTTGATATTGATTTGGTGAAAATAATATTGAAGGAACATATTGGAAAACAATATTGGTAGTGATATTAAACCCCATTTAATAATATTTAAGATTTAGTTTAATAACTACTATTATATATGATATGACTAGTAAAACTCTTGAGGAAATTTGCAATATTCTTCCTAGAAGTAAAAGGAATACTAAATATGGTAGCAATGTAGGTAAATACCCGTTTTTTACGAGCTCTATGGTTATTGATAGTTTTGTGGATATACCAGACTATGAAGGCGATAGCCTAATTATTGGTGATCGCGGCGAGCCGAATATTAGTTTTGCAAATGAATTCTCTGCAAGCGACATTTGCTATATTCTACAAAATAAAAACAAATCGATGCTAAACTTAAAATACGTTTATTATTACCTATATAATAACTTGGATATTATGGACAATTTGTATGTAGGAGATACGATTAAGCATATATCAAAAGCAAACGTCAAAAGTATTGCAATTCCCATTCCATCTCTTGAACAACAGAATGCGATTGTAGAGTATTGCGAACTTAATGACCATAATATCAGGCAATTAGAAAAGGAAATCGAAGATAAAAAAGCGCATATACGGCAATATATAAAGGATTACAAGATTACCTAATTTTTATTTTTACAATTTATATGCCTGTTCGTAATAAAAATGATTTTATTATGTTAGAACATATATGAAAAGGATTTTTATAATTCGCGATAAAACACCTGAGAGGGATGATGAAGCTGGAGCAAGAGAAAGAACTCCCGAGAGAGCAAGGGTTGCCGTAAGAGTAAGAACACCTGAGAGAGCTAAACATAGATTTACAATAAGCAGTAGAACTCCCGAGAGAGCGAGAGTTGCGGCAAGAGTAAGAACACCTGAGAGAGCTAAACATAGATTTACAATAAGCAGTAGAACACCCGAGAGAGCGAGAGTTGCCGTAAGAGTAAGAACACCTGAGAGAGCTAAACATAGATTTACAATAAGCAGTAGAACACCTGAGAGAGCAAGGGTTGTTGCAAGAGAAAGAACACCTGAGAGGGCTAGGGTTGCCGTAAGAGTGAAAACTCCTGAAAGGGCTAAGGATGCTAAGAAGGATAAGGCTGCTAAGGAGAAAACACCCGAGAGGGCTAAATCAAGATTTACAATAAGCAGTAAGTCTCCTGAAAAAGATAAAAAATAGAAACATCAAATAATTTATATACCTGCGTATATATCTACAAAAAGCCTAGTTGAGGAATAGCCGTTCTAGTATGAATATCATAATTAAGCCTCTCGAGGAACCTATTATTTATATGCTGATTTCGCATATCTTCTAATATATACTTATCTTTCCTTAGCCGCGCAGTTAGTATCTGACCATTCATTTCAAGTATCCCTTGTAGTTCAAGGGCTTCTATGTTTTTATATATTTCATTCCTTATAATATCATAAAAATTAATAATGGAATATAATAAATCCGCCAAGCAGTTAAACGATTTATTTGCGGTCAATATAAAGCTGCCTTTTTTAATTTTTATAGTGAATGTCGTGTTGTTCGCATTGGTATCTCTATCGCTATCGAACTGCATATATTCGCTAACAAACGCTCTATAATACCTTTTATTCGCGCAATATAAGGCATATAAAGCACCATTCGATATAACGATGTTATCTAATACAATATCGAATTGTTTAGTATAATAAGTTTTCTTATAGATAACATCATCATCATTGTAAAGCTCTTCGTATTCTTTTTTATTCTTTTTGTATTTGAAGATATCATATTTACAATGGTAATACAGGCTATAGTTGATGCATTCGCTGCATCCCAAGTAATCTAAATTGTCTATTAACGGGTCTTCAGTTATTCTAAGCAACTTATGAAAATGTTTGGTATTTTTATAGTTGTCGTTATTATTCATATCGCGTAGAATAGAAGAATATAAATAGGCATATATTGCTCTCAAGATATCTTCGGGTAATATCTCTAAATATGTTGTTGGCATAACAAAATCTCAATATATATACAAATCAGTTTTTATATTTATTCGGGGTTGCCCTTATTATAAAGTGTGTCAAATGGCTTGTTCCATTTAAGCTTCTCTTGGGTTAAGTCGCGTCCTCTCATATATTTAATAAACTTAATAACCTCGTCCTTGTTATCTGCCACAAAAAACCCATTCAAGTCAGAAACACATTTTTGATTATTGTGAATAGAAGCCAAAATAATATTATTCATATTTATTTTATATATATCTGAAATGAAGGGTGGTTGTTCTACGAGCCATTCTTTATACATCTTCTCATAGGTTTCTTTGCCTACGACGAGGGTCTCTATAAACCCATTATCATATGCGATGTTCATCTTATTATCATCAAAACTGATATCTACTATTACGTTATTAATGTGTTCCATTTTTATAATATTATTATATTATTTGTTTATATAAGATATTATTATTTACTAAATAAAACTATAATAATAAAATAGAATATTATGAAATCCTATGATTTGATTATTGTAGGTGCGGGTCCAGCAGGATTGGCTTTAGCGCATACGTCAAGCTCAATATACAGACGTATTTTAATAATAGACAAGGAATTTGAAATAGGCGGGTGCCATCGTGTTAAAAGGAATAGCGATGGGATGTTCACTGAGCACGGACCGCGTATTTATTTATCAATTTATTACAACTTCTTTAATCTTATGAATGAAATGGGATTGAAGGTTGAGGATATTTTTGTTAATTATAAGTATTCCTTTTATGATGTAGCGACAAGTAAAATATTACCATCTTATACTTTTTATGAGATAATGATATTCACTATGACTTACTTGATATATATTTTTAAAGACGATTATGGCAAAGATACGAGTTTATACGAGTATTTAAGAGGTTATGGGTTTTCTCTAAAAGTCATAGATATATTTGATAGGCTATGTCGTTTTACAGACGGAGGCAATGTATATTCATATAGTTTAAACAAAATATTAAAATTAACAGATAATGCAACAATGTTAAAAATATATCAACCGAATGCACCTCTTGATACAACGCTATTTAGCACTTGGAAGAAGTTCCTAAGTAATCGCGGGGTTGATTTTAAACTCGGTAATGAAATCACTGACTATGAGATTAACAATAATAATGTCGAAGTAATAACTATGAATAATGGCGAAAAAATAAGGTGCGGTAAATTAGTATTTGCAGTTCCTCCAGTAGCTCTTGCGAATATCATTAAATATGAAGGGCAGTTGCGAAATGCTTTTGGTAATTATTATGATATTGAGAGGTGGGCTGAAAAAACCAAATACATAGATTATATATCAATAACCTTTCATTTTAAAGAGAAACTCAAATTACCTTATATCAACGGATTATCACTAGATACAGATTGGGGGATTGGCTTAATAAATTTGACTGATTTTATGGATAATGTTGACAAAGTAGAGAGCGGATATTCCGTAGTTTTAAGTGCCGCCGTAAGTATTTGCGATAAAATTAGCAAATTTACCTATAAAAAAGCAAACGAGTGCAATGCAGATGAATTAATTAAAGAGGTTCATCGGCAAATTAAAGAGAGCCTCTTCAATGAATTATCGGATGACTATACGGCTATCGTAAATCCCAATAATTACTATAATGTGCATAAAAATAAATGGGAATGCACAGATAACGCGTATTTCAATGTATATAATGAGAATTACATACCATTTAATAGTAGTATCAACAACCTATATAATCTAGGAACGCATAACGGGAGAAGCTATATTAATTATACAACAATCGAAAGTGCGGTATCAAATGCGATATCCCTCGCAGGTGAATTATATCCCGAAGTTCAGAGCAAATATACTATATACAGAGGTATATCAGGGAAAAATATAATAATGTGGATAATTATAATAATATCTGTATTACTTTTTTATTATCTAAATAGATAATAGAATAGGGTCGCTTTGCTTTGCTAAATATGGAGAGAGGTCTTATTATGGTTTTACATTCAGTTGTTATCGGACTTGTCTTGTATGCTTTGATGGTCTTTGTATTCAATCAAAAGCCGTTAATTGCGGAGTCAAGAAGTATACTTATAGCCGCTGTTTTGTTAATCTATATGATTTTATTTGGACACGGGCTACCTACAAAGTTAAATAATAATTTATAATATTACTTAGTATCACTTCGTATCATTTCGTATCACTTGGTATCCTTTTGTTTTGTATAAACAATCATATATGCGTTATTGTTTTTATCTTTGAAGTTTAATGTATTGTCAGTATCCATATTTATAACATTCCTATCGTCATACAATATATTACCATTGGGGGTATTACATATAGCCGAATAATGCCCGCCATTTAATGAACCAAAATGCAGCGCCGTTGATGAAAAGAGATATTTAACATCCTTCTTCTTTGACAATATGCTACCTTTGTTAAACATCAAATAATCATTTATAGCGATTGGCTTATCATTTTTCAAACGCATATTTATAAAACGCTTAATAATTATCACTAAAACATTTGGCAACTTCCATAATTTTGTAGATTTTTTATAGGATGTATTCTTGTTGCATTTAGTGCATAGCCAGTCGCCATTTATGATTTCCTCTTTTAATGATTGTGATATCATAAGCGATATGTTGGGAACTGGTATATCCTTCGGGATATCTATATTAAGAGATGTGAAAGGTTCGAAATTATAAAAGGTCAAATTGCAATGCATACATCGAGTTGTATTTAAATAAAAACCTTGAGTATTTTTTTGCCAAATAGAAACCTTGCTATTAAACTTGCAATAATAGTAGTCATACTTTTTCTTTAATAATTTACAATTAACAATCGCTTTCGTAAATTCGGCATCGCTATTATATACTATGCCATCTGTTAAGTAATCTTTTAACAATAGCAAGTTATTATTTTTGTTTTGAGGGAGGGGCGCGATGTCTTCTGCGATTTTATCAGATAAATATGTCCATAGTTCGCCTATATCAATCTGTTCGCCTTTATAAAAGATGTCTTTGAATATGCTATAGAGGGTGTTCAAAAACTTATGAGGGATAATAGAATTATTCTTTACGACCATCAAATCGATGATTTCTTTTAGCTGGGACGATATAGTATCCTCCGCAAAGTCATTGGTTAATATAATATTACGAAGTATATCATTTCTAGATATAACCTGTATTAAACTATTAATCGCGCAGGTAGCACCTAAATTCTCTATTCCTTGCATTTAGATATATTTACATATATTTTATAAACATTTATATATATAAATAAATGCAAGGATGTAATAAAAATATTCATTTATAAGTAGAATAGAAATAGAAAAATACATATAAATGCCTCCTAAAAATAAGAAATCTCCGAAAACCCCTAAATCACCAAAAACGAAATCTTTATCAAAAACATTAAAATCATTATCTCCTATACCAGGTTCTATAGGTGGTCCAGGTGGTATAGACAATGCTACATTAGCATCAATACGTTCTACTACGCTATTATTTGCGATATTAATAGGGTTAATTGCGTTAATAATAAATGTGTATGCTATTATTTGGATATACAAGTTAGAAAGCATAGATTGCAAATGTAGTAATAATTGGATGAGATTATATATTAAATATTACTTGCACGTTCTCATACCAGTAATGTCTATCTCATTATTAATAAATATATATCTATACTTTAACAATATGACGTATCGCGATATTACAAGCGGTTTATTCAGTTTTTATAGATTATTTGCTGGACTAGTAAATTTTCTGGGATTTCTAAATATCATAATATCTATAATATTTATTAATAAACTAAAAGAAATAAATTGTGAATGCAGTGAAGATATAAAGCGCGAAGTATATTTCATATATAATATAATATTAGCATCAATCATATCCCTCATTATATTATTCGCTCTAATGTCTATCCCATTAGCAGTATCAAGACTGCGTTAAGAATATGATAATAAACTAATATTACCTAACATAATCTAATCTAAATCATCAACATCGCCAGCAGCACCAGCAGCGCTAGCGGCACCAACAGCATCTTCAGGAGCATCTCCGCTTGGTTGAGGTATTCCTTGACTATATAGTTTTTGCATTAGAGGATTTACTTTAGCCTCTAGCTCTTTTTGTTTTTCTTTGTAAACATCAGTTTCCTGTTTATCATTCTCTTCAAGCCATTTGAGACCTTCCTCGATGATTGGGTCAAGTTCCTCTTTAACTTCATCAAGAATAGCAGGCGACCCTTCGCGCTTTGTCATCGAATTCTTAAGATTATACAGATAATTTTCGAGACCATTCTTTGCTTCAATCTTCTCCTTTAGTTTGTTATCCTCTTCTTTATATTCATCTGCCTTTTTAATCATCTCTTCAATCTGCTCTTTAGTAAGACGACCTTTGTCGTTTGTAATAGTAATATTATTAGTCTTCTTAGTAGTCTTCTCTTCTGCAGTAATATTCATAATACCATTTGCATCCACATCAAATGATACTTCGATTTGTGGCTGTCCTCGTGGCATTGGAGGAATGCCGTCCAAATGAAAACTTCCTAGCAGATTATTATCCTTCGTAAATCCTCGTTCACCTTCATAAATCTTAATATCGACACCTGGCTGATTATCGGCATATGTTGAAAATGTTTGTGATTTCTTTGTAGGGATTGTAGTATTACGCTCAATGATTTTAGTCATTACCCCTCCAGCAGTTTCAATACCAAGAGAAAGCGGCGCAACATCAAGCAAAAGCAGTTCATTAGTTTTAGAGTTTCCTTGTCCTGTTAGAATAGATGCCTGAACTGCTGCGCCATAAGCAACTGCCTCATCGGGATTTAGTGATTTATTCAATTGCTTTCCATTGAAATAATTAGATAGCAACTCTTGAACACGGGGAATACGCGTTGTTCCACCAACAAGAACAATCTCGTGAATATCCCCCTTAGACATCTTAGCGTCTTTAAGAAGCCTATCGAGAGGCTCAAGAGTTCTCGTAAATATCTTGTCTGCAAGTTGCTCAAATTTGGCTCTAGTTAGCGTAGTATTATAATCAACGCCATCAAGAAGCGATTCAATCTCAATCGACGTAGTTGTTGATGCCGATAGTGTCTTCTTCGCTTTCTCAGCAGCAATATTAAGCCGCTTAAGAGCACGTGCATTCTCGCGCACATCCTTCTTCATCCTCTTCTTGATGTCCTCACATAACCATTCTACAATCTGATTGTCGATATCAGAACCTCCCAAATGCGTATCCCCTCCAGTCGCTTTCACCTCAAAAATACCTCCGTCAAGAGTTAAAATAGATACATCGTGCGTTCCCAAACACGACATTATTACCATAATAGCATTTAACCATTATTTCTCATACTTTCATATGAGTTTAGACTATATCTTATTTAGATTTGATTTGTTGTTGCTTTTGCTTTATTATTTTTAATGTATTAACCCATATGTCTGGTGTTATTAAATAATATTCCTTATAATCCCCATTTTGTATTGCTTCTTTTACTGCATTGATTTTCGCGTCATTCTTACCTGATTTTATATCATTCCGATACCAAATATGATTATCTTTAATCTCTATCAATAAGTCATTTATCATAAAATCAACCTTGTAGTTCCTTTTAATATCTTGAAATATGTATGATATTACGGGACCATTCTTAACAATTATAGAATTGTTATTACACCAGTTGATAAAATTTAATTCCAATTTAGATTGATATAATATAATATCATTTATGCAATTTTTTGTTGTTCTTATCTTGTACGTTTTATTACATAGTGTGCAAGATGAACATAGTATTTTATGACTATTCTTATATTTTTCTAATGTTTTAGCTCGCCAATCATTATTACAATTATCACATCGCAATATAGGTTGGTTCGCTTTAATTACTAGATTATTCGCATAGTCATAAAATACACTCGAAAATAGCATCTGGTTATTTGTTTTAAAAACAGCCCAGTATTCTAAATCTTCTATTTTATATTTTCCATTTTGGAGACTTATTATATTTTTAGAAATTCTTTTATAATCCTCATTTGTTAAATGAGATGAATAGTAAGTATCTTTAAAATCATCGTCATATTCCTCAAATAGCCTATCACTCTCTTCTTTTTGTTCTTTTAATGACAAAGGTAGTATTGGTGTTTGCTTATCTTTATTAACACATAAACCGCATCGATAAGAACACTTATTTATCTTTCTCAAAAATTGTGTTGTTCCTACAATATGGACTGCCTCGCAAGTAATACACTTGTATTTAATATTAAGCGTATCCCTTTTTGATAGATGTTTGTCGTTCAGTGTAATGTGATAAATGCTATTTTTCTTCGATGAATATTTATTACACGAAAAATCTAATTTAATGCTTTTTATTTCTATTGGGGTATTATCTTTAGTTATTTCAATAATATTATTTAATATTTTCAACCTTTCATCCATTATATATAGTTTGTTGCAATATACTATGATATAATGATATGTGTTTATACTAATTATCAATTTTTTTCAAATCTAAACGCTGGCATTCGTGGATATTTCTGGTAATATTACCTTACTTTATCTAGTCGTTGAACCTTATTGTTATCGCTAACAATGTTGGCTGCTGATTGTCCATTTCATTAATAAATTCCATATTAAATATTTTAATATAGAAATCATATTCATCCATATCTTTTTCAAACCTTCGCATTTATGCTCACGCATTCCGCTGTGGTAGATAATGGCTTTAGGAGTTTCCAGCAATTAACCAGCTTCCATCTATCACCTTCTTAACAACAAGCGATAGGTGTTCGGGCATACTCCGAAGGTAGCAGAACTTTACCACCGCAATCAAAAACTAAAATATTCCTCTCTTGCTTGTCTCCAGTCTTATCGAGACCATATGCAATTGCTGCTGCAGTAGGCTCATTAATAATACGCAATACCTCGAGACCCGCAATTGCACCAGCGTCCTTTGTAGCCTGTCTTTGTGAATCATTGAAGTATGCTGGCACAGTGATAACTACCTTTTTAAGCGGATGCCCTAGAAACGATTCGGTGGTCTCCTTGAGCCTCTGAATAACCATTGCAGAAATCTCCTCAGGATGAAATTGCTTGTCCTCATTCTTATATTTAACATTGATTAGAGGCTTGTTGTTATTATCCCCCGTGACGTTAAAAGACCATAGCTTAATATCTTCCTGCACCACCTTGTCATTGAACTTGCGACCAATGAGACGTTTCGCATCATATATAGTATTTTTAGGGTTCATAGTAGATTGATTTTTAGCCGCATCCCCGACGAGTTTCTCTTCGTCGGAAAATGAAACATATGAAGGGATAATACGAGAACCTGTTTGTCCATCAGGAATAATCTCTACCCTATCATTCAACCATACGGCGGCGCAACTCGTTGTTGTCCCAATATCAAAACCCGCCGCAATCTCATCAGTATTCACCATTATGTTGTATATATTTCTATAGTTATATATATTATAAAATCTTTATATATTTTTTGTGTTTGTGTATATTGTATTGTGTTCTGATTATAAAATAATTAATATATATTATAATTATAAGATATATGAGTGTTGCAGATTTAAATAATACTTTTAAATATGATAAGGTTATTATTAATTTAAATAATCATAATTGTTTAATGTTTAACGCAGCAGAAACGAGCTTCTATATTGATTTAGTAGAACCCATTAAAAATGTAATTTACATTAAAATTCTAAAAGCATCTATATTAACAACCACGCATATGAAACAATCACCATTATCATATGAAAGATATGACCCCGTCTATATTACACTTAACGATTATGACAGGTCTAATTCATATATAAAGGGCACCCAAGTTATCACAAGTAATTTTGTTATTGATGGTGTTCCTAATACATCAACTACAACGAATACAATTTTCGATTGTGCTAAATATTTTGATTTAATACCATATTCATATGCTGAAAATTCCGATATATCATATGGTCAAACTGCAATTGACTGGTCAGACCCTTCCGTGTATGTATTAAATCCCCCTGAACAAATTCTTAAAAGATTAAATATACAATTTAGAGACAAATTATTCAAATTATTAGACACATCCATTTTAACACATTTTAATCTTTCGATATGCATATATTTTATCAAGAATAGGGTGTAATATATAAATATAAAATATATAAAAGATACCAACATAATATATATAAAAGATACTAGTATAATTATGAAACTTAATATTTATAATAATTTCAGAGCAATTTACTATAATACACTTGCAAACTTCTATTTATGTTTTAATAGCATTGTTCCTTATTACGATGACGTGATTATTTCGCTATCAATCACCTCTTTTAAAAACATCATTAATAACAATTTAAATATGAAATCTATAAAACAAAACAGAATGATGCAGCTACTATATTCACTTAATGACAAAGATAAAATAATCGTAGATGAAGATGGCTATATTATTATTTATTATGATAAGGACGCAAAAATTTGCAGTGCAAATGCTGATGAACACGTAGCGGCTGAAGAGGATGTTGTGGAGAATACTGAGAATACTGAGAATACTGAGAATACTGAGAATACTGAGAATACTGAGAATACTGAGAATACTGAGAATACTGAGAATACTGAGAATGATGAGAATACTGAGAATGATGAGGATGCTAAAGAAACGGGCGTTATGGATGATGATGCTATAAATCCTGAAGAAGACACTGGTTTAGTTGAAGAGACAACTGAACCTGAAGTATTACATAATAATCCTGAAGAAGACACTGGTTTAGTTGAAGAGACAACTGAACCTGAAGTATTACATAATAATCCTGAAGAAGACACTGGTTTAGTTGAAGAGACAACTGAACCTGAAGTATTACATAGTAATCCTGAAGAACCCGATGAGGTTATCGAACCTTATAATAGTTCTGATAAAAAAAATAATTAGAGTAATCTTAAGAGATATACTTTAATGTTAGTTTCTTCTTCCATATTTCTTTAATTTCTTCGTCATAGTTTATAATACCATAGCATTTACTTTTTAATCTTTTAAATATATTGTTGTTGATGTTATCAATAATATATTTCTCGTATTCATTGATATAATATAGTTTTTCATTTGCAATTTTAGGGTCATTTGTATATATTATATTGTATATGTATGTAGTATACAGAAAATATAATATGGTATCTAAACTCCCTATAGTAAAATTATTATAATCGCGTTTAGTCCCATTGTTAATAGAGAAGCATTCATTTTTAACATTTATAATATTTATTAAATTAAATATTGTATTGTCCTCTTTATTTATTATATTGATATCATAATATGTATATAATAAATTATCTTTATCAATGCGATTAGTAATATCGATTTCATAATTACTCAACTTATTCTCCTTATTCTTGATAATCGCTATAATATCATTTTTAGTTTGCTCATAATTAGTTGATAATATAGTAATATACTTCGAATAATCATTGACACGTCCGCAACAATTTAAGCTCAACTTTTTATATAATTTAAGGGCAAAGCTATCTATGATGGGATTTTTAGATATTTTAATATATTCCAAAATATTCTTTGTTAATATCTGATATATTGTTGGTATTTTTATGCATTCATATTTAACATTTAAGCTAGGCGTAGGATATGTTTTATTCAATATATTTAGACGTTCATATATTTTTTCCCATCTGTATCCAGATTGTTCTGGGCGCGAAAGTTCGTAATATAGATTTTTCTTCATAATAGGCAATGGTATTATATTGTATTTATCCTTGTAATGCTTTAAACTTTTCTTTTCCTTCCTACTATATTTTAATAGGTTGTCATATATATTAGATTTAATAATACTAATATCAAAAATCTGCTTACCATATACATATACCCGATAAGTTCCTTGATGCTTCGCCTTTTTAATTTTGATATAGGTATACCCCTTTTCCTTGATGATTTTAGCAAGTTCTATTGAATCATTAAGCGGATTTTTGGATAAACAATCGAAATCATTAATCGTATAATCTTTGTAAAATCTCAATTTTTTAGGTAAAATAACATTTATAACAAAACCGCCATATAATATCAGTTTCTTTCTTATAATAAACTTAGAGATTAATGTGATAACATTATTGTATTCATTATATACATTTTTTAATTTATTAACCTCAATCTCTTTAATAATTTTGTCTATCTTATATTCTGAACTATTATTATTCATAAATTTTTTAATATACACCTTCTTAATATTATAATAGAAGTTAAATAAAAATTAGTGATAGGTTTTTATTTCTTACCCTTCTTAGCATTCTTTTTCATATAGGGGACATTATTATTTAATGTTTTGCGGTCAATATAGACCTTCTTGCCGTGTTTATTGATTATAAATTTGCCTTGCTTGGGTCCAGTATATACTTTAACATTCCCAGCGATTTGTTGCTGTTGCTGTTGCTGTTGCAGCTGCTGGAATTGTTTTTGTAGTTGTTGTTGCATCGCTTGTATTTGTCTATCAGCCATATATTATATTATAAATATCCTAATATATATTAAGATATTATTTTGAAAAAAATGATGAATAAAATACGATAAGAATAAATTATCATATTTTAATGAACCTTAATAATTTTTGCGTGGATATTATACTTTATATATCTTCAAGATTACACATTCATAATTTAAGTAATTTTATATTGCTAGACAAATCGATGTATTCGCATAAATATGCTATTATCAAAAACAATAAAGATATTATCAAGTATATACTATACGATACCACGACACCATTATATTATATAATATTTGACAATACATATGCAAACACAAATGCAAATAGGTATGATTATCAATATAATGATAAGGAACTATATGCATCGACGAATATGCTATCCTATTATGTGTTAAACAAGGTTATTCACAAAGAGGACGCTGAGATATATTTGCTTAATATATTTGTAAGAATTAGAAATAATAATTATAGCAGCTATCGCGGCGACGAGAATATACTAAACGGCAAAATTAGAAACAAACGCATCAAGCGATGCTGCAAACTATTTGGAAGTATCTTTAATTATAATTGGGAATACTCAAATATTAATCTATACGACCTATTTAATATTATATATTGCATTGTATATAAAAAGTATAATAATTTATATGATATCTTATACAATATAAGAATACATAAATCATTAGAGCCTATAAGAACTCTGCATATTCTTATAGGTTATGAAAAATATATTAGCGATAATGCGAATGCAGATAATGCAAACTATATTATAACAGGTATATGCAAATATACTATGTTATATATCATATATAATTATATTGAAGATATTAAGGATTATATAATTGATGCAAGATATACCTTGCTAATACAAGTAATAATCGACAAATGCATAGAAATCGATAGTATCCTCAGATATAATAATTATTTACCAAAAAATTTGAAATTATTGGTTTTTGAAAAAATAAAAAACGTATATAATATATTCACTGCCGCTTCCGCTGCTTCCGCCGCTGATATAATTACTTGATATCTTCATATTCGTAATATTCAAATTTAGGCATTATACTACCTACCTGTGTATTTTCGGCTGCCTCCTTTAAATCCGTTCCTTGAAATAATGTTGATGAATTTAAAAATACTGGCTGAACTATTTGCTTAGTCCCATAAGAACATACGCTGGGTCTATATCTCATATCGCCCTTATAATTCTGCTTATAATCAATGGGATTATATACTCTCCTTACAGGCTGCTGTGGTTGCTTTAGCGGCTGCTGTGTCTGCTGTTGCGAATGCAGTGGTTGTTGCGATTGTTGTTGTTGCTGTCGCTGGTGTTGCAGACGCTGTAATGTAATTAATTGCTGCTGTAAATCTTGTTTTTGTTGCGGTTGCAAATCTTGTCTAAGTAGCTGCTGTTGTAATACTTGCTGCATTTGCTGCATTTGCTGCATTTGCTGCATTTGCTGCATTTGTTGCATTTGTTGCTGTTGTTGATGTTGCAATTCATTACTACTATACCCTGATGATACCACATTGGATGTTATTATACCTGTTGCTATGTTTGAAGTAATAGTAGGTGTTATATTTGACGTGGACGCGGAAGTAGCAGAAGCTTGCCCAGTATTACCAATATTACCAGAGATTACTGGAATACCGCCTGTTATTGCTGGTATATTGTCGGTAATATTAGATATATTTCCTGTTAAGTCAGATATTTTGCCCGTTAATTCAGAAATATTATTTTGGCTGCTATCGCGCTGCGAATATAACTGGTTTAAAGAATATATAGTATCATTAAATTGATTTTGCTGGTCTTGCAGGTATTGCATACTTTGGTCATATTGCGTGTCTCCTTGACTATCCCTTATATAAGGAGAACTCATTTGGTCATTTTTATCATTTAGCATAATATTTATATTAAAAACATTATCACTATTTTTTATTATTTCTGAGAAATGCTTCTCGCTATCAACAGACACATTTATATTCGAAGTATTTAACTCGCTTTGCAAATTCTGATACAAGGATACTGGGGTCGTCATAGCCTTCCTCTTAATTATATCTTGCCTTTTCAATTCATTCGCTATCAATCTAAGCTCGTATAATATGAAACTATTATCAAACATTTCTAGTAATTTATTATCAGATACTATAAGTTCCCTTCTTATATTATATTCAAACTCATTATATTTATCGTGCATTAACATTGCTCTGAATAAATAATCGTTAAATTGTAAATGCACATAGCATTTCACTAAAATATCTAGAATACGCGTGTTTGTTAATTCGGTATTATGTTGTTCCTTGTAGAATTTCTTTAACTTATCTTTCAGGTGCTCTTTGGATATATTTGCGACTAACTCGGGTTTAACATCATTACTTTGCATATTTGTTATTATTTTGTATTCCGTCGAATTATATATTCTTAATTTTAAGATATCTTCATCCAAGTCTTTCTCATAAAAATCTTGCAAGTTCCTGTTTAATTCCTTGTCGGTAGGTTGTCTATCGAGAATATTCTTATAAACATTTATTATCGTATATTCATTCAAGTTATTCGTTGATATTGCAGAAGGGTCGCTCCTATAGTTTTTAGCCCTGTATGGCAAATACTCGTCTCCTATAGGGTCATTAATAGTTTCATATTTGTCGTATACTTTTGTTTTATATTTCTCCATTTCAGCGCTGAAACTTACTTCTTGTGGCGTGGCATCTCCAGAAAGGGCTTCGCTCCTTAATTTTACTAGAGCATCGTATTTAGCAACAAGGTCATCGTCGTTTTCAAACTTCTCCTTTATTAATGAATAAGCATCTTTGAAATCTTCTATGCAATCGTCAAAATAAATACTCTTAACATAATCACTAACATATATAACAACAAATAAGATTATTAATGTTAAGACTGCTATTAATATATATTTTTTCATAACTTCTCTTTATAAGATATAAATAAAAATATGTTGCTAATAAATATTATATAAGATTTTATTACATTAATAAATATAATAATACATCACTCATAACAATGGATAGCAAATATATGCATAGTTTAAAAAAAAGGAAATATACTTGCGATGACGAAGAAGCCGAAGAACACAGCGACCCACACGAAAAGAACATTTATATTATTAATAATCACTTGTATTTTTCTTCTGATATTACACCGAAATCGGCATTTACACTTTGTAAATATTTGAGAAGTCTTGAAATTAAGCTAAAGATGGAGTATGTTAATATGCCTGCGAATATTAAACCTGAGATTTACCTGCATATTACTACGAACGGCGGCTGCATTTATTCGGCATTCTCTATCATTGATTGTTTCAAAAGCTTGAGTATTCCTGTGAATACAATTATTGATAGCAACGTATCCTCTGCGGGAACTATTATTAGTATTCACGGACATAAGAGATATATTTGCACAAACTCCTATGTTCTTGTTCACGAGTTGCGGTCAGGTTGCTGGGGTAAATTAGCATATATCGATGATACATACAAAAACTGCCTAAAAATTCAAGAGCATATTAATCAGATTTATTTGGATAAAACAAAAATAACTAAGAAATATTTGAAGGAAATCCTTGTGAAAGATTTGGAATTGAATGCGGACGAGTGCATCCGTATGGGAATTGCAGATGAGATTTATGTTGCTTAATAATTATCATTTATCATCAGGTATTCAAGTAATATTTTTATTCTTTTTATATATTAGATTAATAATTTAATAGTTCTTAGCAAACGATGAAGATGAACAATATATTCTTTCAAGACATATATATACATATGATAACGATGACACTAATATTATTATATGCTATAATCAGTGCGGTATATATATTATTTAGCGATAATTACAATATAGTGCTTCGCATATTCGTAATATTTGTAATTGCTGCTGCAGTTCTTCTTATGATGAAGAAGGAAACATTCTTGCCTTTTTTGGGATTAGCACATTTACCAAATACATTGATTGCAGATGAGAAAATACCGAATGGTGCCAACTTATCATATACAATCGATATGAATGATTATGAAGATGGGACGATTGTTATCTATTGGGCTGCTAATAAAACAGATAAAATCATAGAGGATCCTTATGATGCATATAAAAATTATAATAATGTAGGTGTATCGAAAGTCAAGAATGGTAAAGCCGAAGTTCGTATTTACTGCCCCGATAGATACAAGGTTAAAAAAGTATTTAGTCAATTACTAGAGCGTCATTTCCATTACAGGATTGTATTTAAGGATACGGGCTTCTTAAGCCCTGTTATGTCGGTCAAGGTTGATTGTTGATTTATTACGTTATCATAATAACTATGTTATCACATAACTATAATATTTGAATAATATCTCTTTGTATTCATTGGCGATATCCTCGTCAATATACTCGTTATTATCTGCAATCTCAAGCAGTTCCATTCGGCAATACTTTTTATACATTGAGATATACTTAGTATAATACATAATTAAACTTTGTTTTATATTTAAGAACACAACAGGGTCATCTTTGAGATAATTAAAGATTTGCTTAATCATATTATCATATGCTATATCAAATATGTTATCATCATAAACATTTATATTATTATCTGAATAATCCAATTTTCTTCTAGCATTATACCCAAGTGTTGGATATCCGCAATATTTATTAACTACCAAGTTATATATCTGCAGTTCATAGAATGTTTGCTTCTTTTTCCTTATAATACTAATTATATTCGCATACCAGTTTTTGCATACCATTGCATTTACTGCTTTAGGTAGTATGTGTATATATGTAAAATACAAATCAGCAGTTATAGAGACCATAGTTATATATATAATTAACTAACATTATCAATTATTATATCTTATATTATTATATCATATATATAATTCACATTTGTAAGTTTTTTCATAAAATGGCTTGAGGTCTTTCTTGTGTATGAGACTGGTTTTACTGGTTTCACATAAAGCCTCCAAGTTGTTCATTTGATTAGTAATGCAATCAGTTAAAAACCTTACTTGCTCCCTCAATATCATATTCTCAAATATTAAATTATCTTTTGAAGATATCGCGTTCATTCCAATAATATATATAATATATATATATTACAAAATAGCAGAATGTTTATATATAATGGGTTATATATTTATGATATACCTCATCGTATTCTCTACAACCATCGCACGAATACCAGCGTTTCGGAGCGATTACTATTTTATTTTTATAATAGCTTATGAAAGAAGCCCATAGACTGAAGCAAGAGTTTGCAATGATATTATTTCTAAACATTGACATTAGTATAAGTTCAATATCATCTTTGATACGCACTTCGGTATCCTTATATATTTTTTCAGATACAAAATAAACATTATAAGCACCATCTCTATTCACATAATCATTGAAATTATTAATGCACCATTCTATATCGTCAGAAAATACTACAACATTCTTTTTATTAGCAATCTGCATAGCCTCCTTGTAATAATTCATTTCTAAATTATAGTTATAATTAGAGAGAGATAAATAGTCTCCGCGTCTTATGTGCAGTGATACCATATCATTGTCTTTAGTATCACTTCCAAAGTAGTCCAATATATCCCTGTATTTGTAATACGCTGGATACATAATATCCTCATTGCTATATATGATATTTACCATCTTATCTCGCAAACTATCATCTATATACTCGAATGTCTGAAAATTACCTTTAAATAAAACGTTGTCCCTGACATTTGATGCAGGTTCAATGTATTTATGGGCAATTTCTTCATTATTGAAAGTATTAAATGGTATTTTTTCAAAATCGCTTGCATTAACAACGCGAAAAAGCCCTTGAAATAATGTATTCCAATGCGTTTTCCTATATACATCCTTAGATGCATTACCTTCCTTAAATACTAACTTCCTTTTAATCCTGTTCTTCTTTGATAAACGTAAAAAAGAAATTATATAGGCGAGTTGAAATAATTGATTTCCTAACCCGCCAGATACTTCGATTGATGTATATAATTGTGCCATAATATATATATATATTCTATAGTAATTATTATATCATTATATAATTATTTCAATAAAAATAAATTAATAATTGCTACACTACTTGCGCTATTACTTGCTATTTATAATTTTCCACGTTGTTAATGCTAGGATGCCTCCGATAGTTTGCGCTAATATATATGCGACCAACTTAAAGAGCCCAATATCACCTTTGAGATACATAATGAAACTTAATGTCGAATTGAAGAAGCCGCCTGAAACCTTGCCAAACATATAAACGGCGGCTAATAAACCGATTGCAATTGGGAACGGATCCGACGTTTGCAATATACACATAAAGAACACATATGTCCCTACACACTCCGCAAATATTTGGTCTATTTCTATTTTATCGTTCATTATTATTAATTTCTAATAATACAAAATATATTAAAATATGATGCCGTCAATATTGTTATTAAAACTTTGCAATACAAACTTTTTGAGGTTCTTCATTTGTATGCGAGTATTGTTTGATATCTTGTATATCTGTCCCTTGCTACTATTATCGGATGCATCGTAATAATAGAGTTCTGATAAATTTTCGGGGAATGTAAAGATAACATTCTTAACATCCTTCGAAAAATACACACCTTTAACCTTGTCTATATTTAGATAAATTGAAGATATCTCTATACTCTCTCCAGTCGTAGGCATATTCATACTACTTAGACTGGTATTAAGATATAGTGGTAAATTCAAATTATTAAAGTATCCTCCATCTCCGTCAACCATAGTCATTCTAGTTAATTTAGGTATCCTTCTTTTTGCTAATCCTGCTGTAGCGGATGCATAAGTATGATATCTAAGACTTCCTTGTTTATATGGGGGTGTATTCATTGCTAACTGGAGTTTTGTTGATAGGTTTCTTGAATACGACGTATATGAAGTTGCTACTGATATATATATCATTGTTAATGATAATATCACTATGTTAAGCATAATATATTTCTATATTATATATATCTAAGATATATTTATATAATTAAATATTTTCAATACTATATCATTATTGATACCAAAATGTTTTTTATAATCTCTAGTAATTTATAAGAGCCTTTAGCGATGTTAATAATTACTTCGCAATTATATAATTCATTATATATACAATTTATTTCGTAATTTATTAACCAGTCGCTTATTTTACTTGGGTCTTGTTCGCTATCGTTAAATCCAATTATAAAACTTGCGATATCCTCTATCGTATTGCAATTATACAAATCAATATTATTTGGGTTATCCTTGAAATAACAATAATCTCCATAAGACATATTCATTGATTTCCAATATATGTTAGACATTATATACCAATTTCTATGCTCCTTATATATACCTTTATATCCTGTATTGCAATAATATATTTTTGGTTGTCGCGATGTTATTTGCTGTGATATGATATAATATGCATATAATTTATTGTATTTTGCAATATGTTCATATGGTATAATTATTGCGCCTCTATGCGTTTCTATATAGATGTTTTTGCTATCGCTCACAAAAAACACATATGTCGATTTATCCCCATTAAAGCTATAAAACGTTGAGATATCTCTAGAACTCGATTTATCGATATCGTCCAAAATAGAATTATTCATATAATTTAGCATCGAATAACCCATTATATATATTGATATTATCATTATAATCATAAATAATAATCATCATTTATTATTAAGCCGCTTTAGTGGTATCGTCAGCAGGTTTAGAGGTAGTGCTTGTCGTCGTTGTAGTAGTGCTGCTTGTAGTTCCGCTCGTGGTAGCCGTAAATCCTGCTGGGGGATTTATTGAAATCGCTACAATCATAATTGTGGTTGTAAGCACGGATATTAAGGTTATAACTGTTATAACCCAACTCCATATATGGCAATTTCCTGTAGTCAAACATTCTATATTATACAGCCACAAAAGAACAAGCGGGAAGGTAATTAAAGAATATATTAAATATGATACAAAGCCCCACATACCAGTCATTATAAAAAAGCATATTAAATTAATAATAGTTGTTAAGCATATTATAATAAAATACGCACTTGCTTGTGTTGATAAATTAAACATATCTATATCTATATTATAATAATAAAAATAAAATGATATTTATATTAAAACCCGATAATTAGGAAAAAATATGTAAATATTGCTTGGAGGAATGCGAAAACGAACATAATAAATATGATTTTAATTATATCATATTTCTCTGGTATCTCTAATTCTATATTTGTATTATCTCTCTCTTTGATATTCCTGCCAATACTAAAATGAATGATGTTTTCAAACATATTTAGCACTAAGAAAACCCCCATCGATATAATAATTAGATGATTAGGGACGTGTATCTTCATAGAATTATATATCTACTAGAGTATTAACAAAATAATATATATATGTGTATCTACGTAGTAATTATATATATGAATATTATATATTATATAATATATGAATATAAATCTTATTATATATTATGAATATAAGTATTAAACTTCTTATCGCTTTGATAAATATTGTTAGCTGCAGCTATTCCTATAATTTCCCTATTTTTAACACAAATAATAAAGGTTCGAACGTAGGATTATTGAATTACAATAATGTGTATAGTTCTTTCCATAAATGGTCTTCAGAAAATAAAGAAAGCCACCCTAAAATAATTGAAGATACGCTATGGTTAAGCAAGCATCGTTTCATTAACCCTAGTGTGATTATTGGCGTATATAATGACTGCTTCAATCTTAATTATATCTGCTTTATCAGAAGATTATCACCGAACAACTATAAAATACTAAACATATTCGCGAACCCTTCTAATAATTTTGACGATGACCTGCTATTACTTAAAAATCTCTTTGAGTTTGCTATAAATAACGACATAAAACTGAACACCGATAAGTTAAGTGAAATCGATAAAAGCAGGTATTTATTAACATATCTCTATTATTATTCGCAAATGAATAGCAAAACTTTTGAAATATAAAAAGTATAATAGTAGATAGACTGCTATGAAAATTGTAGATTGCTTCACATTTTATAATGAACTGGATATGCTAGAATTCAGACTGAATGAACTCGACGATGTTGTTGATTTTTTTGTATTAGTCGAATGCACTAAAACATTCACTAACATAGACAAGGAATTATACTTTGAAAATAATAAAAGTAGGTTCTCTAAATTTTTACATAAAATAATTCATATTATTGTAAAAGATAATATCCCGCAAACATCAAATGCTTGGGATATCGAGCATTATCAAAGAAGATGCATTGATAGAGGAATAGGACAATTAGAATTAACCATTGATGATATGATAATTATCTCCGATTTGGACGAAATACCTGATAGCAATACTTTGCAAGACCTTAAAAATAATAGGATAATTAAAGGTATCTATAGCCTGAAAATGGATTTATATTATTATAACTTAAGGTGTAAATATAATACTACTTGGGAATTCTCAAAAATATTAAATTATGGAAGTTATAATGGCGACCCGCAAAATATTCGATGCGGTAGTTATTCGAATGGAATTGAAAATGGAGGATGGCACTTTTCGTATTTTGGAAACGTAGAGTTCATTAAAAATAAGATAAGGAATTTTGCACACCAAGATTTAAATAATGGTTATGTTCTAAATGATGACCGAATTATAAAGCAGATACAAAATAGCGATGACTTATTCGAAAGAAATGAATACAAGCCTCAATATATAGATATCAAGAGCAATACTTATTTACCAAAGAAATATAAAGAGTTCCTACATATCTTAGATAAACAACTTTGATATTAAGGTTGTATGAGCGGTCTTATCATTCTGTTGCTAATACCATTCATATATTGAATATACATATTTATACTAAATACGTGGAACATCAAATAGTATTTGTTCATATTATATTGTAATCTGAAAACAATATAGAGAATAGGCAGATATACTTTGCTGACTTCTAGCCCATTTTTAGAATTTATAGTATTAATTATAATAAAGAATGGGGATAGCAATGATAGGGCATAAAATACGTGCCAACTAATATTAGAGATTATGGATTTTCTAACAAGCGTCATTAAAAACGTCGACAATTGTATGGGAAACATAACCAAGAAAGCAGCCTCTACCGCACCAGACCCCGACCTATCATTCTCGGTTAATAACAAGGCATTGATTGCTAATATTTGGCAAACTGCATAGTATTTTTTAATGATTATTTTTATATTATCTGGGATGTTCTCCCAATTTATATCGCGCGTAGTTGTTTTTTCATTCACATTGTATTTCGCGGTAATATAGTCTGCTAATATGTGATGGACGACGATTAACGCGAATTTACCAATTTGATATAAATGATAATGCGGTGAATTAATAGTAATATCGCTTTGAATACATATGATACTATATATCATTATTGTAGCAGAGCGCATTGTGAAAACTATATTATGCAATTGCAGTTCCTTCCAAATAATAATCTTCGAACTAAATCTCATCTTGGGCACTTGAAATATGAAGGAGGACATAGATAACGTTAAATGCACAACAGGAATAACTGAGGTAATCCAATTATCTGCTGATAGAGACATCGTGCCATATATAATTAGCCAATAGATACGTAGAAAATAATTAAATAAACAGCCAAACCCTAGCAATTTGTGCAGATGATATTTATCGTGATTTGTAAATAATGGCTGCCGCATTATACGGGTATATAAGTTATTATACGATATATATTTATATATATTTCCAAATTTCGAATATCATTTATCATTATATAGCAGTATATAACAACCCTTATTATATAAAAAATAATAACAAATTATATATATAGAGTTTATGTAAATGGGTTGGACTATTTCTACATTTGATAATAAATATCAAATAAAATATGGAAGTAATACAAGCTATATAATTACCGACGACGACGTAAGTTATTTAACTATTACTGATACGAAGCATATAGGGCTTAACAATGAAAATCCGAGTTCCAACTATCTATTAGATATCAATGGTATTACTCATATTAATAGCAATTTATACATTACAGGCAACGTCTATATTAGTTGCAACGAGTATATTAATAACAATCTATATATCGCAAGTAATGTTGAGATAGGCAAGACATTATATACATCTAATATTATCGGCGTGGGCAGTAGCAACAACATTGTGATAAATTATACGTCGCCTACTAATTATAGCAATAATCTTGTTCAGATATATGGGGATACGTCATTTATAGGCAGGGTTAATATAAATAATATCACATCAAATTCATTTCACCTTTTAGAGATTAATGGTTCTATGCAAGCATCGCGCATATACGGAGAAGGATGCAACATTTATAATTTAAATGCCAGTTATGTGTCTTTAGGTATTCTTGAGCCAGAGCACGGCGGCACTGGGTTAAGCAATATAGGAAGACACGCTATTTTATTTGGAGGGGCGAATAATAGGTATCTGCAAAATACCACATTTAAATATGATGGAACCACATTATTTGCTGAAAATTTTAGAGGAAATCTTAATGCGGATGATATTACAGATGGCATTGTAACAGTTATTCGTGGAGGCACTGGGCTATCTGAAATTACTAAAGGCTGTATTCCTGTGGGAAATGGGAAAGAATTAACGCAAACGTCATCTGATTTAAAATTTGATTTAAATACCAGAACATTGGCTTTGAATACGTTGCAACTAGCAAATTCTAATATTTATGTGCTCGACCCTGATAATACAATTCGCAAATTTAATTATAATGACGTGGGATTATATGATGCTACGTCAAATAGCAAAGGTATCGTAATGCCTTCCGAAGAGGACTTCGACACATCTAATGGAATTCTAAAGTTAAAAAGTAATGAAAATCTTTTGTGGAAAATAAATACTACAGGGAGTAATATATATTTCCCTAATGATATTAGATTTGATGCTGGTATAATATGTTTTGCTGGTATTAATAACAGAGACCCCTTATATGCTTTGGATGTAGCAGGTGATATCAATTCATCTAGTAATTATAGGATTAACGGGTCTAATCTTTTTGACCTTGTTATAGATTATGCATCATCAAATTTAAAATTAGATAGTTTGTCTGGAACAAATGTTGCAACTATGAAATTTGTCGAGTCGCAATATAATGATTTTGTCGGAGGCACTAAGAGATGGTCTGTTAATACGTTTGATACTACCACAATAGAAGTTAATAATTTTATTTCAAAAAGTAAAACTTTGCTAAATACTTTGGCAATCACTGATACATCTACGTCTTCTGCAAATGATAATTTAATAAATGTATTAAGTATCACATCAATATCGCGGGTTTTAGATGATGACGAAAAATTATTTAAATTTACGAAAGCAGGTAATCTGCTAATCGGACCGAATTTGCAAGACCAAGCCCCATCAGAACGTTTAGAAATAATTGGAAATATTCACGCATCTGGACATATTCGCTCGTATTACTCAGACGACAGGTTAAAAACTTTAACTTCGAATATTACGGGAGCGCTTGACATTGTCGATAGTCTAAGAGGCTTTCATTATGTTCCCAATGAAAAAGCATTAGAGTTCGGATTTGAATACGATAATGAAATCGGTCTAAGTGCTCAAGACGTTAAAAGAGTAGTCCCTGAAATTGTTAAAATAGCGCCATTCGATACGATTAAAGATAGGGAGAATGGGCAGATTGTTTCCAAAAGTGGCGAGGATTATCTTACAATTTGCTATGAGAGATTAGGTGCGGTATTTGTAGAGGCTATTAAAGAACTGCGTAAAGAAAATACGGCTTTAAAGAGTGAATTAAATACCTTGAAAAAAGATTTAGATAATATTAAGAACATTATATATATTCAGTGATAATATGATAATATAATGATAATACTGCCTATTACATTTTGCAAAAATCCTTGTTAAATACTAGCAATATAAAACAGAATGATATAATATTACATATCCAACACCACATAGACCCCCAAGTATTCGTTTCCTTATATAGTATTATCGATATAATTAGAAATATGGATACGAATATTAAGGTAGGATACATTTTATCAATAATCCATCGCAATGATAGGAAGGCATACCATATTAAGATTATATATATATTCCACGTTAGCCATTTCCAAGATAAATGCCCGTTCTTGCTGGGAACGGATGAGAATTCTATTGTGTTCAATGGTATTATAGCGGTATATAGTATCACGATAAATACAATGTATCCTCCCAATATGTATGGTATCCATTCAGGGCTCTTTTCTATTTTTATGATATTAAATATTGGTATGCATAATATAACAAATAATGCTATTTGAGATAGTATTCTATTTGGAAATGTTTTAGACCATATAAAATATTCTATTAGTTGCATAATAATGAATGATTGATAAAATATTAAACCAAGCAGATTAGTAATGCCATTATAATATGCAAATGATGACGCAAATAAGCCAAAAACATAGGTATTTAATGAAACGGATGCATTCCAGCACATAATAATATTACTATATTGGTATATAATAAAATCGAAGAAAAAGAAAAAACGCTACTAGCAGGGATTGAACCTGCGACAACTCGGTTAACAGCCGAGTGCTCTAACCAACTGAGCTATAGCAGCGAAACATCGATAGAGTATTGTTATTTTACCCTATGATTTATATAGTCGAGTTATCCTTATATATTTTTTCAGGTTAGTTATTTACAAGGTTGATAGTTTATTCTTTAAATTTTCATTGATAATCTCAAACATTCCTATGAGATACGTTTCGAATTCATCTTTAGACGGGATAGATAGCTTGATTTCAGTATTTAAATTAACATTAATAAGTTTCGTATTAACAATGTCTGTTATTTCCATATAATTAATAACCTTTATTAAATCCAGACCATTAATTAGGCTCCTATAACTGGGTTTGAAATTTTTAATAATAAACCTGCTCTTAATTTTTTTGAAACCTGCATTATCGGTTTTAATCTTATGCTTGATACATACGCGCAAAAACTTATCATTTTCTATTGTATATGCTTTGAAATAGTCAGGGAGCGTATCGACATATATATAAATATCCTCTTTCTTTTGCTTTATACCATTCTTAACAAACCATTCGCTCATTTCCCACTCAATAATTGAATATACATTAGCGAACGCACTTTTGCCATCATCGCAACTAAATAATTTATTCATAATACTCGTAGCATCAACGTCTTCCTTCTTATCAATTAAAAAGGTGTTATTTAATTTCTTCATCAAAATAAATTTATATATATTATTTAATTGTTTATTATTTATATGATATTATCATATTATACTTGATACATTTTTGATATATATATCCTTTAATGATTTGTAGTTGCTACTTGATATTATATTCTCTTCCATTAGCCATTTCTTGGAAAGGATATTGTATTTGTGATTTTCATTAAATAATATTTTGACACAAAGATATATAACGCAAACAATTATTAAACTATTAACTATGCTTTTAGTCGCCATCAGAATAATAGCAAACAATATAATGGATTGAATGATAACATTATTTATTATTTTCTGCTGCGCTGGTGTTAATTCGATTTTAAGATATCTCCCTCCAACTTGCACAAGAATTAAGAATATCATAGACAATGGCTCTAATGTCGTTATTCCTTCGATACTAGGTATTAATGTTGAACTCATAATCTAATCTATTTTTTGATAAGATTTTTATAGGAATGAATTGTGTGATTTTATAGTATCTGAGTTTTCGCGCAATTTATTATAATTCTTGAGTTGTTCTAGTATAATATCATTATAATCTTTGTTTGATTTGCTACCATTCTTAGTCTTAGTATCCACGTCTTTGTCATTGTCTTTCTCTTTAAACTCTTCATTTTTGGAATTAAAAAAACTAGTATTTACTATGTCCATATTGTCTTTTATGAAATCACCATCTGTGAATATGATTATGTCCAGTATTAAAGCGATTAATGTTAAGAAGAATAGCAAACCTATCGTAAAATCCCAGTATAATATATAATAGTTGATTATAAATAATATTAAAAAAATCCAAGGATTGTCTATAATATCTAGGATATTATCTGGATATATTGCAGCTGGACGCATCCCAAGTATTATTAAATAGGTTGCAAATATTCCAGTCAAAACGCCTTTAAATACATCTTCGATATACATATTATTATCCATTTTTCTCTACTCTTCTTTACAATTATATTATATAAATATTTTTATTTTAATTTTTCTTTTCATTTTGTATAATAGAAGTATATAAATAATAATGAATTATTCAACATTACAAGAAGCATATAATATAGATACTTTTGAGAAGAAAAGCAAACCATCGCAAAAGTCGAATAAAAATGGCGCAGCAAATGGTGTGGGTTCTTTTTCGCCTTCTTCTAATACTAACCACCCAACCTTTGTGGAGACTAGCAAGTTAGCACTCAGTTCAAATAAGGTTTCAGATTATCCCAATAATGGCGGTTCCTGCTCACCCATACAAGCACCTACATATAATATTCCTATATCTAACGAATGTAAGAAAGACCACGATGATGCTATGAATGTATATTTAAATGCAACGAATAACAATAATAACCCTACTATGAATGTGAATAAGCTGTCTCAAGTATCTCCTATGCAATCTACACAAGCCCCTCTAGCATCATCAATGTCTGGCTCAGCGAATTCTACGAGTTCCACGAGTTCTACGAGTTCTACTAGCCTATTTACTAATATCAAAAGTTCGAATGAGAATGTAATGCCATATTACGATGAAGACCTAGAGCAATATTTTAATATCAACAACTTGAATGACGAGGTAAAATATAATTCAAATTCATATATGCCAAATACGAATAAGCAATCCTACGCAAATAATGATACATCCGAGTATGCAAATGTTAATAATGTTCCTAAAAATGGAAACAACCTATTAAATAATAGTGGGTATAATTTAACTCCCGAAGAAAAGAAGAGCGCTGAGGATGCTATAATGTTTTTAAAAAGCATAGAAGACAAGATTAATAATGGAAATATTAACAGCAGCGGCTACAATAAAACGTCCATTCTTGACCCTGTAATAACTCCAGAAAATACAGGTTCTGGTGCTTTCAAAACTCCAAGCAATAATAATAATACCGAGAAGACTGATAAGACTGATAAGACAGAGAAGACTGATAAGGAAGAGAAGCAAAAGAAACAAGATAGGTCAGACACTACTTACATATATAATGCTATTTTTAATATATCTATTCTTCTAATAATAGGTATTGCTATTATATTGCTATGCGACCAAATTGTGGAATTAGCAATACAAATAGGTATGAAACGTGCAGTAAATATATTAGAGCCTCTAATAAAAAATCAAATTCGCGCTCAAGAGTTGGCTAATAACATATAAATAGTATGGATTATTTATTTTCAGTAAATTATTTTTTTAATTTGAATTATTATAATAGAAGATATGGATATTATAGTAAAACCAGATAAATGGATTTTACCAAATCGTATAGGATATAATAAGGAGATATATAACACATTCAATCCGTCCAAATATTCTAACGTATCTGATAATGCTATATTATCGGCTCCGTGTAAATGCACAGATGATACTTGTGATTTAAATGACGACTATATTAAACTTTTGAGACAGCAAAAAATAGTAAAGGATTATATGCAATTTGATAGCCCTTACAGGGGAATTCTCTTATATCACGAACTGGGCTCAGGTAAATCGATTGCATCTATAGCGGCTTCAGAAGGATATGTAAATCTTAAAAAGATAGTAATAATGACACCAGCGTCCTTGTCTCAGAACTACGAGAATGAATTACTAATCGCATCAAAAATAGGGCGCAACCTCAAGAAAACGTGGACGCAAATAAAAGTTAATAAGAAATCGCAAACAATGATGAGCGATTTAGAGAAATATGCGATTTCTGAGAAATTTGTTAAAAAGAATGGATTAGTTTGGATACCGCAATACAAGGACGATATAGACGGCGCAGAGATTATAATAGAAAAAATCAAATATAACTCTGTAGACGCTAAGGAAGCCGTGCATAGAGCAGAGATTGACGTTGCGATTAATCATATAATTAGGAATAGATATACCTTCATAAATTACAATGGTCTTACTGCGAAAATGATAAAGGAACTAGGCACTAAACCTTTCGACAATTCCTTTATCATTATTGACGAAATACATAATTTAATTAGCAGAATAGTTAATGGGTCTCGCCTCGCCAAATCAATATATAATCATTTAATGAACGCATCTGATGCGAAATTAATATTACTTTCAGGGACACCTATAATAAATCAGCCATATGAAATCGCTACATTAATCAATCTTGTGCGCGGACCGATTAAAGAATATAATATAGAGTTATTAAAGAAATCCAAAGTGCCCGATTTGAATGCTGCAGTTGAACTATTAAAAGAAAAGAAGCTATATTGCTATATAGATACCATTAATTATAATGAAAATATTATATCAATCACATTATTACCAAATAACTATAAGAGGGTTAATGACGATAGCATAAATATTGCCAAAAATAAATGGACGGACAGCGCAGATGATTTAATAAAAAAAATTATTGAAGTATTTAATAAATCCGATATTGTTAAATTATCTATCCGAAGTAAAATAATAAATAACGAGGCGCTGCCTACGGATAAAGAGGTGTTTAATAAGATGTTTATAGATGACAGCGGCGGCGGTGGTGGCAACGGCGATAATAAGAATATTACCATCAAAAACGAAGATTTATTTAAAAGAAGAATACTAGGAACAATAAGTTATTACAAAACTACAGGGTCTGAGTTGTTTCCGAAGATGTTGCCACCAGTATCTCGAGAACTCTATATGTCCGACCATCAAATAAAGAAGTATTTAGAAGTGCGTTTGATAGAAATTAGGATGGACGACAAAAAGAAACTCTTCAAGAAGGGGGGTGCCAATGATGATTTCGGGTCTGTTTATAGGGCGTTTAGTAGAATGATATGTAATTTCGCATTTCCCGACGAAATCAATCGTATATTCCCGCAAGATATAAGGCTAATAATGAAAAAGGAGGTCGCGAATGTTGATAGTGATAAAAGTTCGCAATCAGACAATGGCGTGGATGGCGTGGATGCAGCGAAGCAACTGAATAAGGATGTTGCTGCTGCTTATAGCAACCAATTAGATGCCGCGATGGATAAATTAGTTGAAAGCGAATATCTAGATATTGATAAATTGCGCGATGTATATAGCCCTAAATTCGCACAAATGTATGAAGATATTGAAACGTCGCCAGGTAGTGTATTGGTATATTCGCAATTTCGTATGGTTGAAGGTCTTGGGATATTTAAAGAGGTTCTAAATAGACAAGGATATGCCGAGATAAATATTGTGAATAACGAAGACTTCGGGTATATAATAGACGATATGGATGTGTTTGATAAAAAATACGATAATAAAAGATACGTGGTATTCAATTCGGATAGAATAAAAACCAACATTCTTATGAATATATTCAACGGCAATAGCAAGGCATTACCGAAGAATATACAAGAGCAATTAAAGCTTATCAATATTGAGAAGGAGCAATTATATGGGAAAATTGTTAAAGTTATGATGATAACGCAATCGGGCGCTGAAGGTATATCTTTGAAAAACGTTAGGCGCGTATTAATTACTGAATATTTCTGGAATTCTGTGCGAATTGATCAGGTTATCGGACGAGCAGTGCGAACGTGTAGCCATAAATCATTACCTGATAAGGATCAGAACGTCCAAGTTTTCACATATTTGATGAACTTTACTAGAAAACAATTAAACGATAACCCAACATTACGCAGCAAAGACAAGGAAATCACCACCGACAAACATATCTATAATATTGCTAAAAGTAAGGAAGGTCTCATCAATTCATTCTTAAAGATGCTTAAAGCCGCTTCATTAGATTGTATTATACAATCAGATATTAACAACCCTTTGGCGAATGGATATAAATGCTATAACTGGCCCATCAATGTTAATAATAGCGAGTTATCATATACCAATAATATTAATGCTGATAAAAAAATATTGCAATATAAAAACAAACAGCATATAAGGAAAGATAGGGGGCAGGTTGTATTAAAAGATGGAAAAAAATACGTGATTCTTAAAAATAAATTATATGATTACTATAGCTACGTAAATGCGGGAATTCTTTTACCTGCATAGTATTACATTGTATTGCATAGTATTACATAGTATTACATAGTATTACATAGTATTACATAATATTGCATAGTATTGCAATAAAACACGATGAAAACTGATAAGGAATTTTATTTCAATTGCACGTCATCATCAACAACCTATAATATATAAATATAAATTATTATAGTAAATAAGAGATACTTTATTTTTTATAAATTTTATGGAGCAAAAAGTAAGATGCATATACAGGAAAAAAAAATGTTTTCATTTATGTAATAAAACGACAATTAGAAACACCTTCTATTGCTGTTATCATATACATTCTAAAAAGAAACATTTATGTAAAATATTTTTTAAATTGTTTGAAGAGAGGTCAGAGTTAAAAATAAATGATATTTACATAATATACAAATATATAGTAGATAGCACCAAAGAAAGAGATGATATATTTATAAACATATTATTTATTGATTTACTTAAGATGATACCTGCAGGGAAATTAAGTATTATTTATAAAAATTATATTAATAAAGATAGCATTACTAAGAATGAGCTATATAATCAAATATATTTGTTAAATTACAAAACACACATATTTAATAATAAATGCAATGTGAATAATCTAATAGAATTCCAAAACATAGCCAAGTATAAAATGCTTTGCGCCCGCGAGGGGGTTAATAGTAATTTTTTAAATGACGACGACCTATTCACTACTGCGAGTATCACTGGTATTCACCCAACCCGCCTATTTACTATTAAGGACGCAAAAGGAACATATGGGTTTGATATTGTAGAACTCGAATATTTTGTGAGAAAATGCTTGGCTGATAATGTAGCGCCATATAATCCTTATACGCGCGAAACATTAGATGATAAAATTATTTGGAGATTGAATATGAAACTCAAGTATCATAATATAGCAAAAAAGAAGGATGAATGTATATGGACAACTGATATGAATGCATATACGGATTTATCAATAGAGATTGAAAAAAGGGGCTTTTATAATAACCCCGAATGGTTTAAAAATATGTCTAGAACCGATTTTTTGAAATGTATTAAACTATTTAGAGATTTTTCTAGTAATGTAGAAGAAAGTAAAAAATATTTAATAAACATTAGCGAAGATAGATTTACGTATGACTTTTGCGAGGAAAGCATTAAATTGTTCAATGAATGCAATGATGACCTGTATATATTATGCTGCAATTATATGAAATCACTTGCTTTATGTTCGAATGAATTTTATAATAATATCCCTGACTGGTTGTCGACATATGAAACACCATCTTATATATCAAATGTAAATAATTTTGCGTCATTCATATCTACTTTAATTAGCAATGATTTTACCAGCGATACCAGCGAACGTCATAGTAATTTAATGGATATCGATATGAATATGGGTATGAACAATGATATGAATATGAGTAATCTAGGAGTTAATCTAACAACGCCTATAATTAATCCAAGTAATAATTTTTTATTATATTATTATGTAGAATATATGTAAATGAATAGTTATAATAATAATTTAATAAAGAATACTCCCGATTTCCTTTATATGCCTCCTGAAAGAATTCAGCCTTACGAGCAAAACAAGGGATTTTTCGATATTTATATTTGTAAATTTAAAACTGCCGTATATGCTGCAGTTCTATTTGTTATATTGTCTTTACCAATCGCATATAAAATTTTGGATATGTTAGCGAAGCTGATATCTAATAACATTGATATAATTGATTACGAATGCGAAGAAGCACTGCCTCTTGGTAGATTAATTATGTCTATCATATTTGGGATATTTATTTTCATATTGTAAATGTAAAAAAATGAATAAATCTAATATCATAACAAATATAAAAATATATATATATTTACATATATTTACAAGGTTATACATAGATTACATTGTGATAATTGGTTTGGTATGTTGTTATCCTTTATTTCTTCTTAGTTGCTGCAACCTTCTTTACCTTAGTTTCTTGCACTGGCTTTACAGGTTCTTCAACAACTTTTACGGGAACTTCTTCTTCCGCTTCGTCATCATCATCTTCGTCTTCTCCTTCTTCATCCACATTTTCGAGTGCATCATCATCTTCCTCTTCATCGTCGTCTTCTTCTTCTTGAGGAATAACTTTTTGAACAGGTTTTAGAGTAGCCGCCGCTGCGACTGCTGCTACCGCAGTAGGCTGCTTTTCTACCATAGTTTTCTTATCAGAAACTGCATTTGGTTTTTGAGAGATTTTTGCAATAACATCATTATCTACTGAAATATCATCATCATCATCGTCGCCATTATTCAATTCGTCATCGCTATCTGCTACAAATGTCAGTTTTGAAGTATTTAGTTGCTGAAACTTAGCGGATACAATCTTCCAACTGCACCCAAACATACCAGCAGAGAACCAAATACCACTCAGTTGAATAATAAATTGTCCCTTTCCACCTTTGAGATTTGCTAGGATATCGTGAAAGTTGCTTTCATTATTATCCATATCATAGCAGTCAAAATCAAACTTATTCTCAAGCGAGTTATAAGGGATTTTCGCCTTTAGTGTAGGAGGATATTTATTGGCATACTCTCCAGTTGTCTTATCTTTATCGTGCTTCACAATCGGCGTAAACATATTTGATACGACATCCTTGTTTCCGCTAAAGTTATTCTTGAACCATACAAGGCGATTAGCAAACGCGTCATCAATAACCTTCTGCTCCAACTCCTTCATTTTATCGTGAAATACCTTAATCTTGGGATTTTCATCCATTCCTTTGAATGACAATGTAATATCATACTTGCGCTCCTCGTCCTTCCTACCTTCATCTTTCTTAATAAACTGCATATTATCATTAACACCATATGGGATGCTGAGAATAGGTGTTTGAATATTGACTTTTGCGCCGTTGTTGTTGATATAGATTGACTTTGCCCCAGATTTCATTACCTTGAGTTCCGAATACTTGAGCTTGTCGACGTTGAAATTCTTAGGGAGGATGACGTTCATTGTTGTATTATATTACTTGTTTAATCTTTATATAGGTTAGAGATACCTATCAATTTTTATATTTTTAATCATAAATTTTTAATTTTACTATGATAACATAGATTGTATATTTTTTATTATTAGGATATCTGAATATCTGGATATATATTATTGTAAAATAAATATTCAATATAATTATGGGATCCCAGAAAACTTTGACGAATGAAAAATTTATGTATTATGATAAAGAATTTCAAATTTATAAAACGAAAAAAGGTGTCAAATTAATAAAAATAAATAACAATTATGTTAATATAAATAATATCGGGGTGATTGATAAAATCAATAATAAAACCCACAATGATATTGTAGCTGAAAATATAATAGAATTAAGCAAATTTGATATTAATGATGATGCTAAGGATACTAAGAATACTATAAAAGATAATACAAATACTGATAGCGATAGTATAGATGGCGAAGAATATGTTATAATATCCTATGATAATGAATAGCGTCGCTTAGCATCGCTTAGCGTAGATGTTCTACTCTAAATGATAGTATTACTAGAAATGTTAGAAGAGATTTTGAAAAGTTATTCACATCTATATTGGATAACATATAATAATGGTTATACTCAGCAACTGCCTTATCAATATCATACCATATTAAAATATTATTAATATCATATTTGGAAATTGAATTAATCCTATCATCTATAAAATTGATTAAATCTTCAACCAATAATAGGTGGTCTCTATTATAATTGCATTCACAATAGCAGATATTATCATAGACGCTTTCGCATAAATCATAGATACTCTCGTGAATATTCTCTGCCATCACACACTCATACATTATGATACAATGTATATACTTTATAATATATAAGGTTTAAATATAAATCATTCAATCAATTTTTTATAAATCAAACTGATATTTTAGTTATACAGCAGATACTGCAATAAATATAGTAATACTGCGAATATAATTATATTAGTGTTTGCGTCGAAGTTTGCAAGATAGGATGCAATCAAACCTACTGATATAACCATTATACTATCGCCTATAATCACGTGATACGATACTTCATCCGCAAAATCCTTAAAGATGTCTATCATTTGATTTGACCCTCTAGGAATTAAGGTAAGCATTATATAGAATAGTATATCGTGAATTACTTGTATAACAACCATCAATAATATGAAATTAATGATTGAAAACTTATCAAATATGAAGGGGTATATTGCCCTTACAAAGATAACACCTATAAATATTACTAGAACGTCTGCTAAGACTGCTGATAAACTAAATCGTTGATACCAAGACTTTAAAAACTTACTTTTTATTATATCAGAATTTGATAAAATAATACCTATGATATCAACAATGAGAATAGCCGTTAATATAGGTAAATAATCATTTGTATTATTGAATTGTGATATATCTTTGAACATAGACATAGCAACTCTAATATTACATAACATAAAATAAAAAACATAAAAAATATATACACAAACACATATCAAATATACGTTGCTACACTGCTTCAGGCTGCTTACGTTGCTACGCTGCTTGCAATGCTTGCGTTGCTTACAAAGTCATATAGACTTTCTGGTGTTATCATAAAATGATCTGGGTCATAAGCGTGTCCTTCGTAATATTCATAATATCCGAAATACTCAATAACATTGTAATATTGGTCGCAATATTCTAAATAGTGCCGAATATCAAAACTATCTCCTATGCAGTTCTCGTAATTATATTTGAATTCTTTGAACTCGAGAACAACCAATTCTCTAAATCCGTCAAGCACATTTACATTCTCCTTCTTTAAATCCGCTATTATCTCATCAAAATGAGATGAAATATTATACCCATCTGCGTCAATTTCGCCAATATTTTCTCGTATTAGATATGCTACCTTATTTTTATAAATAATGGCGTTATAGAGAATATCATTTATTTTATCAAAATATTCGCGAGCTTTAAATCGGTCAAAACTCAACATAACATTTTTGTTTTTGCTAGCATTTTTACAGATGCGCGATACAATCTTTGCAGTATTGATATCGACACAATCAAATACTTCCTCGTTCGTGAACAAGATTTCGCTCAGAAGGTCATAGTTAATCTCGGTGGTCATATTCGTCATCTTGTCTGGTATTCTGCTTTGTAGTTGGTAGTTAGTCTCGGTTTCGCTACTTCGCTGGTTTGTTGGTTGGTTGGTCGGTTGCTGGTTTGTTGGTTTGTTTCTTAATTAATAAAGAATTAAGACCACCAATCAACTTTTATAAAAATAATTGCAAATCGGAACATTTTATTCTATTCAATACCTTACTTCCTTATAAGCCATACGTTTTTATTTTTAATTTTGTAAAATCTATCTGTAATCCCTTCTTTTATCTCATTTAACTGCACTTCATCAATTTCATTTTTATAAAGCTTCAAATATTTAAGATTTACTAATTCGCTCAAAGTTTCCAAAAATACATCAACAAATACAAGGTTTTCATCCCAGTCAGTTTCTGCAGTAATATCCGTATGATTTATTCTAAGTTTTTTAAGGTTTACTAAAACCCTTATTTTTTCAATCAATTCATTAAAATAATTAATAGCATCTGCATTATAAACTTTATCTTCAATCGAATTAAAATTACTTATTATCAACTCCTCGAGATTTTGATAGTATTCTATATTATAGTTAAAATCCTCATAATCCGTATCGCTGGCAAATTTTATGTTGTCTAATATCAACCTTTTAATTTTTAATGATTGAATATTTTCAATGTTCAAATATTTTTTAAGAAAATAATTAGCCTTTACATCTATTGTCGTGTCTTTTATTTGCAATTCTTTAACATTTTCAAAAATTTTATTATTACCTGAGAATTGCTCAGAAGTTTTAATGTCAAACCTTGTATTATTTAATATTAACTTTTTTATTTTTGATTTATCTAGAAAATCAAGTGTCTTCTTAGTAATTCTTAAATCGCTTAAATCGACGACCTTCATCTCTATAACTATTCTTTTTTTTGAAAATATTGTATTTGTCTTATAAATTTCTATCAGTTGTTTAATTGTAATATTTGAAAATATTTTACTATTACCTGAGAATTGCTCAGAAGTTTTAATGTTAAATCTTGTATTATTTAATATTATCCTTTTTATTTTTGATTTGTCTAAAACCTTATCTAGAAAATCAAGTGTCTTCTTAGTAATTATTAAATCGCTTAAATCCACAACCTCCATCTCTATAACCAACTTCTTTTTTGAAAAAGCTGTATTTATACTATAAATTTCTATCAGTTTTTTAATGGTTAAACTTTTGAACATAACTTGTAAAAGGTCGTCAGATATATTATCAAGCAGAATACTCGAAGTCTTTGATTTTAAGGGTTTATTAGATGCCTTATGAGATGATGAAGATGATGATGAAGATAACTTTCTTGGAGATGATTGCATTATCTATTTTTAATATTTGTATTTATATCTATTATATACTAGTTTATTTATTCTCAGTATTTACTTTCTAATTCTATAAAAAAATGATTTAATAGATTTAATATTATAATACTATAACAACACAACATAAGGATGGCTAATTATAGTTGTGATAAAGGCGAAGACATTGAACAATCAACTATATACAAAGTTATCAATGCTGAGTATGAGTTAATCAATATTTGTTGCATAAAGGGATTAACTGATATGAAGAATGATAACAAGAAAATACATTTAACAATTACATCACCTCCTTATTATAACGTGAAAGACTATGTAGCTTACAAAGATTACAAGGAATACTTAGATACGCTTAAGAATGTATTTACGTTAATATATGAAATTACTGAGAATGGGAGAATGTGCTGTGTAAATATAAGTAATATATTAGTTCAAAGGGAGAATAGGAATAGTGAAAGCACGAGAATACCTTTAGCATTCCATTTTGTTCCTTTAATGGAAGAAATTGGCTGGAAATTTATCGAAGATATAATCTGGCTAAAACCTGAAGGTGCTGCTAAAAATAGAAATGGTGGTTTTTTCCAACATAGACAACCTGTGGCATATAAACCAAACATTATCAATGAATACATCTTTATATTTCAAAAACCTTCAAAATTCTTGATAGATAAAATTGTTAGAGGTTATGATGCGATAACCTCATTAAATAGCAAGGTTGCAGACGGATATGAAAGAACTAATGTATGGAAAATAAACCCAGAGACAAAATCTAAACATCCTGCTCCATATCCAGAATTGTTGGTTGATAACTTAATAAAATATTATTCATTTTGCGGAGATGTAATTTTAGACCCTTTCGCTGGCTCTGGAACAACTTTGGTATCTGCTTTCAAGTTGAATAGAAAAAGTATAGGATTTGAAATACATAGAGAATATATAGATTTATTCGAGTGTAGAATTAAGACGATAACAAAACATAAAGATAAGGATAATAAATAGTTTTATAATTTATAAAATACCCTTCAGTATTTACTTTCTAATTCTATAACCCGTCTAATGTAATTTAAGTTGATTAGTGGGAGAATTGGTGAGCATTCCCATAGCTGTGTTTTAAGGAATGTTTGGATATTATACTTGACTGGATACATATGAAATAGACCGCCATAAATATCAAGCATATACCGCTGATATTTTTTAGGAAGTAATTTAACGCTATACTTAGGCAATACTATTAATAACTGAATATATGGCTTGACAAAACAATTATCGGTATTTAATACGGGTAATTCATTCGCGATTGAATGATTTAGGATATCTTTGATTGTCGGTGGATAATTATAAGGGTAATACCATTCACAATCAATGTCGCGTCCTTTATAGTATGAATAGACCCAATATATACCTTTAATGTAATTATTGCAGGCGTTAAACATAATTGTGGAATCGATTGATATATTATTATCAAATACAACCCTATAATATTCTTGCCGCCACTTGTTAGGGCTATTATAAATCGTATTGATTAATGGGTCTTTGTTTTTTAACCCATAATAATCGCTAGCTACATTTTTGTTGTCTGGTATCTTTTTCTTAATATATCTTTCGCATATATTATGTATATCGTCATCTTCGGTATTTGCCAAATCCTTAAAGATATCAATGAGGCAATTGTGGTTTATTACGCCATTATTCACTAATAGTCCATTAACTTTAATAGACCTTTTCGTAGCCGATAATAGATTGTCTATACCATTATTTTTTAATTCAATTGTTAATAAATGTGGAATAAAGTCGTTGCCTAATATAGTGCAAGCGGTGCAATAGGTTTCTATTAAATCGCAGTCATTTGAAACGCTAGATTTATCAGTGTTATCTGTGGTATCTGAGGTATCTGAGGCATCAGATTTATCTGATGTATAAGTGTTAAGAACACCCCAGTTTGTTTTCAATTCGCATAGTATTGCTTTGCGCAATTCTCTAATATTTAAATAATTATAAATTGTCTTGTTTGTATGCGGTTCCTTAACTTCTCTCATTAAATATATATTTTCCTTATGCGACATCAGAGATAGTATGATTAGGTCTGCGTCAAGCCCGTGAATGATTATTCGGTCATCATTAGGTTCGCCCTTAATCATTTTGAATATTTTGTGCTCTCCTTCGCCACACTCATCGCTGCCACTATAAATTACTTTATTTTTATTGCGGTCATCATTAATATTCCTCCTAATATATGTGTTCAATCTATCCATAAATAATGTTCCGGGTGTTATAGCATTCGTATCCCATACAATATTAACATTATCCAAAGTATTCCTATAAATATTCAAGTATCTGCGCTTTCTTTGCTGGAACATCTTTGCAAGAGGCGCTACGCCATCCGCGCAAATAATATATTTACTTGCTTTGTAATTTTCAATATAATACTTAATCCTATCCCACACTCCTTCAATAATCTCACTTTCAATCTTGTCGTTATCAACGCGTCCTACGGGTGCGTCCTTGTATTTTCTTATAATATCTTGCGCGACATTATGTATAATACCATTGAAATCTATACAATATATATCCAATCCCGTAGGTTTATTGTTTGATATGATATTATTGTATTTTTGCGTCAATGAATAAAAATAATAAGGAATTCCCATTTTATATTATTACTACAAATATATATTTATATGATTATCATTTTTTATTTTTCTTTCTATCATATTAGAATATATATATAATATGCCTGTTGCTACTACTACTAATTTGAGTGATGTATTTCTAGGCTCTGAACAATCAAGATATGCGGGCATCGCTCTATTCATTACTATATTGATAATATGTTTATCAATCCTTTTCACCAGTAGCAAAATACCTATTGAGCAAAGACTGCTGTTTGTTGTATTTATTATTATTATAACAATCCCCTCGATATTAATGTCTTTATTCGAGCTAACTTGCATCGTCACAGGCGGAAACTATAATACACGCTGGTGGTGCTGGCTTCTCGCGTGGGTATTAGCGATAATGATTATAATTTATTGTATAATGATTATAATCTCCCTATTCATATCTATGTCTAACTATGACCTAGCGAATGAGCGTATTACCGAAGATATCGCTACTAACAACGTGGATAACGCAAACGCCAATACTTATGCTAAGAATATAATGAAGTCCTATGAGCAAGATAAGCAAACTAATCATACCCGCCACGAATTACAAGAACAGATGCAGCCTATGCAGCCTATGCAGCCTATGCAGCCTATGCAGCCTTCCCAACAACAATATCAACCTCCAGTGCCACCCCAAACTCAATATCCTGTCCCTCAACAATCCCAACATATGAATGTTAATCAAATGTATCCTTCATCTCACGAAGGCGGCAGCAGCTATACTGGGTTTGATACGTCGGACAACTTATCACCCCTCGATACCGCTTTTAATACTATGAAATTACCAATGCGACTACCTGCTACCCATAATGCCCCGCGTGTGAATGATAATGTTGCACCCAATGATGCTTCGAATATAGACAAGTTCAGTTTATTTTAGGTATTCAATATATCTGCTCATATTTCTATTAACTCGGTCAATATATTCTACATTCCAGCCTAAAAATTTAAATGTATATTCTGTGTATGATTTAGCGGGAATACTATACCCATTCATATGATATCCTTGAAAATCAGTAATAACATTGATATCTATACATTTTAGAATAGCACCCATATTTAGCAAAAGTTCGCACTCTATATTATGGTTCGCTAAAAGGATTTGTAAATCATCATAGATATTAAAAGGCTCTGACAGAAATGCATAATAAAATACATCAAACATATCCTCGTCTATAATAATTTTCCATACAATAAGTTTATCAACATTCTTATCATAATTAAATGCGTATTTAATTGCTATTAATTCTTGTATCGATGTTGATAAAAATGTTTGCGTTGTAATTATCTTGTCTATATATATTTTTTGTAGCATTTTTTTACATCCGGGATAATTAAATCCACGATATAAAACGATGGTTTCTTGCCTTTTCCTTTTACCATAACGTTGTATATCAACGACTGCATTGCATTTAGGAATTTTTTTCATTAAAACATTGGATAATATCTGTATATTTTTAAATTGCTCTAGAATAAAAGCATTAACATCTATTTTATTTTTTTCCATATATTTTTCAATACCATTATCACCCTTAATATAGCTACTTTTTTCATAAAATATATTGCCTTTCATCATAAACTCTAAAAACTCTTGTTTTGTGAAATGGTTTAGAAATAGTTGCTGGTGATTTAGTAATAAATAGGTAAATATTTTGTAATTCAATGTGTAATAACCATCACTCTCTTTCGAACTAAAATAATCGTATACATCGTCCTCTCTCTTCCATTCGTAAACAAAATCTGCTATATTTACTCGAACACCATTACGAGAAATGGAAACCTTATTACAATAATCGCGTAGGCTTGGGAAGTGTTGTATTGTCGTAGTTGTCATATATATATTACAAATATATTTAAGAAATCGTCAATATTATATTATAATGTTTTAATTTATAATTATGAAGAAAAAAGATGATGATACTAAACGCAGCGGATATTTTAGACCACAGATTTGTAGAAATTGTGGTATTAACGGGCATCTATACAAGGATTGCTTGCATCCTATAATGAGTTTTGGTATTATCTGCTATAAGATTGATAATGGGGAAATCAAGTATATTATGATACAGCGAAAAGACAGCCTCTCATTTATGGAGTTTGTTAGAGGTAAATATAATCAGAATGATTTAAATTATATCAAGCAGTTGGTTGATTATATGACGGATAATGAAAAGACGATGATATTAGAGAACAGCTTTGAGACCATATGGAATTATACGTGGTGCCAAACATCTCAAAATGTTTTCAAACATACCAAAGAATATATTGAATCTAAAACGAAGTTTGACTATATAATTAATAATATTAATTTTATAAATATATTAAAATCCAGCAAGGTGAAATGTAATTATTTAGAGCAAGAATGGGGATTTCCGAAGGGACGAAAGAAAATACGTGAAAGCGATATTGATTGTGCAGTTAGGGAATTCTGTGAAGAAACCCAGTTATTCAAAGATGACATCCAGATAATTAAGAATATATGCCCATTCCAAGAAATATTCTTCGGCACTAATAATATATTATATAAGCACGTTTATTACATCGCAAAAATTGTTAAGGAAAAATCTAAAATATATTTGGATAATAATTGCCTTGAGCAAGTAAGGGAGGTTCGAGACATTAAATGGCTTACGTATTCGGAGGTATTGTCGCATATTAAATATCATAATGTCGAGAGAACTGAAATTTTTAAGAAAGCTCACGCAATTATTAAAGATAGCATCGATGGATATAAATCTTCTTTAATCTAAATAGAAGGGCTATTAATGTTAAAAACAAGTGTAGTGAACGCAGCATCCACAAAAATATGTCCTGACGGGAAAGAACTAAATCCTATCACAAAAAGATGTGTTAATAAATGCAAGGACGGGACAATACGAAATATAACAACAGGCAAATGCGATAAAATACCAAATGGGAATAATGCTAAAAAAGGGAGACCTAGAAAGAAAACTCCACCCAAAAAGAAGACACCTCCTAATAAATCTGTGTCGCCACCGCAATCTCTTACACCAATATCATTTCCACCGAGTTCTTCTTCGTCTCCTACATTGGCACCGAAGATATCTTCGTCATCTACGCATTCATCTTCAAAGAAACCTTTCGAATTGTATTATCCAGATTTAGATGACCCTGAATTTACTACTAAAATATCTAAAAATAAAGAGTTTCTAATACACAAGATAAGTGATTTTCCTGTAATTAATAACGTTAAGGAGTTTGACGAGGTATCTAATAAATTATGTGGAAAGTTTGATAAAATGTTGTATCAGCATTTTGCAAGCCAATATATATCTTATCGAACACCATATAGAAGTGTCTTGCTATATCACGGAGTTGGTGTAGGAAAAACTTGCTCTGCAATTACAATATCAGAAGCACTATTGAGTTCTCAAACAACTTCTGAACCAATGATTTGGGTAATTATGCCTCAATCTTTAAAGTATAGTTTCAAGTCGCAAGTATTTAATATAGACGACTTTGATATATTCGAGAACTTATCTAATCAATGCACTGACCACAATTATATTAAATTATTAAATATATATAAATCAACATTTAACAAAGATAATATACGCGCAAATAACAATAATAACAAAGGGGTGAAAGAGTATAGAGAGAAGCTTAGAAGCGAACTGAAGGCGTTATTAAAAACCCGCTATGATATTTTTACATATGATAGGTTTGCCAAGTATATTAATGATAATTATAGTAATAAGATTGTTGAAAACAAGGTTATTATAATAGATGAGGCGCATAATATCAGGAGCACAAATAAAAAAATAAAGGATACCTATCTGGCGTTAATGAAATGTCTGGAAAAGGGGGTAAATAACAGGCTAATACTATTATCTGCCACGCCTATGTATAATGAACCTAGAGATATTTTGGAGCTTTTAAAATTATTAATTATAAATGATAAGCGATTTAAGATTATAGAAGAGAATAAGAAGATATTTAATGGCAAGACCTTTAATATCGAAGATGCAAATGTTATTGACCTTCTCAAAAGATTATCAAATACCTATATCTCTTACTTGAAAGGCAAGAACCCTTTTACATTTGCTTTAAAATTAAATCCGAGCAATAGCGGTATTAAGGTATTAGAAAGAGCCCCCACAAAAGACCTAAACAATAAATTAATTAGCAAAGAAAATCTCAAATGGTTTCAAAATATAGATGATGACATTGTAATATCCAAATTAGGAGAAGCGCAAAAGAAGATAATAGATAAGCTCGAGAAATTAGATATTAGCGACGATGACCTAGATGTAGGAGAAGACGATGAAGAAGACGATGATAATGGTAGCGACACGAAGCAAAATAATAATATGAAATTACTGCAACCGATGAATATTGTATTTGATAATGATATAGGCATCAAGGGGTTTTATAATTTTTTTAGTAAAACAAAGGATACTGACCCAATCGAATTAAAATATGTTGAAAAATACAAAAATGCTCTAATGCCCGACAAGAACAATGAGCATTTAGGGAAATATTCAGGGAAGTTTTTGAATGTTTGCGATTTTATTCGTAATTCTAAAGGGATTGTTGTAATCTATTCGCGATTTCTATTATCTGGAATAATCCCTATAGCAATATCCCTAGAACACTTAGGATATACGCGCGAAGGCACTAATAATATATTGAAAAATGCCGAGATTGTTAGCGATAAGCCCGTATATGATGGTATAACGAACCCTAAATATTGCATACTAACGAGCGATAAAAGAGAATTTATGGGAAATACGAAAATAGACGATTTAATAAAAATAATTAATAGTGGAGAAAATTATAACGGGACGAAGATAAAGGTCATTCTAATAACACCTGTTGCCAGCGAAGGTCTGAGCTTTTATAATACGCGCGAAATTCATTTGATAGAGCCTTGGTATCATTTTAACAGGTCTGACCAAATCATTGGTCGGGGTATTCGTAATTGTCGGCATAATCGGCTTAATATAGAAAAGCGCAATGTTTCCGTATTTATGCACGCAAGTGTTAATGACGATGATACGCGCGAGAGCATAGATATCAATGCGTTCCGAATATCAACGCGAAAATACATTGAAAGTAAGAAAATCGACAAAATTATTATGGATAACGCGATAGATTGCCATTTAATGAAAAATATAAATTATTTCCCTAAATCTATCTTCAAACTAGATAATGTTAATATTGAAACATCACAAGGTGCCCTCATTAAGTATAATTTTGGGGACGAAGAAATAAATGAGCCGAAATGCCAAAATAACTCAGATATTAAAATAAATTCTAGCGGGTTTCGCAGTGAAATCTATAAGCATCTATTATCGAATATTAAAACGACTATTAAGAATATCATAAGCGGCTATCTGAATGATAACAGCGATAACAATATTTACATTGATTTTGAAACATTAAAAAATAAAATAGGTGATGATATTGATAATGATATCTTAATGTATGCTATCAAGAATATAATATATCCTAATATTTTAATTGATAATAAGTATATTATAAGATATAAAAATGGTTTACTGATAAATAATATAGAAACCGAGAATGCTCACAAAATCATCAGGTATAACAATGATATATTAATAAAAAAGATTGGAAACGCAAGCAACTCTAGTAGCGCTAGTAGCGCATCTAGTAATGCAGCAAGTAGCGTAGCGAATAAAGCAAAAATAGAAGGAAATCGAAAGGCATTGCTGAAAATAATCGATAAGTTGGATATTGACCGCAAAGATATAAATAAGACTACTATATCACTATATTTAAGGATTACTGCAGCAGAATTTAAAATATTAATCAGCTATATTTTAAAATCATATCCTTCGCAAGCGGATGACGAGTTTGATAGGGATATTCAGTTTATAAGCGACTGCTTATATCGACAAGGTATATTAATAAAAAGCGAAGATATACCATCGTATGATGATAACCCTAACGAATATATAGGATACGTAAATATGTTTAATGAAAACAGCGAGGATGACAATACCTATATTCAATATAATGAAAATGATAAGAAACTTATTAAAAAATATAAAAATTATACAGAATATTTAAATCATATTGACGAGATACAAAAAGCGCGATTAAGGAAGAACATCAAACTCTATAATACTACCACGAATACCGAGCAAAATGTAGGACCCGCTTCAAAAAGCATTAAAGAATATTTCAGCAGTCGTATTAATAACAATATATATATACCACAAGATATGACTAATGAAAAAACTGCGTGGGGTATTATAGTTCGCTCTAAAAATAAATATATATTAAAATTATTCTCTACAGGGAACGGCAAGAAAACTGGGCGAGTTTGCGAAACATTCACTGATGAAGACCACAATGTATTTATTGAACAACTAGTGCCCACCAATGCAGCCGCTAAAAAAATCAAAATGAAAAATAAGAAAATATTATGTAGTTATATTGCAAATATATTACTTAATAAAAATAAACTCGTTTTATATCCTTTGTATAAACCTAAAATATAAATGTATTATACTGCACCCAAGTATGCCATCCAATAATTATTTTCGAACATAAATGCTCTTTTAGATAACATTAAATTATCTCTTTCAGCCTCCAATTGTTTTCGATGTTCAAATAGCAACTCATCTATTACTTCTAATACTGGTATGAACCTTTTCTTTTTGTATATTCCCTTCATTTTGAATTCTTTATTCAATAACAAATCAATTTATATTATTATTATATAAAAAAATAAATAAATATAACATCATAATTCCAAGAATTCCACTAGCATAGTCTATACATTTTTATCGATAGTAATCCGTCCCTTGTTTTTCTCCTTGTTATATAATATAACCTTGTCATTATAGCAAATTTCCTTGTCTAGCAAGAATGATATAAACAATGCAGTAGATTTATTCCATCGATTATTTACTATACCCGACATAATTTCAGCGCATTTTGTAGCCCCAAATATCTTCGCAAACTCTTCTTTTGATATCAAAACGACTAGAGCATCCTTAACGTAAGCAGTGGAATTACTAAAGGATGATGTTTCGCTAATAATAATATCAAGTGGTTTTATCGTGTTATCTTTCTTTTTACTTTTAGGAGCCTGTTGCGTCTGCTTTATATCTTTTGTTGTTGTTTTTGTAATAGTAATAACTTCTTTATTATTATCCTTATCTATCTCTTTATCAATATTCTTTGATATTATTGGTGGTTCTATGAAGTCAATGATATTGGTCGCAATAGTCGCATCACTAACCTTGTAATGCTGTGTGTGTTTTTTGAATATACTTTCGTCAATATCTTTCCATTCCACAAGAGACGCGTCATTTGCCGCTGCTAATTTATTATAAAGAATGTCTATCATTTCCGTATATCGTATAATATATTTAGTATTATATACGTGTCATTTTTTTATGTAATTAAATAATCTTCATATGTTAAATCGTTGTCTATACAAGCAGCATAGCTTATATTTTGCTTCATAAATTTCTTTTTTAATAAATAAAATTTCATACTAGATGAAAACTTATGCTTTTGATTAACTATATTGCTCGTAGCCCCGTTAATAACATTATTATCATTTGAAGCATTATTCAAATCGCCGCTAACAATAGTATCGCAATTTGCACCGCTTTCGACGCGTTCGCCATTTTCACTGCGTTCACTACTATCGCCACCATCACCATTCTCGCCGTTCGCAATGCTTTCCCTATTTTCACCTCGTTCACTACGTTCACCTCTCTCGCCACTCACGCCACTCACACCGCTCACGCCGCTCACGCAACTAGTGTAGCATTTGCGATAATCATCGTCCCCGTTAGTTTCCTTTGCATTTATGCTTTCATTTAGTAAGGTTTTCATTAACTCGTATTTTGAAATTTCATTTTGCGATTTGATACAGAATGATATATAATTATTTATTTTTATAAGCAATTCTTCGTCAATCCAATTGAGATTTAAAAAAACACCATTATTATTCTTAGTATAATTAGCGTTCGTATCTAATATTATTTTAAATAGTTCTAAGTTCTCATTGTCGGTTAGTTTAGAAACGTTAGCCTGTATTGTTTTACATAATTCCATTTTATTCATTTTTATTCAATTTAAATAACAATAAGGTATATTTTTTTATATAGTATTTTCTATATTCTACAATCCACAATTTATAATCTTACATCTACAATCTTTTAATCGTATTCATCGCCACCGCCGTATGAACCACCTTCATCAAAGTCGTCGTCTAATGCGTCGTCTTCTTCGAGTTCATCCATTTCTTCATCTAATTCTTCATCTTCCTCTTCTTCGTCGTTCTCAAAGATACTGAACTCACCGCCTTTCATTTTATCACTATCTTCGTCTATTATAATTTTACGCACATTATCAATTTCATCTTCGTCTTCTTCTTCATATATATCATTATCGTCCATCAAATCGTCGTCGGCGAAAGACAAGTTATCTTCTTCTTCATCGTCGATTGACGGACTATCATCTTCAACCTCTTCGATAACGCTGATATCATCATCATTCTTATCTTTAATAATTCGCCCAATTATAGAAATCATCTTGTCATACAAGGTGAATTTTTTACCACAAACAATCACATTGATTTCGTCCCCGATATTAATGTTGTCTATATTAACGTCTGATAGTATTCCCGAAGTAATCTTAGGAATTATTACTTCTAAAATAGCCATATCTTCGTATTTGCCTATCGCAAGTAATCCAAGATTGTTTTTTGCCTTAACAACGCATTTAACCATAGAGTCTTGCGCAGGATTGCATATTTCAGCTATACAATTTAAATCATAGGCAATATTACCATTAAAATGGGCTTCCTTGATATAACCAGGCGACCTTTTGATTACTTTTATGCTATCCTTCTTGATATACCCGTGCTTACTGCAACTATTTTCAAGTGTTGATTTGATTTTAAGCAAAATAGTATTCTCAAAGTTCTTATTTAATTCGTTGGGCATCAATATAATTGTAGTATTAAATTTGATAGGCATAAACATTTTAGACATTTTAATAATCTAATTTATCTATATGAATATATCATTTTTTTTATTTATATAAAAAACTGATATATAAATCTATAATATCTATATTTATTAGATAATATAGATATAATAATATGGAAATATCAAAAGATGATGCTATCTTCCAAATTATAGATAATATATCATTGAACGCAGAGGAAAATATTGAAAATATTATTAAACTCGAGAATACAGGATTATGGTCTGAAGATAACTATTATAACTTTGTAAATATAATGAGTAGCGAGGGATACGTAGAAGATAAAGAAACTCAGGTATTAAATGCATATTCAAACGATTACTTATTAACCATTAAGAGCGCTAAGAAAATATTGTATTATTGCAATAATAATACTATCAAAGACGATGAAAGATATGTTAATTGGTATAATCATCGGCTTGTATCAAAAAATGTCGTGAATACTTTATTCGATTCCACTTTAATATTTTTAAATACCAAAAAATACAAGATAGATACCGAGAAGAACCCTATAGTCAATTGGAATAATATGCAAAAATACTTTAAAGTGAATAAATGTATTACCTATACGGATACTGCAACAAACATCAAATACATTGTGAATATTTGTAAATCTCACGACTTCGATTATTATGAAGCGACCGACAAAGAGTATCATCTAACCTTGAATAAATCCAAGATTATCAATAAGACGCAGCAATATGAGTTCTATATTGATATAACAAATACAGATAAAGATAATATACTACCAGCGATTATTAAAATGGAGCAGGCATTACATCTAAATACCTTTATAATTTCTAAAAATCAGCAATTGGAAGTTATAAAGGAGTATGGAAGGCTCGTTAAGCCTGATATCTTTACAAGAAGATACGACGAAACGAAGCCGCCCTTATTAACACCTAAGCCTTTCACATTGGAGCGGGCGAATATGTTAAACCCGAGCGACTACGAAAATGGCTATGGTATCACCACTATATTATCCGAATATACTGCAACCGAGAAAGCGGATGGCGAGCGGCTATTGATGTTTATTAATAGCACTGGCGGTGTGTATTTAATCAATAATACCCATCAGGTTATAGATACAGGCATTAAAAGCCCTAGCGAACTATATAATTCGCTCATAGATGGCGAGTATATCGCTTGTAGTAAGCGAAGGGACAATGCTGCCGTTGGGCTTTATGCGTCGTTTGATATGTATTATTATAACGGGAAGAAAATCACGCAGTATCCTTTAATTGGAAGCGGTGATGCTGCTAATAGCGGGTCGCCTGAGAGTTCGCGTGGTAGATATGACTATTTGCTGGCGACTGAAAAACTCTTAAAAAGTAAGAGCGAGTTTGCGATGGATTACATTGTAAAAGAGCACCTGTATTCAAAAGATATATTGAACGATTGCAAAAACATCCTTACAAGCATAATATATCCATATGAGATAGATGGTTTGATATTTACACCAGCGAAACTCGCGGTATTCTCGAATTACGCAAATAAAGCAGAGCCTATTACTGAAAAACTCGGGTGGGACAAAGTATTCAAATGGAAACCGCCTGAGCAAAACAGCATAGACTTTCTAGTAAAGAAGGGCGAGAAGATAACAATCGACACCATTAATTATACTGAGTTTAAATTGTATGTTGGTTATAATGCATCGCAGATAGAAAACTATACGATGAAAGATGTGTTCAACTATATTTATAAGTTTAACCAGTATAGAAATGAAATAAAAGAAAGAGAAAAATATGTATGTAGGTTGTTTATGCCCGAATATTACTATGAAAAGGGAATTGAAAGGTCATTAATAAAGATGCAAGCGAACAAAGAGATTAGATGCGAGAATGGCGATAAGATTGAAGATGAAATTATTGTTGAATTTAATTATGATGGAAGCGAAGAGAACCCGTCGATGCGCTGGAAACCTATGAGGGTGAGAGAAGATAAGACGCGTATCTATAGGCAAGGGGTATTATCAAAAACGCTAAACGACTTCAGCGTCGCTTGTAATATATGGCGTTCTATACATAATCCAATCTCTCAAAATAATATTATAGGGAACGAAAAGATAATAAATAATATGGATGTCGCCGAGCTAAATGCGAACGATATCTATTATTCGCGAACAATGCAAAAAGAAGCAAGGTTATCGCATCATATGTTGGTATTCCATAATCACGGGGTGAAGGATTACCTTTATTCTAAACCAGCGAAGAAAGGCTCTATTGTAGAGTTGGCGTGCGGTCAGGGAGGCGACCTGAATAGGTGGATTAAAAACGAGTATCGCTTTGTATTAGGTGTTGATTTAGTTAAGAATAATATATATAGCCCTAATCACGGGGCATATGCGCGATTACTTCGTGAACGCAAGAGGTTCTTTATAAATATGAAGAATAACAACAATATGCTATTTCCTGATATGGTTTTCGCAGTGGGTGATTGTGCCAAATCAATAAAGACTGGTGAATGCGCGGTAAGCGACAATGCTTCCATAGATGACCGCGATAGCTATAATGTATTAAAAATGGTATTTAGCAAAGGGAACAAGAAGAATGACACGCAATACAACAAGATTATTGGACGGGCGATGAATGGATTTGACGTATGCTCTTGTATGTTTGGTATCCATTATTTCTTCAAAAGCGAGGATATGCTAGATGGGTTCTTATCAAATGTTAGCGAACTATTGAATATGGGAGGTGTATTCTTCTGCACCTTTATGGATGGCGAGAAGATTGAAGCAGAAATTGAAAATAATGGAGGTGATAAAATAGAGGGTTTCAAAAAGTTGTCGAAGCGAAAAGACGACAAAGGCGAACCGATATGGGCTATATTAAGATGCTATGATAAAACAGATATCTCTAAGTATAATAAGCAAATCAACGTATTTATTGAAACAACCAGTAAATTAATTCCCGAGTATCTTGTATCATATAAATTCTTATTAGAAAAATGCAAGGATTTTGGCTTAAACATCAAAGAAAGCGAAATGTTTTCAGAAACCTTTAGCAGATTTAAAAGTAATTTAGATGATTTGAAAGATACTAAAGAGAACCTCTACAAATCGATTATAGAACTAGAAAAGGTCGAGAATAATGATTTGAAAAGATTTAGTTCCTTTAATAGGTGGTGCATATTTGAAAAGGTTGCTTAATAAATGCACTTAGGATATCTATCTAGATATTATTAGTATATAAAGAAAATTTATTTTTATAAATATATATATGTATTATGATATTATTTTATAGTGTTTTTTGTAATCATTGTAAAATGTTATTGGATCATATTAAACGTTATGATAAAGAGAAGATAATTAAGTTGGTTTCAATTGATGATTTGCGTAGCAAGAATATAAATATTGAAACTAAAATACATTCAGTGCCTGCATTTATGATATTGCCAAGTAAAGAATTAATATTTGGCAAGGCGGTATTTGACCATCTATTATTGCCTGGACGTGGTATTCTATGTAGTAGCCAAAATACGCGTATGGAAAAGACAGGTATCGCGGGAGGCGCGGGAGAACCCGATATTATACCATTAGCGAATACTAGCGAACCTGACAACGAACCTTTAGCATTCACATTGAATACTGCATCCTTTTCAGACAATTTTTCGATAATTGAAGACGAAACGAGGGAGATGAACGACAAAAATTATAAATGGGATTTTATAACAAACGACAATAATCTTAGCGATGGTATTCAAAATATTAATATTAATATCGACGATACAACAACATCTAAAAGCGATAAAACAATGCAATCTATGGAAGAATTAAAGAAATTCAGAGATGCCCAAAAGTTCTAGAGACAGACACTTATTTTTTATAAATATATATAAGGAATTATCATAATATATTTTTATAGTGTATTAAAAATTTAAAGAAAAATGTCAAGTCAATTTATATTTAACCAATATTATATTGATTTAATTAAGCGCATAAAGGGGTTCGCTAAAAAGATGAGAGAAGGTGATAATGACGAAGAGCAGGTGTTTGGTAAAGGTATAGTGAAAGCGATAAAAGAGAATTATATCACACTAGATAAATCGTCGGATGAATATATTCTATATGTTCGAGGTATCCCTTCTGATTTTTGGGCTTCCTATACTGCGATTGACGACATCAACGCATCTAATGACTGGTTTCTCTCTGATGAAGTAAAGGATGTCTGTATCTACAAGAATATCTCCGTATCATCTATCCGAAAGCTGTTAAATGACGACTACCTTTGCCATCATTTCTTCTCGGTCTTTTATTTGTTTATGGAAGAGCTTAGCGACGATGATGTTAAAATGTATGTATCCGTCCTTCAAGATACTAAAAATGAAATCAGTCTTGACAATATTACGAATGACCTGCATAAGAAGGTCATCTCGCGATTAAACGAACTGAAGACAAAGAAAGGTAAGGAAACCAGCGGCATCGATATGTCTGCTATGGAAGATACAATGCTCGGAAAACTCGCGAAAGAAATACTAGAAGACGTTGATGTTGATAAATTGCAAAAATCCATTGGAGATAATGGCGATATTCTAAAGGCTATTGGAGACCCCGATAGTGGGTTTAGCGAACTTATTTCTAACGTTAGCAGAAAAATGGCGAACAAGATATCAACGGGTGAATTGAAGCAAGAAAACCTTCTTCAAGATGCTATTAAGTTTGCTTCGACGATGCCTGGACTATTTGGAAACGCAGGTGCTGCTGGAGGCGCGGGCGGAACGGGTGCTGCGTCATCGAATAACCAGCGAAAGAACGAGCCTGATATGACTTCAATGATGAATATGATGTCTTCTATGATGAATAATAAGGAAGGTATGGATATGTTTAAGAATATGATGGGGAATATGAATAATCAAAAAGGCGGTTCAAGGCAGACGATTAACAAACCTGCGCTTAAAAAATTAGCAGCCGTTAATAAATTAAAGTCAAAGATTGCGAAAAGAAATGAAATGTGTAAAAATGACGAGTGATAATAATTAAAAATAATATAGATATTAGGATAAGAACAAAAAATAATGTTTTGGTTAGATAATTTTAATATTTTAACAATACCTATATTAATTCCTGATATTAATATGACTTTCGAAGAGAAACTAAATTCTATAATAAGAGGATTGTTATTTTTAGGAATTATTTTTACATTAGTTTTTAATGATTCTAAATATATATTATTTGTATTGATAATTATGATAATCTCAATAATTATATACAATTATCAATATGAAAAAAATAAGCAGATAGAAAAGTATTTGAATGACAATAATCTGGATATTATAAATAATAAAAAATGCGTGAAGCCTACAAAGTCGAACCCGTTTATGAACCCAAATATATTAGAAAAAAATATGTTCGCTGCTTGCTCTATTGAAAACTCTAAAATTAGCAAGGATATGGATGAACATTTTAACGAGAATGTATTTCGCGAGACAGACGATTTATATAATAAATCCTTATTACCACGACAATTTTATACGATGCCTTCTACAACGATACCAAATGAACGCGAAAAATTAGGGGATTGGTTATATAATACTGGGCAATCCTGCAAAGAAAATACACTTCAATGCTATGATAACATTTATCACGACTTCAGGCGTTCATCCCATTTATAATAATGAATGTAATGAATGAATGTAATGAAGTCTTATTTTTATGATAATGATATATATAAACATATTATTAGATATATAAACATATTTAGATTTTTAAAAATGATTTTTGTGCCTATCGGTGTTGATTGTGATGTAGCGTATTTTTTAAATAAATATAATTTTAGGAAAATGTCGCTTCCATTTGATTGGAATGTTTCATATACTGGCGTAGCCAAATGTATTGAATGTGATTTTAATGAATATACTGCGCCATTAAATGAAAGTAGAGTTAATAAGTATGATGTGTATTTTCATCACGACTTTGAATATGAAAATATGCTAAATACCGACAAAGAAAAATACGCGAGGAGATGCGAAAGATTACTAAATATATTGAAGGAAAATAATGAAACGTCAGGCGAACATATTATGTTTATTCGCAAGGGGCATTTACAACGCCATCACGAAGAACAAGGTGCTGTATATAGCAATATTATGAAAGATATTTGCGAAGCAGAATGTTTAGATAGTATGTTGCTAAATAAATACCCAAACTTAAAATATAAAATTATATTGATACTAGGATGCACCAAATGTTTTAATCAAGATACCACATATAATAGCAAATCAAAGAATATAGAGATATATAATTGTATTCATAATGACGAAGTTAGAGGCAAGTTATTCGAAGAATGCTTATTCAATGTTTGCAACCATAGTAATACTAGGTAATACTAGGTAATACTAGGTATTACCTTACTTTTACTGCTACTTTCTTAGCCTTTGCGTGTCCATAATTATATTTTTTCCTTGCTTTATTTGCTAATATAAAAGCCTTCTTCTTATGGTCGCAACCATCCCTAATTATATTATAATCAACTGCTGCTGCTTTCCCCGATGTTAAAGCACTCGCTAATCTTGCTAGTCCCCACGATTGAGGTGTTTGGTTAGGTCTAGAACCCGACGAATAATATGCCCCCTCGCCTTTTCTAACAATCTTATTTAATACCTCTAATTTGCAGCCTGTTTTCTTTGCTAATTCTTCGGTAGGTGCGATATTCTTTACATTATATATTTTACGTGCATTTACAATATGGGGCGACTTCTTATTTTTGAACGAGGCTACCTTCTCTCTATTATAATAGACCCCTTCCTTGTATAGATTTTTAGATTTTATTAACATTTTCGCTTGTTTTTTATTGTCTTTCTTATTAAGCATCTTTGGTAAATATCGCATAGGGAACTTAAGCAACTCATTATTCCCTACAAGTTCCTTCGCTCTTTTATCCATCTCTTTAATATTAATATTATATAAATAAAAAATGATATATATGAATGTTAAGTTATAAGTTATAAAAATGCTAACAAATGAATGCACGTGCCCTTGTGGCGGAGGACAATCTTGTATCGTCGACAGACGCACATTGAATGATTGGGTTCACGAAGATGATTTATTTACCAAGAATAAGTTGCCCTTGAGGAAAAACTGCTATCAGCAATATACCAATAAGCAACTAAAAGCCCTGAGTAATTTTACTGCAAATGATAGTTTATGCTAAATACTGCTAAGACTGCATAAATAAATAATAATACTTATTTTTATATAAGTATTAGAAAAAAAGTATTCATATTCCAAAGTTATTTTCAATATCTGTAATACGCTTTTTCATATTTTTTAAATCTCCTTCAATTGTGTTATCTAAGTGCGAGTTTAATATTTTATTATGTTTTCTTCTTACTGCTATTTCTTCTGTAGTCCAGACTATTTTAGGTGATACAAGTTTAGGTGAAGTTCCTTTAACAAATTTTCGTATGTTATCATTATATAATGGTTTAGGTTTATCGTATAAATGGTAGTATTCTTTCTTAAACCTCGCACGCATCTTCACATCTACTTCCAATATATATCCACAGAGTAAATAAATATACTCATATATATTTTGAAAATTTGTATTATTAGAGCGTTTATAGTTATTCAATACTGATATTTGCTCAGGCATAACCCGCGTAGGTTTTTTTAATACTTTGCGAAACATTTTTAAGAATGGAGTAAATTTTGCACCTCCATTTTGAATGTAATTAAACCTTCTAACTCTGCTTACGCTACCTGCACTGCCCGCACTGCTAGCGCTGCCTTGTGATTTTAGAATATATTTTATAAACCTTTCCTTTGCCTTCTCATTTACCCATATATCATTAATGATTTCTATTAAATCCTTGATAGTTTTATACTGACTTTCTAATTTAATGTTTGTGGTTGTAATATCGATGCCTTTAAACAGCGCTAGAACATCTTCTAATACCTTATTTTTAATAAAATAACGCCGCATATATTCTTCAACACTAGCATCTGTCTTCATCACACTAATATGTCTATATAGCTCACTCATTCTTTTTTCTACTTCTTCATATTTAAATCCCTTAACCTTGTATAAATAACTTCGTAAATAGTTGTATAGCCTTATGTCTTCTTTTATAGTTTTTTTATATAATATGAAATCTATGAAATAATAATATCTTTTTTCTCCGCTAATATCTATGGTTTCTCCGCTTAACGTGGTATATTTATATTGTTCTCTTTCTATTCTTGTTTGAAAAGATAATAATTTATCTATTGCCTCCTTTTTAAATAGTTCAGGTTTTATATAGTAGCACGCATTTACCTTTTGTAATATATCGGAGATATTAGAAGCAAAACTATAAATAACTTCATATAAATTTGTAATATAAGACATCGCGAATAACATTAATAACCCTTTAGAGCGCGGTTGTGGTATTAGATTATAATATTGTGATAAATCTATTGGAGACTTTGGTATTATTCTTGCGGCTTTAGGTGGATTAAGCTTCGCTGCTGAAGATAAGGAACTACTTGCCAATGAATGAGAAGAATATATTATAGGAATAGTCGGTTTGTCTATTTTAAGCAAAATTGCCGATGGTGAAGATGGTATACTATTAGGGATGTTTATTCTATTCATTCTACAATATATATATATAAATTATATAAATAATATGTTAATAAATATAAGCAGCAATTCTGAAAGCAGCGAGGTAATGAAGAAGACTACATCAATAACATATAACATTGAAACTAACGGGGGAATTTCTACAACCGAATTAGAATACAAGGATTATGTTAAAAACGAAAAGGGCGAAGAGAACCTATTACATTACAAACTTAAGAATATAACGAACTGCGATGAACTGAAGGCAATTACGGATACCAATGTATCTGGGGATACCGACGATGTCGCTAGTGGTGTAAGCGAGACCTTTAATAAGATATACAAGGTAAATAACACAATTGATGAGACAATCGGTGTAAGTAGCAATAACAAGGATTGGAAAATACACGAATATAAAAACCATAAGTTAGATAAAAAATATAAGCAGGGATATGATACCATTAAATTCGATATTAAAAGCGACTTATTGGAAAATTACAAGAGACAAAATTATATTAAGGACAACAATTAAATTTTTTTTATTTATTATTTACAAATAGATAATGAATAATAATATGTTTGATACAACAACAAGTATATGCTCAGATGATTGTTGGAAAACTGCGAAGGAGTTGCATAATAATAAGATATCGGAATATAATTTGCACCCTAATAACTTCGTTAGCTGCGAAAATCCTAATGTTAGAATGACGGACGGCTATTTGCAACACCCTAATTTACGCGGGCGACCCGGATACGGATTAGCGGACGATTGTCTAATTGATAATTATTCGATGCTGCGCAATAATCCCGATGGTATGACACAAGACCGCTGCAGAATACAATTAAATAACCGAATATTTACATCGGGTCCCAGTCTAAGATGCGGTGCAGGAAATATAGGAGATGAATTAAACTTGATTGAAGGGAATAACACGAACCCCTTCCAATGCAAGAAGCTTATTATGGAAAAGGAAATGAATAACTTTATACCTTTGTTAGATTTTATGAAAGATATCCAAGACCCTAAAAATATAGTGCCTGTATGGACAAATGGCGGTGAAGATACGCGGTCATACATACACCGCGCGGAGTTTAATAAGAATTGCAATTGGATCGGGCGTAATAAAAATGTTTCCGTATAATAAAAAAATATTATATAATAGAAGATAATATGAGTTTTAATAGAACAACATACGATACTTGTTCTTACAAGCAGGATTTGCAAGAGAATGTAAGCACCCTAAGTTATGTCCTTTCGCCCTATAGATACGAGCATATCAATAAATGCCGACACCAATTAGGTTTTGTCGGTGGCACTGCAGTATCGCACGTTCAAGGGAACTTAGTGGATTTAGATAGCGAATTACGAGGTCAAACCCGTATTATTTCTAAATGCGGGACAAACCAATATGTTCCTACGAATGACGGGATTATCAAGAATGACAAGACCGCCCCTATTGATACTACGATGCTCCATCTTCCCGCTTGTCAATCAATAATGTATAGAGAAGTCCCTCTGCCGCCGCACATAAATTATAATAAATGCAGTGGGTCGTAGGTAGGTAATATCTAGTGGATACCTTTATTTTTCTATTTTTTAGCACATTTTACCTAAATAATTAACAAGAAAGAACCATACTAAGTAAAATGGACCCAACATAAACGCAAAGAGAGCGAATAATAATTTGATTACCAGATTATTAACGAGACCTTTCCAATTGCAAGTGAAAGAAAGATATGCCGCGAAAACAGATATAGAAAATGTTAGGATGTATAGTAAAACGACTGCTATATTATCCATAACCCCCCATTTATAATAATAATTCGCGTTATATCCTAATAATAATAGATAAAGTGCGCTGATTATATCGTATTTAACGACGTTATTTTGTTCTCTCTCATAGCGATTATCGAAGTCATTGCCGCTGCTACCGCTACCGCTGCTATAAAAACCTTCTTTAACCTTTTCTTGATTATTAGCTATTAATGGTAATAATGGTATTAATATAAGCATATCTATTTATTTATGTATAAAATAATATATTATTTTATTAGATATGAACCAATATATAGATACAAGGTTAAATTATGATAGTTGCAGTTATAAAGAAAAACTTAGAAGAACTATCGGACCTGGCTTGTATCAACTAGAAACCCCGTATAATGATTGCGTTGAATGTTTTCAAGATGTTCCCAATGACCCTGCTTTAAGATATCAGAGTTACGGACAAAATACTTGCAGTATGAAAAAAGCAGTAGATGATTCAAGTGAATTACTCGGATTAAATTATAAAAATACAAAGTGTAATGCTGGCGAATATCTTCCTGGTAGTTATAACCCTACAGGATGTAATATCAAAGGCGCTGATAAACCCCGCTCTTGCATAATACCCCGCGAGGATACACGACTTTCGAACCCGCCTTGCACATTAAAAGAAACTGGAATTAATAGATGGGAATGGCTCTGCTTTGACCCGCAAGAACGCGCAATTGAGGCATTTGATAGAGTTCCCGTAAATTATAGAATGGTTGCTAAGGATAATCACGTGCCGATAATAGAATTCCCAGAAGACCAATCTGTATTTTTCCCGAAGGATAATAGCGCTAAATTAATAACCAATTTAGACGAATGGAAAAATAAATCCAAAGATAATTTAGCATATCAGCCAGGCTACCCATATGGCACTATGTATCCCAGTGTTAAATGCAAGAATTAATAAGACGATTATACATTGCATTTATCGATGGTAAACACAATATCATCATAGCGACCTTTATTGGGTCGCAAATCATATACTTTAATATATTTTTTCAAATGTTCAGGGACTTCATTGGAAAGCACTGCAATCCACTCGTATGCCTGAACATCCTCGATAATTAATATGCCATCATCCGCCAATATTTGCGAATACAATTTAATGAATTGCTTCATACTTTCTAAAGAATGCGGTCCGTCATCCAGCATAAAGTCGAATTTGATATCCTTATCTAAAAAGTTCTTCGTAAAAACCTCTTCGTCATATGCGTCCGTTGATGTATGCAAGATAATGTCCTGTCTATTCTTAATACCTTCCCATACGCTAGATAAATCCATAATATCTAGCCCATATACATTCGCATTTGTGAAGAAATCTTTCCACAATTTAATACTGCCGCCCAAGCATATCCCGACCTCTAAGACATTTTTAGCAGTCTCTTTTTTACTAATCAATAATTTCTGATAAAGCGGCAAGTAAGAATGCGTGGTATTCTTATCTGTTCGTGTATTGTCGACGATTTCTTCTAAACTCTCCATTGTATGCGATAATTGATAATATATTGTATATACATAATTATTGCTGTATTTCTTAAATAATAAATAATAAATAATAAATAATAATTATAATTATAGATAATAAACTAACTATTTTTTTTCCTTTATTCATTAGAGGTTAATAATGGATTTATATTCTATCGACAATGACATACCATCAATGAACAATATATATAGTTCTAGATATTGGGATAAAGTGAAGGAAGATGAGCAGAAGAGAAGCAACATATTATATGAAAAGGCTAAAACCCCATATGATACAGGGATAATCGCGAAGCCCGCTTATTCGGATATGTTTGCAAGAATTAATTCTGAGAATGCCAATAATAGCTATGTGTCGTCTTTAACGGGAGAAAAAATAAATAAAGAGAATTTCTCGCACAATAATATGACCCCTTTTTTAAGAAAAAATGTGACTCAAAATACGGATGTAGAGAATATGTCGTCGATGCTAGATAATAAAACGGGTAATAATCAGTTTTGGCAAAATAAAAAGGAGGTGCCGTGTTTATTCAAACCCGAGATGAACTCTGGGGGGAATATATGTGGTATGAAAAACAATGATGATTTCTTGAAGTCGAGAATAAATAATTCGTCACGTGTTAATAATTTCTTCCCAATCGAAAAAATCAGAGTGGGTCCTGGTATTAATAAAGGGTTTGATGCGATGCCCTCTGGCGGCTTTCAACAGATGGATACGATGGACTATGCGAAACCCCGTAGTTTAGACGATTTGCGTAGTAAAATCAATCAGAAGCAAACATATTTTGAGATACCTATGCAAGCGCCGCCAAAAGGCACCGAGCAGCGGAGCGTAATAACCCCTTTTGCTAAAAATCGCCCTGACACAAATTACGAAGTATCGCCAGATATGTGGTTGAAAACTACGGGGGCGATTACGAAAGAAGCGGAGCGACCATCGCAAAATATAAGACCTACCGCACGCCCAGAGTTTCACGTAGATTATAGAGGTGCTGCAAAATACGGAGAGAATTCGCCTGGTCAAGGTATTCTCAATGATTATGGCAAAAGTAATATAATCATATACGACAATGAGCGTAATATCACGGGAACGCGTAATGTTGTCTCAAATGTCTCATCCCTTGTTAAAGCCATTGTAGCGCCTATAATGGATGTCCTCAAATATACAATGAAGGAATATAATGTGGAAGCAGTAAGAGCAGTCGGTAATCCAAGTATTCAAATACCGAGCAAGGCTACAACATATGACCCTGTCAATCATATTATGAAAACGACAATTAAAGAAACCACGATACACGATAGCGAACTAGCGAATTTAACAGGCAACAAGGAGACTTACTCGGCTTTGAATGATAGCGCTAAGACTACTATTAAAGAAACCACGATACACGATAGCGAACTAGCGAATTTAACGGGCAACAAGGAGACTTACTCGGCTTTAAATGATATTGCCAAAACTACCATTAAAGAAACAATGATACACGATACGACTATTGCGAATATCAAGGGAGATAAGGGTGAAGGATATATATTATTTGACGACGACGAAGCGAAGAAAACCTTGCGGCAAACAATGCCTAAAATAGATAGCATTCGCAATATAGGAGGCACGACTTACAAGGTATCTCTTTATAATCCCGATTTGGTCGCTAAAACAACAACGAAGGAAACAATGATTAAAGGGAAATCGGAATATGGATTTTTAGGTGGCGTTCTCGAAGGTTTATTCGGTGGTTATTTGAGCACTAACGTGGAACTTAAAAATACCCATAAACAATTCTTATCTGATACCAATGAGTATGGAATTGCGGGGTCTGGCGTAGACTTTAGGCAGCCTGATAGAACTGCAGATGAAAACGCAGAAATAGATGGAACACGCGAAGGGATTATGATGAGCGCTGGATATACACCTAATCCGGGCAATGTTAATATTATATCTGATTCGTCGGAGATTGAAATGACTACGAAGAAACCCTTCGAAAATAGCATTGCTGCACGTGATTCAGGAAATATTGGGATGATTTATCAACCGACACCTATTTTAGACAATTGCAGTATTACGAAGATGCCCCAGAAGTCTAACGCATACTCTAACCGATTAGACAGCGATTTATTAGAGCCGATGAATTCCAATGATTTTGCTATTAAGATTAATCCGATTAAGAAGGGATGTAAAATATAAAAAATGATTTAATGATATGAATTACATTATTATATACAAATGAGCGATATTTTATAAAATACGGATAATACTCGTCTTTATGGTCTAAACACAACAAACTGCTGTAGTAAAGACCAAAGTTCAGAAAAGGTTGCTAATGCATTAATATTCCAATCTGGTGAAATTACATATTCCCTTTTTTATTGGAGTTATGGTATGAACACTACTAAAGCATCTTCAGAGATTATTATTATTTCAAAGTAATTTAATTATATAATCTAAAATCCATAATCCATAAAAGTATATAAGGATTTACTATTATATATAGTATGTAGTGGGATTGAGAATAATCACCACTACAACATTCTAAATAGTTCGCGTGGCCCAATCGGTTAGGGCATCGCTCTTATGAAGCGAAGATTATGGGTTCAAGTCCCATCGTGAACACCTATTTTTTATTATATAAATATAATTCATCACTATATTTATAAATCCACGTATCCTAAGTTATAATGAATAAAATCGCCTTTCTCTTTTTAATATATGATGTAATCAATCACGAAAATATTTGGTTTAATTTCTTTAATGGAATAAGTAAAAATAAGTATAACATTTATATTCATTATAAAACGAATGAGCAACTGGAATTTTTTAATGATTACAAGATAAATATTAATAAAACAATAAATACTAAGTATGCCGACATATCTATTGTGAAAGCGCAAAACGTCCTTATTAAAGAGGCTTTAAAGGATAAAGACAATAAACACTTTATATTTCTATCGGCATCGTGCATACCATTAAAATCCTTTAAATATATATATAGCCATCTTGATACTAAGTATTCCTATTTTCATATTGCGAACCCCGAAGATTGCTTTCCAGATTGCGAGGTAGCCTTAGAATATATTCCAAAAAAAAATATTAATAAAGCGTCGCAATGGTGCATCCTTAATAGACAACATAGCGAATTACTAATAAACGCAACAACCAATCCTAATAATTACTTGTTATGGTTCAAAGACACTTATGCACCCGATGAATTATGTTATATATCTTATTTATCTTATGTGTATGATTTATCTTATGTGTATGATAATGATTTATCATTGTCAAATGGAATATTATCTACGTCATATGCGTCGCCTCCTGAAGTAGCTACTACATTTGCAAATTGGGAAGATATGAATTATAAGTATGTGTCTGAGAGAGAATTAAAAAACTACAAAAATATTAGCGAAGAGGAACTAGAGCATTTATTGAGAAGCAATAGTTTATTTGGACGCAAGTTTAAACCATCTTGCTATTATTCTCTTAATAAAAGGTTCTATTATGATATGATTACAGATAAAAAATAATGATATAATATAGGATAATGAGCTTAAACTTACCTGCTAAAAAATTGCGAGTATTTAAAACATATAACTCGCTAACAGAATTGAGAAGCATAACGAATAGCAAAAAATTAAAAGATTTTATGAAAAAAAATATTAACATTGAAGATTATGATTTTGATATTACTATTGTTCCAAATAGGACAAACGTATATCAAGGTGTCAATTATGTATTTGACTATTCAAAATCAAAAGAAGAATATGTAAAGGAATTCTATAGAAGAAGACATAGTAAAGAATTTTATGTTAGTTCCAAAGCATCCGCTTCTTTATACGGAATTGATAGAGATAAATCAAATATAGTATATACAACAATCCCCGACAATAATGATATTACAAAATCAACAAAGAATTATAAATATGTATATCCTTTATATTATATACCCGGTCCGCGTGGAACAAATATTAAATATAAATTGAAGAAGGATTTGTATTTATTAAATATAGGCGACCCTAAAATAATAAAATTATTATGGAATATTATAGTAAAACTTGAATATTCGGAGAAAGATGATGATGATGAGACTGATAGATCATCATTAAAGGATTTGTTAGTTGTCACTTGCGCAGAAGCGGGGCGCGAATCGCCTATAAAAACAATAATGCCTGACGGGAGAATTAAAAAAACGTGGGGAGAGCGAAAAGTAATGCCTACTAAATGTGTTAGGTTTTCTAATTATGAAACAGATAAAAAACTGGTAGGATTTTTTCAAGATAAACTGGCACCATACTTGAAACAGAACTTAAATATTCATATAGATGGCTGGATATATTATAAGACTGAAGGAGATGATTTTCACGACGAAATAATGTTATTATCCAATAAACATTTAGATTTTCATAGCACCCGCGAAATGAAACCAACGACATACAATGATTTGCCTACACTAGAAGAGATTAATGCACGTATAAAAGAAGGGAAAAAAGCAAAATATGTATATATTCCTACAATAGACGAATACAAGGTTCTTATGGAGGATAGAAGAAAAGAAAATACTATTAACCTGAAACCAAAAAATGTATTGATTAACCACGCCTCTATTCTACCATATAAGGCGTAATAGGCGTTTCAGCGATTACTCGCTATCTGCCGAGTATTCTGAAGAGGATACGGATGAAGCGTCAGAACTCGAATTACTTTTTGAACCACCGCTATTATAGGGTTCGAAGCCCATCTTCATAGGGTCTGTAGAGTTTCTCAAAATCGCAGGATTTATATTAGTTTTTTTTATATCACATAAATTATTATTATAGTCGTTTTCAAAAATACCTAGTGTTGAAAATATATCTAGGTCATCGCTAAAAGCCATATATATTACAAAGAATACTATAGATACGATTAGCACATATATCATAATATTATTAATCGTTAATAAATCCCGATTAACGTCATATGGAGCATCGTTAGTATCTCTATCCCTGCTTATACTATCAAAATAATGATAAACGCCAAAAATAACTGCTGAAATAACTATTGAATATAATATATACATATCTATATATATTTTTCTATTATTCTTATATTAAATATAACGCACCCCAGTATTCTTGTATCTTAGTCCTTTATAACTAATAATTAATCATTAAAAACTATGTATATCATCGCGTTGCTTCTTCTTTTTAGTTTGTTTCTTAGTAAAACAATTATTGATATAATCTATAATATCCTTCGGTTCGTCATTTGCCTTATTCGCATTCTTTAATTCTTTTTTCAGATTATTGATATTCTTTTTAATTTCCTTTATATCATCCTTCGTTAATCCAGTTTCAGTAAGTTTTTTCTCAAATTCAGCAATTTTATTATTAATATCGGATACCCCATTGTTATTTGCGTGTTGTCTATTAATATCCAATAATACATCATTGATTATTGGGTAGGCAAATTGACTGCGATCATTTGTTCTATCGATATAGCTAACTAATCCAGTAATTCTATTCATAAATTCAATTGACCCATTCTCAGTGAATAACCCATTATCATTGCAATACATTGTTTTGAACCTGTCAAAGTCTTCTGGAAATCTTTCATAATTTTCTAATAATAAATTAAGTATTTTAATAGAACTCATATGGTCATCTGTAATAGGCGTGGCGGTCATAAGAAGTAATTTGAGCGAATCTTTGCCAGATACTTTGTATGAGTGTTGGATCATCTCTTGAAGAACTTCGGGCTTCGGCTTTTCTAGTGCCGATAGAGAAGAGCTGTATATTTTGTGTATTTCGTCAATGACTATCAGCGTTTTTCTGAAAGGGTCTTCTTTGCCATTCATAGCGACCATTTGCTTATAATATTTATTATTACCTTTTATAAGGTTGGTAAATTGCTTGTATGAAATAGGTTGTAGCCAGTTTTTACCTAGAAACTCCATACGTTTCGCTTTAGTCGAAGGCAATATCTCACCATTATTAAGGCGCTCTTGAATTATTACATTGCATATTTTGTCAAACATATTCTTCCATATATCTTCTTTTAATGTATGCCTCGTCACCCATAGTATCTTGTAGCCCTCCCTGTCGAAGGTATTTGTCGCAGTTGCTATAGCCGTGCAAGTTTTACCCGACCCAACGCTATGGAATAATAGCATTCCTTTGTAGGGCGACTGCGGCGTTAAGAACTTCTGAACAAAATTCTGCGTATTCGAGAAGGTCACGATATCATAGTCCTTCTTATCTTTAATCATTGGCTTCGATATATCATCATCCTCAGCCACGCATTTATTTTTAATATCTATATTATCCCATTTATAAGCAGCAAAATGCTTCTCCACGTATTTATATAATTCGATATTAGACAACTTCGTCTTTGGAGGCTCAGGGATATACACTGGTTTCTTTTGTATTAATTTATCTTTGTATTCGTAGATAAATCTCAAGGCATCTGCGTAGTTCTTGTCGTTGATTGCTTTCGTCTTCTTATAATAGTCGAGGTTTTCAATGATTTTTTCCCCATATAATTTTAGAAAGTTAATAGGGTTCAGCCATATTTTATTTATAGCATCGCAATAGTTTTGGTTTTTATCTATGATATTGCATAGTAGAGGCTTGGGGTGCTTATCATTTAAATATTTAATCAAATCACCATCTTTAATATAATTGGCAACCTTATTATTAATATTACCCATATACAACTTTCGACTTTTCACATTCATAATATCCGTTCGCGTCCCTAATTTATCAATAACAAATACGGCTGCTATAATAAGCAGGGCATTCGCTGAAGGAAAATCCTCGAGCGGTCCTTTGCACTTTTTCTTGCAATCAATTATGCTATCATTCGTATATATTTTCCCACGAATATTATTAACTATCTCGATATAATCTTTGCGTTTCGGTTTATCTACTTTGATATTATGTTTAACCATCATCGTATCATAGAAGCGATTATTTTTTTCTTTCAATATGTGGAGGTTTTCAGTTAGCGGTGTATCTACGGCTGACGCTATCATAATAGCCTCGACATCGGCGATGAAATTAAATGCGCTTATATTTTTATTACTATGCTTCAGATATAAGTCGTGGATTGTTGTATAATTGTCGTATTTTATGTTGTATCTATAAATATTTAGGGGCCAACCTACATTTGGAATAAAAGGCAGCCCAGCCTGTCCGCAATATCGAGTGCCTCTTCCGATTACTTGTGTATATTCTGCTTTTGTTTCTAGCGGCTCTAAAATATGCATATATTTCACATCAAATACATCTAGACCTTCCTTGAACCCCGAATCTAATATTATTATCCGCATATTTTCCCCATTAATATTGGCAGGTCGGTCGTTCATAAGGGTCATCATCTTCTTCTTTAATCCAGCAGTAAGAGGCTTTTGATATAATGTGGAAGTTGTTAGAAGCCCAAATGTTCTATTTTTGTCTACAATATCCTGTCTTAAAGCAAACTTATTTGAATATACGAGAGAGAAATTATTAGCGATTAAAGCGGAAGCCACCATCTTAGCACCTGAAACACCTGAAATATCACTATATATTATGTGTTTGTAGTATTTGTTGTCATTCGCCATATCGCGTTCATCAAGTGCATTAATCCTTTTAATCATATCATCGATTTTGGGCGATAAAATGGGAATATCATTGAGCACAAGCTCTTTTTTAAATTTAGGCGAATCAAACTTATGTTCGGGTTTAACCTTAGCCCAAGTTCCAGTATTACGAATACATAATGCTTCACTTTGATTTTTATTCATATATAATTTATATTCTATTAATATAATAATATTAAAAGTAAGATAAAAGTAAGATAATCATTTCATTATATATGAAATAGAATTGTTTATAATATATATAATGAAATGATTATTGATATCGAGGAGATAACTAACATCTTAACATCTAAAAAAATAAAAATAATTGGATGCATACACGTAGGTTCTCAATCATACATAGAAGATGATATTTATAAGAGACTAGGTATAGAAACTGCGAATATTGTGTGGATTGATGCACCTACTCAGATATCTAAGATATCTCAGATATCTCATAAAAGTATTACATTGGATACCTTATTTGAAAGAAACAATATAGATGCATCTAAATATAATTTTTGGAGATTGGATATTAAAACAACAGAATTATTGGCTCTAGAAGGAGCTATGAAATCTATTAAACACGTTAAAGCGTTATATATAGGGGTTAATAGCGCAATAATCACTGAACTAGACGCTTTACTTGCTCCTTATAATTTCAAAAGATATTTAACAAAAATCACTATTGATAAATGGGGAGAAGCCTTGTATATATTGGATATCTTAGATTACTCTATTTTTTAACACCTTTTTTACATTACTTCCTTTAGTATATAGCTCTCCAATTATTGATTTCATTTGTTTATCTACTGCAGGGTTTTTATAATTGATTAGAGGTTTTGAAATAGATGAACGCGTAGGCTTCTTATAGTCATTCGGTGTATCTATAATTTTATTGCGTGCATTTTCTCTTGTAAAAATGCGGAGGGCACGTCGGGCTAGAGGGTTCGGAAGAGGCTGTTCAATAATTTTAGGAGGTGCGCAGTTGCCTGTATTAAACTTTATTTTTCTTGTATTTTTATCATCAGTAATTATCATTACTGCATTCGTTGTATCTGGCTTCGCCTTACTATTATCAAGTCTAAATATTTTATTATATGTCTTCGCGTCAATAATATTATTTGTAAAATTAAAATATCTTAATTTTTTTAATTTTAGCAGCATTATCGTAAATAATTCTGCAAAAGTTATAGTATGTGAAACGTCAAATCCGCTAAAATCAAGTAATTTAATATTCGTCATATTTCCTATCATAAATAGCAGTTCAGATATTATATCATTATCATTTTCATAGTATTCTTCTTTGGTTTTTGTAATAATAAAATGGGTAATCGTAGATAGTTCTAAAGTATATAAAAGGTCAACAATATCGCGTGTTAATCTAACGTCGTGTAAGATTACTCTGTCTATCTTACTCGTTTTTTGTATTATTACTTCTAAATTATCTATATTTTCTGCAGTAAGAATTATAGTATGCGAACCTTCATTGTTAGATATATCTGGTATATCGCTAGACATTTTTGGCAAATGCGATGAAGAAGTATAAGATTTATTATTCTTTCTGACATATATTAATAAACGCGTCCCTTTACTAAAGTTAAAGCATAGTTCGCTATGCACCAAACTTAATTTATCTCGTAAAGCATCAGGGATACAATCTTTTGTATTTAAACAGAAATCGTAGCCTTCTTTTATTTTCCAATTGTGTGGCATAAGTTCACAAGGGATATTTCGAGTAAATAAAGTATTTACCATAGCGGTGTCCATAGTTGTTCTTGTCCAACCATTATAGATATATTTTTCTTGTTTACAAGTAATTCCAGCGATTGAGTGGTTAGCGATTAAATTTTCATTCCAGTTTACCAATATAACAGAATCCAAGTGATATTCGACACCTCTATAATAGATTATTTCTTCCATAGATGTTATATTCTTCTTCGTATCGCCATTATTTATTATGTTATTTGGAAAAAACCCATTGTAATAATATTCTGTCCAATAATCAGTATTTCTAACAATAACCATTAATATAGGAGGTGGCGGTATGTTTTCCTCTACATAATTGAATGTTTTATTCTGAAAAAAATAGGGAAGTATTTTACTTTCTTTTATATAATATAAAATATTATTATTAAATTCTTCATTCAAAAATGAATAGGCTAAAACCTTATCATAAAGGTTATACTCAAACATTATATAATCGACATTTAATAATTTATATAATTTCCCTATATAACCTAATGGTGAAAATCCTCCGAAAATGTATTTTGGTTTATAAGGAAACGCCTTCATATCCACCTTATTCAGTAATGCAAGTATCTTGCCAAAAGTATTATCGCTAAACTTCTTGTAATCCTTACCTTCTTTGCTCTTGGTCTTTAAGTATTTATCATCTAATATTTGCTTTAATAATGCAAATAATTTTTCTCTATTATTCAAAAATATTTTAAATTTCCCCTTTTTAATATCCCAGCCTTTAGATGCATCAAGTAATATTTTTCTACTACGTTGACTATAAAACATAGCTACAAAAGTAGCCATAAACCAGCAAATGGGACCAACTTGCTTTGGAGTTAGAATTCTTGAACACGTGTTTTTTGATACTTCTTTTATTTTTATTGGTGGTGATTTCATTTGCAAAAACACTATATCTCTAAATATTTATAATATATTTATAATAGTCATTTCTTATTTTTTATTTCTTATCAATATACAGCGCCCTGTCTTAGGATTTAATACTTTACCATCAGGGCATTTCTTAGGCAACGTAGGAGACTTCTTAGTAGCATTCTTTATCAATATACAGCGTCCTGTCTTAGGATTTAATACTTTACCATCAGGGCATTTCTTAGGCGACTTAGGCGACTTAGGAGACTTCTTAGTAGCATTCTTTATCAATATACAGCGCCCTGTCTTGGGATTTAATACTTTACCATCAGGGCATTTCTTAGGCGACTTAGGAGACTTCTTAGTAGCATTCTTTATCAATATACAGCGTCCTGTCTTGGGATTTAATACTTTACCATCAGGGCATTTCTTAGGCGACTTTGTAATAGATTTTCTAACTGCCTTAGCAACATCACCTGAACCATCCTTTGATGATGTGTTGCTCTTAGCATTTTTGCGAACATATATTAATATCCTTTTTCCTTTGCTAAAATTAAAGCAGAGTTCGTCTTTATTTTTTAATTTTTTCTTCAATTTATCTGGAATACATTTAACAACATTTAAGCAAAAATCTGTATGTTTTATAATATTCCAATTAAATTTCATTAACTCACACGGGATATTTCTATCCACCTGTTTATTAACCATTGCAGGATCCATACTGGTTCTCGTCCAGCCATTATAAACATACCTATCTTTTTTACACGTAATACCTGCAATTGCGTGTCTTGGATTATTCCAATTCGCCAATACAACCGAATCCAAGTTATATTCTTTGCTATTATAAACTATTTTTTCTTTCAATGATTTTAGATTATCCTTTGTATCACCATCAGGTATTATGTTGCTTGGGAAGTATTTATTATAGAAACTCTTATTACCATTACCCGCAATTTCATCTCCCACTATAACAAGTAATATTGGAGGTGCATTGTTATCTTCTACATATTCTTTTTTTGTTTCAGATAAATCAAGTGATATTTTGACCTTTTTGTTTTTGCTTTCAATTGCATATTTAATGAAATTATATTCATCATTTAAAAACGAATATACAAGCGCATCATCTTTACTTGTATATTCGAACATTTTGTAATCAACATTTAATAATTTATATAATTTACCAATATATAAGTCTGGGTTAAAACCATTCTTATTATTTTTAGGAACGTAAGGGAATTTATCTTTATTTTCAATATTTAAGTATTGCAATATTTCACCAAAAGCAGTATCTTTGAAATGTTTATAATCCTCGCTTTCTTTACTACCAACCTTCAAGTATTTCTCATCCAACACGTGCTTTAATAATTTAAATAACTTCTTTTTTGTATCCCATTCCTTCGATGCATCTAGTAATATTTTTCTACTACGTTGGCTATAAAACATCGAGACGAAGGTAGCCATAAACCAGCATATCGGACCAACTTGCTTTGGCGTTAGAATTCTCGAACATACATTGTCTTTACTTGGCATAATGTAGCTTCTATAAAATAGTTATATAAAAATATGTAAAAGGTTATTATTGATATCCAGTTAGTATCTAAATACTTCAGAATATATAAACATTATACCAGTAATGATGGTAATGAACAATGTATATTAACCATAAATACATCTTTTTCATACATTTGATAGCGAATACTATAGTTATAGCATATAAACTTCCTCAAATATTCAAAGGATGGCATTGTATCAACTTTGTAAAAAATATAGATAAAAAGAAACCATACCCTTTCAGAATTGGCGAACTACCATTGATTACTTGGTATGATGATAAATACAATAAAACATATACGACAATAAACGTCTGTTCTCATATGGGGTCAAAACTAGATAATAGCAAGCTTAACAATGGATGCCTCGTATGTCCTGCGCACGGGATGCAGTATACCGAAGAGAAGGCTTTTGGTGAAACAATGATATATCAAGACAAACTTTGGTGGAGTTATGAGCCGACGAATAGCAAACCACCAGCTACGCCATTCTATAATAACAAGAAATACTCGACGACGAATATTTGTATGGATGTTGATGCGAATATTATAGATTGTGTTTTGAATACAATGGATGTAAATCGCCCACAACTTTATAATATCAATATACCACCTAAAAAGATAAAGAGGTTCAAGTTTCAGTGCGCGGATAATAATAAATTGGGGATATCCTTCAAGCAAAAAGTAGAAGTATCCACGAATAATCCTAAGTCATCGAACAAATATAATAAATACTATAATATGTTTTCATTCCCATATAATACTTGGATGCGAACAACATTAGCAAATAAGCAGCAATCAATAATGAATATCGACTTTGTCCCTATAGGCATAGATAAAACGCGATGGTTTATTACCATTAAAAATAATTGCGAAAACAATAATATACTAACAAAACCTTTTATTTATTACTATGCGAACCAATACAAAGACCTGTTGCAAAATCAGGCATTACATTCGGAACTCAAAAATTTAGTAATAAGACAAGACGTATTAGCAAACGAAAACCATATAGATGATATATATAATATGTTCGAAAAATATAGGTATCCCGATAATAGCGAAGTGTGCAATTTGTATAAGTATCATAAAAGGAAAATGAATGATATGAATGAAATGAATGATAATTATGCGTAGTCGCATAAAAATATATAAAAAATGATAGGGTTAATATAAATATTAGCAGGTAAATTATGAACATTAAATGCATAGCATATCTCGCGATAGCATCAAACTATATCAATAGCGCGATTGGGGTCAATAAACAAACTATTTCGAGATGTAATAGTGCGCCTGACCTAAAAACATTGTATAATAGCACGTCTTATAATATGAACCATCTCATATCTTGCGACCAATACAAATCAAATATTTATAATCGGTATAAGAGAAATATGTATCTCAGGTCAAAGGAAAAGTATTCATTTGATGCAAAAAAATAAATAATATAAGACTAAAATATTATTATAATATAATATATCATATTATAATATATAAATAATAATATATAAAAATGTATCAAACTAGCATTAGAAATAAGAAAAAGATAAGTAATTTTAATAAGGTTGCTAATAATAATTATAATATTGATACTGAACACGAAGTATATGCGTATGTAATAAAACTGCTAGGAAACTGCAGGGTTCTCGTATTATGCGACAATGGAACTGAAGCGGTTGGTGTAATAAGGGGGTCGATGAGGCGATTTAACAAGCGTGTTTTAATAGAAACTGGCGATATTATTGCGGTATCAATGAGAGAATACCAATTAGACAAGGTTGATATCGTGCATAAATACAATGCGGAGCAATGCAAACTGCTTATTAATAACAAAGAGATTTCGGATACATTAATCAGTGCATATAATAAAAGTAATCTTAATACCATTAATCACTCAAATGATGCCGAAATAATCTTCGACGATTTGCAAGAAGAGAATTCGAAAAGAAAAGATAACGATTATAATAATATTTATAATACGAAGTATAGCGATGACGAAGAAGATGGTGAATACGGCGAAGACATTGATGATATCTAAAGTTTGCTAGTTTGATTATCTGTTTATATCTTTTTATTCATAAAAAATAAAACATATCTAAAATATAGAGATATAAAATAACATTTTAAAAATAGAATGATATTTAATGATGAATATACTGCTTTTAATATAACATTCAACAAAGATTATTCGATGTTAAATATATCGGGCTCCATAAAAAATATTGCATTATATAATAGTATTATATTGACTGCGCCGAACCCTATCGATAGAATGACGAATTACTCGGGTTCAGGTCTGCCTTTCCCTAATTATGAAATAGCATTTGAGAAAACCCCAAATATACACAAGATAGATAGCTCAGGGATTTTCAATGTATCTTTTAAATATCCGAATAGTTTCTATATGCCTGATGGTTTAAACAAGATAAAACCATCCATATTTTTTATATTTACGAGCGGCTCACGCGGCGATAACGTTTCATTTCGTCTTCAATATGAATTACACGATTTAAATGCACTGAGAACATTAGTGAATAGAGCATCACGTAAAAACCCTGAATTTTACGGAGCAAAAGATTATATACTGCCAATCGATACGGCTGAAAAGGTTATGTATGCATATTCTCGTGCTAAAATAGAGAATGATATCGGATAAGATATGTGATGAGATTAATTTGTATTATTTTTTTATGATATTTATAAAAAATGATTAGATACCCTGAGTATGTTATAGCAAGAACTAGCAGATTATTGATTGCCTTTTGAAGTCGTCGAAGTCCGCTATCGCTGCTATCGTCGCTAAAAGCATCAGCAAGCCTACCACCAATCGACCGCAATGGAGATTATCAAGGTTAATTACGTTCCCGATCGTATCAAATATATCTTGTTTAACGATATTAAGAAAGTCGTTCTCGAAAACAATGGGATTATCTTTGGCGGATATGTCAGGGATTTGATTATTAGCGACCATTACAAGTCCATATATAATAGTTGCAATACCTACAACATCCACCATTTCTGGAACAGGATGTATCATCCAGAAACTGCCGCTCGCACCCTTGTAGCGAAAGATATGGATATTTGTATGTATAGCGAAGAGGACGTTTCAAACTTTATCAACTCCCTCCAAAATATATTCAATGATAATGTTGGTTATTCCAACGTTTCATCTTCGGACATCACAATTACTCGCGATGCCTGTTATTTCAATATACCTATTAAAATGCACAAGAAACTCAACTACAAAATCACTATCGGCAAAATTCCTTATGTTCATAGCGGTATCGAGTTGTCCTTTGACTTCGACATAATTGTTCCTAGAAAATCGAATGTCCAACCGCCTTTCTTCAAAATAGACTTGCTGTCGAATGTATTTATTCTGTCAAAGCACGGGGTTGTTATGTCCAACCACACGGGAACTATTATTGATAAGATGAGCATTATGAATAAGCAGAAGATATCAAGCCTTATTATGGCTGATGTTATCGAGTTTAAAACTCAGTTTTGTATGAGAAATTATCGCGATATATATACTTGCGGCAATTATAATTATAATAGCAAGGTGTTTGAGCGTATCAATAAGATGCTGTTCAGAAACTTTAAATGGGATATCACAAACCTCCCATTCGTTATGAGCAATTACAAGAGGAATTATAATAATAGCAATAATAATTGCTGCATCTGCCTTGCTAACTTTAAAAACAATGATAGAATTGTTAAGATGTATATCGACAATTCTACAAAAACCGAGAAGATATCCTCCAATATGTCTATTGCGCACGATAAATGCATGTTTAAATACTTGCAAACTCAACTTGAAACTGCAAAAGAAGAAGGGATTAGCAACGCAGAACCTTTCGAGTTCAGATGCCCTCTTCGAAATCCAATTAACTTCCAGCTATTTTCAGATAACATCGACAAAATTATTTGCGAAAAAATGAATGCCTAAAGAGATGATACGTAATGGTGGTAATGTATAGTAGTAGTATATGTAATGTATATGTAATGTATATGTAATATATATATATATATTATATTTTTTATATTTTATTTAGATACCAGTTTATTTATCATACTTCCCGCAGTATAACTTACTAATGATATTACAATGATTACTATTAAGTTAGACATTTTAGACACATAGAAGATATCGCAATGCTCAGTAATATGAAGATATACTTCGAATATTATTATTTTTATAAACATCCCAAATATAATATCAAGTCCGAAAATCAAACCTAGCAGAAAGTTGACTAAAATATGACTAATTAAATATACCTTGTTTTCAAGAATATTATTAGCATCATTTGGGTAAAAAAAGATATCTATCGTATGTATATTAAATATACATCTTATTATAGTGAATGATATGGTTATTGTAAATATTAATAATAAATATATGTAAAAATAGGTCGTGTCCATATTATATTATTCTGATGGTATCCTAATAAGATAAAATAATTTAATATTATATGTTCGATAACTTTGATGATAAAAGAAAAACTGATAAATATGCTAATAATTACAATGTTATAAATATGCAACCTATTAAACCTATTGAAATTGATATAATGTCGATTAGAACTAATCGTCAGAATGAAAACAATTTATTAGCATATAATTCTATTATTAAAAAGGATTTAACAAACAATATTAATAAGGAAGAATATAAAAGGGTTTTACAAGAATTAGATAGGTTAAATATTAAAGAAGATGGATTACTCGAAGAATGTAGAACTAATATTATTACTGCAACCCTATTATCAAGTAGAATATCTATAAATGCTTCTAGACAAGGTTCAAAGGATGAACAATTACAACTTGACGTATGTAAAACAACCTTTTCTAAATGTGGCATTTTTCTAAATAATTTATCATCAACATCATTTCGACCTACAAAAAATGGCGAAATTATTGATAATAGTGAACTTAAAAAAGGGAGGGTTAAAAAAGAGGATTGTCTAAAATCATTTGATGCTAATTTTTCTGGAAAAATAAATGGGTGGGTTTTTGCTAAGATTGTTATAGGTAGTGGAGGGCATCAAGATAATGTATTTGAAGAAGCCTATACGTTTTGCGATTGGGTTTTACAATACGGAATAGAAAAAGATATATATATAGTTTTATTAGATACTAATTTGACTGAAAAATATAATGACTTAATTAAAAAATATGAAAGGCACCCTAATTTACTTATAGGAAATCATATCAAAGTTCAGAAATATATAATAGATAATTATTACGAAGACATCGAAGATACCAACAAATAACCACATATTTCATATACCAATCCGAAAGATATACGCTTTCTTGCTATCGTATTGCTTTCTCTATAATTTGTTAGGAACAGAGAATTATATTTATCTCTATAATCGTTCAGATATATATTGAATTTTTTTGCAAGATTTTCCTGTTCTTCTAGTGTAAGTTTAGGTTCTATCACTAAAATCGCATATGACCTTGCAGTTAAATTAGCAGTCCTATCTATATATTTTTCTTTAGTCAAATCATCGACAATAAACAAGCCTATCTTGCTATTTATATTATCATCTATACATTTTACTAATATGTTTGTAAAATCTTCAGTATTTTTAAGTAATTTTGTAGCCCTATCTATTTTATATTTATTATTTTTTTGAAGATTATATATTTCCCCACCGATTGTATAATTATTATTAGGAGACAACGAGAACTTTATATTTTGTTTTGAAGGGTAAATATAGCAATTGCTAATATTGCAATCAGTCGTTTGCTTAGCTCTAAACTGGAAGCTGCATATTGAATACGATGTATCTTCAAAAACCTGTTCTTCAAATATATTACAAGTAATGATGTCATATTTTTTAATAAAATTCTCTCTAATCTCTATGTCTCCTTTGCGTATCGAGCAAAGAAAATTCAATGGTAAAATTAAAATTCCACCCTTACAATATGAGGCAGTCAAGAGTTTTATGAAGCATTTGTATAAATCATTCGTATTATATTTATTGAAAATCTCCTTATTATCGCATTTATTTCTGGCTAAATAAGGAGGGTTTGTGATTACAAAAGCGTCATCTAAATTAGGTGGATTAAGTAATGTATCGCGCTTAATTATGAAATCCTTTTTAGGTTCTATATCATAGCATTCTATATTATATTTGTCAGTATCCATATCCATATCCAAAAAACATAATAAATCGCCATTACCAGCAAATGGTTCAATGATATTACTAGTATCATAAGGAATATACATATTTTGCAAAATATGCTTATAATTTGTTGTATAAAATTGACCTAGTTGCTTTTTATTCATTATTTAACAATAATGTTAGAATTATTATAACACTCTATCATAATCATTTTTTATATATTTAATATTTAACCTAAGCAATATAATATGTTTTATAGTTGGCACTAGGTAATAGTTTCTTATATATTGGTTCTATCGCTTTATTACTATTGCGATTTGAGTAATAAAAGAGAATATGCTTTGATAATATGTCTTTGACAAATACATTTTTGTAGTATTCTTTTATTCGTATCGAGGTGATAGATAGTAATTTCTTATAAATATCTTTGTTTTTTACGATGTCTTTGTGAAATAATAATTGGCTTTTATAATCATCATTAAAAGAGGTCAGATTATAGAATTTCTTGTTTTCATAACAATATTTGAAATAATTCTTAGCAGTATCTATGTGTTCGTCTTCAAGTTCATAGTATTCGAGGATATCAATAATACTTTTAATGAATAGCGGCATATTCTTCTGCTGACACTGAGATACTATTCGGTAATACGACATATCTGCATTGTAATTATCAGTATTTACTGCTAATCCAATATAGTAAATGATACCCAACTTTTTGCGAAGTATTTTATAAAAGATACCACTATCAAAATTAAATAATATTCTTTGCAAATAATAATTTAATATTAGGTATTCTTCGGAAAGGAACTCGATACGCTTTGATAAATGAATTACAATTAAATTGTTATCATCTCTATAGTCATTCTTGATATTCACTATTTTTATATTAGTATTATTATGTTTTATAACAGGATACGCAGGCTTCGCGTTCTTATATTTGATAACCCCGAAATATTTCTTAACATTCTTAATAGCCTCCGCAGTTTTATTGGAAGGACACGTTATTGTTATAACGAAATTATTGGTGTTTAGATGGCTCTTAATATACCTGACGATAGTATTATAGTCAAACTTTTTAATATATTTAATCTTTTTTTTACAATCGGCTATAAATGAATATTTAGGATACAGGAACTTGAATATATTAAATTTAAACTTATAATCGGGAGCAGACATATACCCCATATACTCTTGAATAACTGCGCCTTTTTCCTGTTTGATAATATTCCTATCAATATAAAATTTATTTATGGTATTAGACAATATATCCATATAAAAATCTAAATCTTTATAAATTCCCGATATATATATGCTCATCTCATAATCGGATACGTAGGCATTATTGATACCTCCTCGTTTATATATTTCCTCGCTTATATAATTAGCATCCTTGTATTTTTGAGAGGTCATACGTCCCAATAAATGCTCATAATAATGCGTCATACCGAGTTCATTCTCTTTCTCTTGATAATGCCCTAGTAAAAAGTTAGCAGATATATGAGTTAAATTCGTTTTCAATGGCACTATGATAACTCGAATACCATTATTAAGCGTAAGCGTTTTACTTGTCTTATCATTTAAAACGCTCATTTTTGGTTTTCCGCCAGCAATTTGGTTCCAGTCTTTTTTGCAATCAAAAGATATTTTAAATCCTTTACATTGATAACGTGCTTTTATAATTGTATCAAAATCTTTTTTATTACTACCTACATAAAATTGTAAATCATATTTTTCATCACAAGTTGTTTCAATTGCAACATAATATTCTGGTTCTTTATTTTCATCTAATACTTCTAAATATACTAACGCGTGGTAAGATAATCCTATAGTAGAAACTTTAGAACCATAAGTTCTATATATAGTATCTATTTTACTATCATTTTTGGGTTCTACCCAATCTGTAATTATTATTTTACCAAGTTTTAGCCCATCAAGCTTTAAATTTTCACATATAAATTTAGCGTTATTACCACAAACATTAGCAAATCTTAAAGCTGGTGGTGTTCCGATATAATGCGGCATAATACCCTCATATATTTCATATATAAGTTTATTTAAATATTCTTTGTAGTCTTTGATATATGTTATTATATAATAATCATTTTTATGAGTTTTATAATTTAATAAGGTTTCTCCTATTTGTATACTATCATTCATTATTATATATAAATATATAATAAAATTGGCATTGTAAATAAGGGGGGGGAGGGGGGGGGGTAATATTCAATATAAGTCCATTAGCATATTAGCATATCCAATGGTTTGAATAGCTGAATATAGTTTAATAATATATTCAGATAAATAAATATATATTCGAAATATGTTAGGCTAATTGTATTATCAATAATTATAAAAAATGTGAAGAATATTTCTAAAAGTTTAGGTATATACATAGTATAATCGTGAAGATATAATATTGATAGCGCGGGGGTCGCCAATGCCGCGTATAGCATAGGGCTATCTTCAATCTTATGCGAAAAATACATATGTATAAAGTGGAACATATAAAGGAACTTATAGAAGTTATAATCTCTCCTAAAAAGGATATTGATTTTCTGATTATGGTCAGCAGTATCTATCCATCTCAAATAATGTATGAATGAACTACCGAACACAAATACGTTATAATGCGTGTTAAGAGATACGTAGTATAATAGAGATAGGTATTGTATATTATTATTACCGATGTAGTATTCTATATCGTGATATAGTTTTGTAGATAATATCATAATAGATGCTAAGGATTTTGTAAATTTACTTTGTGGTTTTATAGTGAAAAGAAAGAGGTCTCTGAATAATTTATTATACATTATTGAAAGTTTGCTTAGAATAAAACCAAATACAATCGCCCATCTGGGATATACGCAATAATGTATCTTCAGAACTACGCGATACCTATCATTGCGGTCATCGCTATTGCTGCGAATAATTGGAGTTATATAATGACATTCTCTGTTAAAGTCGAAACCTACGACATCTCCAGTTTTTATAATATAACTTTCAGGGATGATGTTGAATATAGTCATAATATCTCTATTATCGTCGAGACCTATAATGACCCTGTAGCAAGAAGCAAAGGGAATATAATAGAATGGTCCGTCAATATGTCTAGTATAGAAAATGTTATCCGAAGCATTTTTTTCAAAATTCTTATTATTATTTGACGGAGGAGATACGTATATCTCGTTCATATCGTGTAAGATATCGATAACATAATCGCTTCCAAATAATTTTTTAAACATATCGGTAATCTTTCTATTTTTAGAGATATGCAAGAAAAGTTCATTAATATTTTGTGGTAAATCCTTGAACCACCAATGGGTTGATGTATTTACCGAAGGCTGTTGATTAATTACCCATTCGCGTATATTATTAAGCAAATAAGTCTCATTATTTAATTTACAATATACTACACGCGACTTCTGAAATATACAAGGTGAATATAAAAGCATTCTATATTATATTATATCAAATTATATTATATATCAAATTATATTTGTATTATTTATAAAAATTGATACATAAGCCTCCTTATATACTAAGTTCAACTAAGTTCAACTACGTTCAACTACGTTAAACGACATAGCAATGGAGAAGACAAACGAACCTAAATTCACTTGCACCGAGAATGGAGCTATCGCGCTGGATACATCTGGTAATTGCATTATTGACTACTTTATGATGTATACGCGAACTCTTACAAAGGAGCAAAATTATAAGTATATCGAAGAATGCTGGGCTATTAACCCTGAGAAAACAATTGCAGTTATTTTCAATGGGCGTGATAGGCTGAAGGGGAAGAAAGAGAAAGCAGTATCTAATCAAGCGATGCTATGGCTACGTGATAACAAGCCATACACATATATGAATAATATCACAACGTATATTAACAAATACGGAAGATGGAAGGATTTGCTTTATATTTGCTATGAGAATGATACTGATGGAATTATCCATAAAAATTATGAATTAACCTTGTTTGCGAATAAGTTGCAAGATGATTTAGAGAATTTGAAGGGAAGTGAATACAGCGAGGCGACAGAAGATAAACAAGCAAAGGTTGCTAGTGTATCTTTGTGTGCAAAGTGGGCTCCTAGCGAAAATGACAGGAATGATAAGCGTAAGCACTTTGCAAAGAAGATTGCGACAATCCTATATGGGAAAGACGATACTAAAAAGATGGAAAAATATAGAAAGGAATATCTAGTGCCTCTTAGAAAAAAGATTAATATTGTCGAAGCACTTATGTGCAATAATGAATGGGACAAGATTAATTACGAGGGTGTTCCTGGTGTTGCTTCGAGAAGACTACATAAGGCATTTAATAACCACGATAGCGAAAGATATTGCGAATACTTGGCTAAAGTAAGAAGCGGGGATGCGAAGATTAATGTCGCAGGTATCCTCCCTCACGAATTAGCAAATTATTATGTTAATCTTCGCAATACACAGGATGAATATACAGAGAATGAAACCATCGAACTGCAATGGAGAACGATTGTGGATAATGTTAAAAGTAGCGGAGTTCTCGGGAACTCTTTGGCGGTAATCGATTTATCAGGGTCTATGTTTGGAGCCAGTAATGGTAGTATTCCAGCGCAAGTAGCGATTTCTTTGGGTATTATTACATCTCAGTGTTGCAATGGGATGTTCAAAAACAAGTTCATAACATTCAGCGAAAACCCTGAATTAGTATCCCTAATCCCCGATGATTTATACAAAGAATATACTGAGAAAGGCACTGAACCTTCATTATATACTTGTTTTAAATCATTGATAGATGTCGAATTTGGATTTAATACTGACTTCGAGAAATGTTGTGATATGATTATTAAATATGGCAAGGATAATAATATTGATGACGAGGATATGCCTAGAAAACTATTTATATTCACGGATATGCAATTTGACGAGGCTACCACTGCTAATTCCAAGAATAGCAGCATAGAAACATTGTATAAAACAATTGTTAAAAAGTTTAAATCAGCGAGTTATACGCCTCCTAAATTCATATTCTGGAACTTAAATTCGTCTCACAAGCAATCCTTCCCAGTTAATTGTGAGACTGAAGGAACTGCGATGATTTCAGGATTTTCAGAGCAACTTCTCAAAATCTTTATGACCTATGACGAGTTTAAACCAGACATCATTGTAGAAGAAATCCTTGCCCCTTATATTAAGGAAATCTTCGTCGATGATACCGAGAGGTGAAATGTATTATTATAATATGATAATGAATAAAAATAATTGTTATGGATATTATAGATATTAGAATGATATATATATATTAGTATTTTTTTATATTATATTAGTATATAATATTTATTTTTTACTTTTTTACTTCTTTCCTTTCTTTACCTTCGTTCCCTTTACTAGTTTGCTGGCGGTATTCTTGACGAATGAACCTATATCACGGGTTGATTTTAATAATCGGCTAGGGGTGCTACGGATTGATTTAACGGGATTTTTGATAACTTCCTCAACCTCGCTTTCAAAATCTTGAATTTTAACGATTAAGTTAGTTAATGTGCTTATTAAGATAGGGATGATTATTATAGTGAAAAGTAATATGATGAATAAGAACAAGGAAATCATCGTTCCGATGGCGATAATATCGCGACGCAGGTCTTCGGAGCATTTGCATTTTTCATTCATTAAATATCGAACATAATCAAACGCGTAATAGATATATACTACGAACGCGAGGAAGAATATGAATGTTCCGAAAGCCAATAATTGAACAACGCCATTGCCCATATTTTTAGCGATAGTTTTCATTGGTATAAACGCAGTAATGAAGAAATATACTAAGGCAACTATAGTGAAGGTCTTAATAAATTCCTTGTTGCTGTGTTCGGAGCATACGCATCCTACATTTTCTAACTTAAATATGTAGCTCCATATGATTATAAGCAGTATTACAAATATTAATTGTATGAATACACTACTATAAAAAGACAAGGTAGTATCGGTATCTTTCATTATTTTCTCTATACTATAATAATAGAAATTATTTATTTTTCTATAATATTATATATTAAAAATTTGGTGGAACTTTCGAATGTTTTAATATCTAGCAGTTTTATTTTGTCGATGATGGACGTATCATTATAGTTTTTAAGTATCTTTAGTATCTGTTCCATAAAAATATCTATTATATATTTGTGTATCGCTGGGTCATTAATACAATTCATCATATAGTCATATATATCATTTAGTAAGTGGGGAATATCGTCTGGTTTATATTTAATCCATAAAGTATTTAGATTGTGAATCCCTTTTTTCCACTTAATATAGTCGCAGTATAATTCATACTCGTTATTTAGTAATAGCAGGTTATTATCAAATATATATTTAGGAGGCAACCATTCCTTATTGTTTTTATAGCTTTCCCACAATTTATCGATGATGCAATTTAAAAAATTGGTATCAAAGTATTCTAGCAATTTTACATATATATTGTTATCGCTTTCGGTCGCTTTGATATACGACCAAATGATTAGGAAAACCTCTTCGGTGTTGTTGCTATGAATAATATCCTTGATTTTCTCCTGAATAACATCCTTGTTTTTAATTGTTAATTTATTTAAATATCCTATGAGCGTCCTCTTAGTATTAGAAAAGTCAGAGAAGTCGGGTATAATAATATGAACTCTGTTTTTATTATTAGCACCGCTATTGCTATTATTCCCATTCACATTATTAATGGCATATTTTTCTTTCTTATTAAATAGTTTCTTTTCCCATATCATCTTAGGGTCATAGAACGAATTAAAACAATTACAAGATTTCTTGAGATTTTCAGCCTTCATAATGATATTTTCAGGAACTTCTATTTTATTATATCTATTGTGAAAAACAGATAGATTTATTTTGATTACTTTATCATCCATTATAATAATTTATATATTAAATAATCTTATATATAAATTATATCATATCCGATATGTATATCATATAAAAATTATATGTATATATTATGATATAATATATTATAATATATGAAATTAGATTTAAAAAATCAATTTGTGGAGGAACTAGATAACATATATAAAACTCAATTAATATATAGGACAATTGTAGTTTGCAATGATGATTTGGTAGAGTATAAAAGGTTATTGGAAATGAAGGATTTTAGCGTATATGTAGTTGATACAGATGCCCTCACAAATATCAACTATGACGCGTTGGATTACAGGGTCATTTTAATAAAACATACTTTGTTCGAAGAGTTTCTAAATAATATTATTCAAAATAATATTACCGACTTTTATACTTACATTGCTTTCACTTATGATAATGAGACTTTTAAGGAAGCAATTTATAAAAAATATGACAGCAATGCCAGTAATGACAGCTATTGCGGCTGCCGCGAAACCAACAATAAATATTCTGAAATCATTCGCAGTATAATTTAATAATATATCATTATGTTAGAATAATATGGTTAAATATAGCAGAGGAAGTAAGAGTTATGGTATGTTTAATAAGTCATTAAACTATATAATAATTATTGCGTTTGTTCTTGTATTTGCAGTGATAATCTCGAATAGACAAAGAATACAAGAACAATTTTTTAATAATAATAATAATTACAGCGTCGAATATTATTATATGGAGAATTGTGGGCATTGTATCGAATTTAATAAATCGGGTATATGGGAACGTCTTAAAAATAAAAATTGGAACAAAGTATCACTTAATAAATATAACAGAGAAGATAACATAGAGCGCGTTCGTAGTATGGATATTACGAGTTTCCCCACAATAGTTATTGTGGATAATTCGACGAATACCCCTACTATCGTAGCGTCATTTGAAGACGAGAGAACCTATGAAAAATTAGTTAGCTTTATTTCGACTTATGACTAACTGCTGCTAGATATATTATTATATAAGATAATATTAAAGTATCATAATATAATAATATTAAGATGGGCGGTGGTTTAACACAATTAGTATTACAAGGGCAAATGGATTCGTATATTAATTTAAACCCTTGTATCAATTACTATAAATATGTATACAATAAACACGTTAATTTTTCAATGGAAAATATTCATTTACCTGCAGATAATAATTCTTCTGTTGAACTAGATAGGCAAGCTCTTAATATAAGTATTAATTTTACTATAAAACGTTATGGTGATTTAGTTAGTAATATCTACCTGTCTTTTAACATCCCAGACATCTTTTCAACGGATACGCATCGGTTTCGATGGATTAAAAACATAGGTCATATTTTTATTAAAAGGGCGACGATAACATTGGGCGGAAGCATATTAGACGAGATATATGGCGAATGGATGAACGTATGGAATGAACTAACCACGAAGGACGACTTTGAATATAATAAATTGGTTGGGAACATACCAGAATATGTAGCACCTAACAATAATAATACCAGATATCTTATTCGAAACAATGTATTATATAACAAAATATATCCTACATCCGACAAAGTGATAGACCCTTTTAATCCCTCTATAAAAGGGAGAAGGCTACAAGTTCCATTAAATTTTTGGTTTACTCGTAATCCGTCATTGGCATTGCCATTATATAAATTAATGACGCAAGATTTAAAGGTTGAGATAGAACTCAATAGTGTAGAAAAGTTATATCAGGTATGGAGCGACAAGTTGAAGATGTATGTGTCTCCTATTTTTTATAATAGTATATATGGGACAAATATCTCCATAGCAACCTTTGTAAATGCTGGAAGTTTTATTAACTGCGAATTAGATGTTAATTACGTGTTCCTTGATAGTAATTATAGGAGCTCTTCTTTGATAAGTGGTAATGTTAAATATGTTGTAGATTATGTTAAAGTCGATAAATCAGCAATGCCGATTACTGCGAAAGGAACAAATTTCCCCTTGACTAGTTCATATAATCACATTAAAGAATTAATATGGGTATTGCGCAGAACAGATATAGAGACAAATTTCAACATATACGATAATTATACTGCTTCGCATATATATAATGAAAATATGGGAATATTAGATACTGCACAGATTAAATGGGCGAAAACCATAACCCGCACAGACGAAGATGCCTATTATTATAATAATATCCAGCCATACCAGCATCATACCAACATTCCGCGCACTGGAATATATTGCTATTCTTTCTCGCTATTCCCTGAAAAAATAGTAGCAGCAGGGTCATACAACAACCAAATGATTGATACGTCTTTGGTTATTAACATTAAAAACAAAGGTAATCAAGACAGCCAAAAAGATATAACAATGAGAAAAGAATACACCTATTTGTTCGAATTAATGAGAAGGCAAGGCGTTGATTATAAAACATATGATGAAACAAATATTAATTTTGATGTAATAATATATTCGAAGGTTATTAATGTATTCTCTATAGTCATCGGCAGTGGCGGGAATTTTATGTGGTCTAGATAAGAAGACAAGATAATTTTTATATCCATCTTTAATAAAAAGAAAATGGATTTACTCGTATTAATACTAATATTATTATCAGGATACATTATTAAATATTTAATAGATACTATAAACTCGCTTAATAACGAGATTAAGGAGATTAAAATTAAATGTATATCTGCTAAAAAAGATATTAAGTTTGAAACTGCCAGTATTAAAAACCCTACAGATAATATGAATGATGCTTTAATCAAACAAATATCGTATTTTAAAAACTACTTTGATTAGTTTATTACACCGAACAGGTTGCTGCATACTTAACTTATTTACTTATTTATTTACTTAACTTACTCAAGTAATATTATATAAATAATAAACGCATATATACATAATATAAGACATCGCTTATAAAATGCCACGTAAAGCGAAAGTAATAGATGATAAGGCAGCGACCGACCCTAAGAAGAAAAAGAATTTGATGAATACAATAATTAAAGATATTTCAGCAGTTGACAACGAAGACATTATATTACAGCTACCTTTATCAACTGCTCAAATAAATAAATTGAACATCACTGAAAATAATACGTTCACCGAGTTTCCCGAGCCGTATGAACCGAATTGTTTTTATATAAATGAAAATAATACCTATGCTGCTATTCAAGATAATATCATAATTGATAATAGTAATAGTAATAGCGAGTATTCTTTAAAAGTATCACAGAAGGACGACTTCCTAAACTCTAGTAATAATTGCTATTGGTGTTGCCACCCGATCGATAATAGGACTTACGGGATGCCTTATAAATATAACATTAAAACGGATACATATATATTGTCTGGTAATTTTTGCTCACTCGAATGTGCAAATGCTTATAACTTTTCTTCTCATTGTGGTAGCGACAAAGTATGGGAAATTAATAGTTTGATACAGATGCTAAGCAAACATTACGGATTTACACACCCTATTCGACCAGCACCCTCTAGATTTTTATTGAAGATATTCAACGGACCGATGACTATCGAAGAGTTCCGCAAGGGACACTATTCAAATGATAAGACCTATATTTTAAATTTACCGCCTATGATATCGACGAATTTTAGTTATGAAATTGTGAATACTTCGTATCTCAAAAATATCACAGATAATATGCACATCAAACTAGATAATCAAAATATTAATAATAAAAAAACTAAAAACTCCATAGACAACAAATTAAGTTTAATAGTTTCTCAAAAAATATAAAAAAATGATATAAAGAATTAATATTCTTTAATATGTGTGCTAACTACTTGCAAATAAAAGAACAGATGACTGATGCGATTTACTTTTCTGATTACAGGATTTCTACGATAACCTGCAATGCGAACATCGGTAATAATATCAACATTAATCTCGGGATATTATTTGATAATATCAAGGTGATTGAGAATATCATAGAAGGTAGCGACAAAGGCATTGTATGGGTTCAATTTATGAAAAACGGGATTGACGTGTCGAAGGGTGTATATCCTAAAAAGCGAAGGAAGAGCAAAAAGAATACTATGAAGAAGAACAGGTTTGATAATCAGGTTACAATTATTTATAAGTTTAGCGATAAGTATATACCGAATGTTAAAATATTTAAAAACGGAAATATACAATTAACGGGTATCAAAGATATCAAGGATACCGAGCATATTGTTAATCATATTATTAATGATATTTCGGCGATATATCATAATATTGATAAAAGCATCATTGTGAATACTGAGCCAGATTATAAATTGGATTTAAAGTATCAAAACTTTAAAATACGGATGATTAATACAGATTTCAAGGTTTATTCTGACCCCGAGTTAAAGAATGGTTTTGAAATCAGGAGGAAAGAAGTCCATAAATTATTTATTAATGACCAGCATAATAATAAGTGTAGTTTTCAGCCTGGTATATATCAAGGTGTGAAGCTCGAATATTTTTGGAATATTAATAATAAAAATAAGAACGGGATATGCTCGTGTCCGAAGTATTGTTATGGCAAAGGAACTGGGCAAAATATTGGAGAATGCAAAAAGGTGACGGGTGCATTATTTGAAAGCGGGAGCGTATTGATAACTGGCGGAATTACATTTGAACAAGTTGATGAAACCTACAAATATATATGCGATTTTCTCGTAAAACACAAAGACTTAATTAAGAAACCTCAACCTAACACGTCATTAGTATGACAACTGAAGTTATAAACATTGGTATCACCATTGATACTGGTATCACCATTGATACTGGTATCGCTATCCATAGAAACATTATATTTTTTATAATCATCGCTTGATACGCTGTTATTACCTGGTCTATTATATGAAGGTATGTGGTGGCTCGCATAAAAATGTGAACTATATGCTACTGCATTTGGTTCTGTGCGAGGAATTACATAATTATTCCCCCAAGGCTTCTTATCAAATAATACGTCTCCAGTGTATAGCCCAGCATTTTTTAATGGTTCAGGGGCTTTAACATTAGGGCTATAATCTAACTCTGAATACATTAATTCATTTTTCATTTTTTGTATTTATTCTATTACAATAGAAGGAATAAAAATTAAGATATATATTGTATGTAAGTTTGAGGATTATTAAATAATATAAGGAGAATTCACATTATATATTTATATAAATTATAGTATCAAATGAGTTCTAAAAAAAGAGAATTAGGAGGAACAGCAAACAATAACAAGAAGGCTAAAGTGGTTGATGGTGCGCAACCAGACTTTCTAAGCGATGGTCTAGATAACGAAAGTATTCGCGCATTTGTTAAAGATATTCGAAGTATTATTCAAGAGAATGCAGGAAAAAAAACACACGCGAATATAGTTAATAGCATATCAGAGGATGAAAAATACAAGGCTTTCATCGAGAGATATCCTATGTTGTTTGATATGATTACGAAGGAGGTCGGTTTTGAAATGGAGAGTTTAGAGTATTTTCTCTCAATGCGTGGGAAAATTATTAATGGAAATATGAGTAGCGAAGCAGCCTCTAAAGAAGTTGGACAAGTATGGTTTGATAAATATTACAAGGAACCTAAATAATTATAATTATTTTTTTTACATTATTACATTAATTACATTAATTGCATTAAATATATAAAAATTGATATAAGAAGTTATTAAGACTTATTAATACAAATAAAGTATTCCAACGAAATCAAAATGACTTCCGACAATTCAACATTTAAATTTCCAACCAACCTATATCAACTTATTGACGAAACATTTAAGACATATGAAGAACGCAAAGAACTTGGTGAAGATAACAATTATGCAAATTGCCTCATTACGCTTTTGAAGAAATATCACCTCTGGCCTCTTATGAAAGTTAAGAAATTCAAAGGTCGCGATGATATTGTATTGCTACACAATACATATTCGAGAAAGAATGTAGATAATTTCAAAGAATTATATGAGCAATGCAGAAGTGTAGTGCTCGACTTTAGCCTAGACAATAATAATATCGTCGTGACGTATGCGAATTCAATCCCTGAGCGTATTGATTACAATACTTACATCAACGCATTATATTCCCCTGAAGACAAGGTATATGAAGCATATGACGGAACAACCATTACAATCTATAATTACAAAGATGTGTGGTATTTCGGAACTTCTAGTTGCCCTGACGCGAATAGTTCGAAATTCTCGCATCCCATAAAAAAACACGGGAATATGTTTGATGAAATTCTATTTAAATATTTCAAAACGCATTTTACTGCAGAGGATATATCTACGCTAAATGCCGAAGAAATTTCATTGAAACTAAGAAGTATATTTGCGCAATACCTAGACCCTAATATGGCGTATGAGTTTATTATCGTGCATCACGAGAACAAGCATATCATCGATTATACTGGGTTGCTCGGTGAGAATTATATGGAGATGTTTCATATTAATACCAAGCATCGCGATAGTTTGATTGAAAATGATATTATGGCTTCTATTATTCCCCCGCTTATTGAACACGGCATTAAATATCCTATGCCCTTTGAAAATATCCAAGATGCTTACGCTTATATTAATAATACTGCGTATAGTTATGGGTTAATCGTTAAAAAGGTTGTAAATGGCAAAAATAAATTGTATAAAATTTCGACGGACGCTATTAATTATCGCGAAGAAACTGACCCGTGCCATCCAAATGTCTGGATGAATATCCTTTCTGTTTATATGAAGAATAAGACGGAATATACAATCAAGGATTATATCGCTAACTATAATCCCGACATTAATTTGCCGCTAGATAACAATGGTAATAAAATAGACCCTACATATCTGGTTCATACGATTATATCAACGATTAAAGATAGTTTATATAGCTATTACAAAACGACGACTACCTATTATCCCCTTTACAACCGCTATAAAATGAACAAGGATATGGACAAGCAATTCCCGCCTATTATTCAGTATCATTTAGCGCAACTGCGTAATCTGCAAATTAATACTTACAAGACAAAAATGATTAATATGAGTAATGTATATCATTATCTATGCCAATGCAATGATGTTAATAATATTAAAACCCTCATCCAATTCTTTGCGTCCAACCCGATTAATGAGATGTCGCCGAGAACCTCTATGTGTTTCGCGATTATGACTAGCTTGATTTCTTAGAATACCTTATAATATATCCTTATTTCTTAGAATACCTTTAATTATTTTTATAATTTATTTTTTTATGTTTATAAAAATAAAAATCGCGCGTATATATAGAAAGAATATAATAATATATATGGGCGTTGAAGAAGAACAACTTGGAGGAAAGAGAAGAGTTTATAAATCTGTTAAGAAGCCTAAGTCTGTAGGCAAACCTAAGAAGGTTGTGAAGGCAATGAAAGCAATGAAGGTCGCTCCTAAACGCACTGGTTTATCTCGTCTTAAGCCAATGTATAGAGGTCGTTTAGGTATGCATCTTGGTGGACAACAAGGTATGGGATTAGCTGGTATGTTTGGTGCTTTAACTACCCCTCAACAACCTGCCGCCCCTGCTGCGCCGCCTGCACCTGTTGCTACCCCGCAACAAGTAGCCGCATTCACTCAACAAATGCATCAACATCAACAACGCGCTGAAGAAGTCACAGGCGGAAGACCCCGTCGACACAGAAGCCGCTCCCCTTCTAAGGTTGTTAAGGCGAAACCCAAAGCCAGACTTGCCAGACCTGCGGGTAAGATGATGAAACCACGTGCCAAAAAATATTCTTCACGTGGTGGCTTCGAAGAAGAGCAAGAGCAAGAAGAAATGGAAATGGTTCAATCTGGTGGCTTCCAACAATTACAAGCTTTAGAAAAACTCGTTGAAGGTCTATCTGGCGGTGGCTATGGACGTAAGCGCGTAGTTCGCCATCGCCCCGTAGTCCGTCGTAGCCCTTCCCCTGTTGCTCGCCGCCGTCGCCCTGCCGCTCGTCGCACTTAATACATAATATAATATAATACTAATTTATTTTTTTAATATATTAAAAAATGATATATAAGATAGATATAATATAATTAATAAAGAAAATGCCAACGTTTCAAAATTACACTTATGACGAACTTTCAAAGTGCCATACATTTAATATTCATAATATCGACCTCGCTATTATTAATGGAATAAGGCGGGTTATATTAACTGATATCCCTATTCCTGGTATTATTGGGGAAAAACTAGAGAACGACGACCCTAGCGTTGATATCGTAATAAACAATGGAGCGCTTCACAATGAAATTATCATTCATCGCATTGGGCTTATTCCAATATGCCTCAAAGAAGACGAAATAGATAATTACGAAGATAACAGCATTCAAATTGAATTAAATGTTAAAAATACGACTAGCAAGACTATTGATGTCTCTACGAATGATATTATTGCTACGCGTAATAATATTAATATTAGCAATGAAGAACTTAAAGATATTTTCCCTGCTAATAAAATATCCAAAAATTATATCTTGATTACGCGTTTAAGAACTGGCGAACATCTACATTTTAAAGCGAAGGTTGTTAAAAGAAAAGGTCGCGATAACGCATCATTTAATCCCGTGTCCCTCTCCAACTTTTCATATATTCAAGACCCTAAGGAGGCAGATAAAAAGAATAATATTTTAGACAAAGAGCGCTCGTATTATAAGAATAAATATGGCGACCCTACGCGGTTCAAGTTCGACATCGAAAGCATAAATCACAATATCGGACCCAAATATCTTGTTTCCAAATCGTTAGACATCATTATTAATAAACTAGAAGGTCTTAAGAAAGAATTAAATAGCGAAACGTCGGCAAAGGTTAAAATACAGCAATTCCAAGATATCGAAGGAACATTTGAATTTATTATTGAAGACGAAGATGATACGCTGGGCAATATTATACAATCGTATATTCACAATCATTATATTCGAGAAAATAATAAATACAAGAATAAAATATCTTGCACTTATATCGGCTATATTTGCCCTCACCCGCTGAAGTCTTTGATGATACTACGTATTTCATTGGAGGATGTAAGCGACCCAAAAAGTTCTAAAGTATTCGCTTCTTTCCTTGAAGAGAACTGCTCAGTAATCGCAGAAGAATTAACAAATATCAGAAATGAATGGACTAAATTCGCGATTGATAATATATCCTAATATATCCTAATATATCCCTCTAATAATATATATATTATTATAGTAAATAGAAACATAAGTTCAAAATATGGCTACGGATACTGAAAATATGAAGGATATTGAATACGTCGATGAAGAGTTAGATGATATTGAATACACTGAAATACTTAGTTTTGAAGAAATGAGCAAAATTAATCCTTCATTTATAGCTTTAGACAAAGAGGAAATATATAATCATTTATATATTTTTTTTAAAGATAAGAAGAAGTCTGATTTAATTAGGAGCTTATTCTATGAGATACTCAGTAATCGCGATAGTAAAAATGGTAAAATTAGTGATTATGCGAACTATGTCTTTAACGTCGAAGGTGAAATCGAAAAATACGGCGATGATGATAGCAAGGACGCTACCTATAATTTTATAGAAAAATATAACAAAGATACTGGGTTCAGCGAGTTTGTTAAAAGGAGGTTTTGCCTATCTTATAATACGAAATCAGACAAGGTTCGCTTAAAACCTATTCGTAATACAAATGCGATTATCAATGGAACACAAGACGATGCAGCGTTCCCTAAATATCTTTCTATAATCAAAGACTACAAAACGATTAAATGCAGTCAGGTCGACAAAGTAGAAGACATCTATAATATTAATGATGGCGACGATATAAGCCTTCCTATAAAGGGGGCATATTACAAAATACCTACATCTACAAAAGATGATTATATGTATGCTAAGGTTGCTTCGCATTTATTGAATAGCATTAATACAAACTATAAATCATCTGATAATTTCAAAGATATATATGAATTAATTAAGAACACGCGACCTGATATAACTAGTATTATCAAAGATATTAACGATAACAAGGATAGTTTTTGCCTCGATTATAGTAATATAAACAACATATTTAAAAAATACGATTACTCATTAGATTTTATATCGGAAAAAGATTTGGAAATCTTGACGGACTATATGTTTTCGATAATAAAGAATGAGAAGGAACGGAAGAATATGCACAAGGTTTTTAAAATTAAAAAACCCGAATTGACTAATAGGAAATTAACATTCTTTGATAATATAGATAAAATATTAAAGGTTATCAACATATCTTCGCAAATCGTGGATTTCCTTGAAAAAACCAAAGACCTAATACACAATTACAAAAACGACATAATACAAGCAGATGTAGAACCTTTGAGGAATTATAACATATATGATATAATAAAGAAAATTAATGAGGGAGCCTTAACAATCGAAGAAGTCATCGAAGACCTCAAATTATCTATAAAATCTATCAATTTAGATAATGCTCTCGAGGCTATCAATGATATATTAGAAGCAAAAGAAAATATCGAAGTTATCAAAGGGGGATGCTATAATACTAGGCAGCAATTCATATATTCACGGACGCACATTTTTGACTATGATACTGATGGCAAACACTTTATTATATCCAAGAGGGAGAATAAAGCAATCCGTGTCGGGAATGATATCGATGATTACGAGGGAACGCACGATGACGATGATATAATTGATGATGAGAACAAAGGTGTCGCTAATAACGGAAATGCTAAAGGGAACGTTATCACGAACGCTAATAAGGTTGCAAATAATTATGATATGAGCGCATATATATCAAATATAAACTTTAGAAATGAAAAGGGTTTTATTGATATATTAAAAATAATTCTGGTAATGATTAAGAAGATTAATGATGTTGCGAACATAGACATCGATTATGACGCACTATCGAACTATTTATTTAAAAAATATCGCAGCGTATCTACGCGATATGACAAGTATTTGAAAGAGTTTGAACGCAAAAACATAGAGGATGCCAAGAAATATGCGAAGAAATATGCCGAATTGACACCAGGACATCTACTGAATATGTTAAATAACAAGCAGATTGAAAAGGTGCATATCGATATAATCAAAAAGGTTAATGAAAATTTTATAGATAACATAAATGTTATTTTTTATAATTCGATTTGCTTCTGGATTGTGGATACGCAAGATAACATCAATAAAAACAATATAACTCTCAATATGAACTATTTAAATCCCAGCCATATTGATAAGCTGAATACACGCGGCTTATTATATTATATTATAGAAATCATAAGCGACTTTTACAAATACAATGATAGCAATGATTACATTATAAATATCAAAGGTTTGAAGAAAACGCTAGTTTCTATAATAGAAGAAGAGTATAAAGACGCTGATAAAAAGATATTAGAAGAATTACTAAATAAGAATACGGCAGACAAGATAAATAGGTGTAGCATCGATAAACAAAGGTATTCTGATGAAGAACTATACTATATAGACAAACTTCTTTATACACCTAATAATAATTCTAAATTCGAGAAAATACATAAATATATACAAGGATGCTGTCTTCGTAAATTAGATAATAATTTTAATGATATATCGGACTTCGAAACTACTAATAACACCGAGATAATCAAATTAAAGAAACTATATTCAGATGTTCGGCTAAGCAACAAAGAAAGAGATGTCCGATTTGTGCCGAACAAGCACATAATTAAAAAGAAGAAGGGAAAGAAGGCAGCGAGTGATGACTTTAGTATCGAAGAAGAAGATGCGGATACAGACATATATCTTGATGAAATTAAGAAACAATATAATAATATAAAATACTTTCATAAAAAACCTGATGTTTATAATATAACTAATTATGAAGTTAATGAATGGCTTGAAGGGATGCAAGGTATCACCGAGTTATTGCCAAATTATTTAATAGATAATCTCATAAATTACGAATTAGACCCCGTTGAAACCGCAATCGCTGATAACATTAAGAAGCTTAAAAATGTTAAAAATAATATTACGGGAGATTTCTTGAATTGTAAATATATTAATTATAAAGAGATTTTACTTAATGTATGTAAAATACTATATAGTAATTTCAATGCTTCTCAAATATACAAAGATAACAAAACATTAAAAACGAAGGTGATGGCGGCTATTAAAGAAATTAGGAAGGTCATCAAGCATCTTTATAAGTTAAATAAGATTAAGAATGAAGAGAATGCCGACGTAATTAATACAATTAATATTTTAATCATAAGTAGGTCGCTAAATTACCCTGTATTAGCAGGTATTGAAAATATCCCGCCCGAATTTATAAATAACAAGGCGGATGAATTGTATGAATATTTGAAAAACTATTTAGAGGGGAAATATAATAAGTTCCTAAGCCCCGAAGAAATCGCCATATTTATTAATGAAAAACGCGAAGAATATAAAAATAAGAAATTAAAAGAAAATCAAAATTTGGATATTGAAGAAAATGAAATTCGCAGACAAGTTAAAGCGGCTGGTATAATAAAAGACAAGTATAATGTTAATGTCGATGACGACTTAGGAGGCGACGTAGGAGGCGATGGAGATGATGCGGGAGCGGCTGCTGCTGGAGGTGCGGGAACAGGCAATGTTATAGATGATTATGATGACGCTGAGAAGGACGCAGATTACAATCCTAAAGATAATGATAATTATAATATTTATGACGATGATGATATAGATATAGATTAAGTATTACACGCTCCTACCTAAACATTATTCAATGCATTCTGTTGATGTATAACAATTTCAGCAGAATTAGGCTTTTTGAAATTAGTATTATTGCCTATTGTTCCATTAAGTTGCAATGGTAAATATCTATCCTTAAAACTTTCTATAACCTGCTGCTTATATCGGTTGGGTATCTCTTCAAATAATATATCATTTACTAGGTTTTCATATTTTAATGCTAATAAACTAAATTCATTATCGGTTATCTCATCGTCATTCTCAATTTGACCTGCTAATAGCAAGAACTGCTGCCCTAATCTGCGAAATAAATCACATTTTTCACTGGCTTTTATAGAATTATTTAGGGATATAATTAGAACACTTATAGCATTAACAACAATATTCGGTATCTTCACTTCGTTCGCATCTTCACTTATTGAGTTAATTATACACATCGCGCTTGACGTAAGAACTAATGGAATATTAAATCCGAACTTAACTAATGACCAGTATCCGCTTGCTTTACTACATAATAACACAAGCGCCTCAGTCTTTGATAACAATTTTTCTATTTTATAAGGTAGATTTGGGGATACCTTGTGTTCGGCTCTCTCTTCGTTTTTTTCGCTCATTATATTAAATATTAATATTTTAAAAAAAATAATTAGTTGGTAAAATTTGCATTAACCTAAAAGAAAAATGAGACAATATTATCATATCTTTATGGTATCTCATTCATTTTCCATTTAATATGTTAGGATAGATTACCCCGCCTTCTTTTAATCTTGCTTTATTTTTTTCATAATATACCTTTGTATTACCACAAGCTCCTTTCTTTAATTGTTCTTTCGTCCCACATATTCCTGTTTTACTATTTTCATTTTCCTCTATCGGTTTAGTAATATCCATATTAATTATTAATTATTAATTATTATTTATTAATTATTATTTATTTTTTAAGTATATATATATCGTATTAGATACTCTGCATATTACATAACTTATCATTTAGGTCATCTATGGTTTTCTGCTGGTCGTTTATTCTAGCAGTAAGTTCTTGTATTGATTTTGTTAATAATGGTATTATCGACATATATTCAATCGTATATTTATGACTTTCATTTACAGGCACATTAACCGCTTCTGGAATTATATCGTGCAAATCCTGTGCAATAAAACCATAGCTCTTCTTATCGCCTTCATTTTGCTCGATAGTCAAATAAGATACTGGGCTGATTTTATTAATCAACTCAAGTGAATTATTAATAGGCTTGATATCTTTTTTATATCTTCTATCACTTATAGTCGAGTAGTTAATCGCATTGATTGTTCCGTTCACATCTAATTTACATATGGGGTTTGTATTCCCTATTCCGACATTATTATTATTGAATATATTAATTATAGAATATTCAGCAGGTTCATAAGGAGTTCCAAGTTGCCATATTTCTTGAACGTTCCAAGAAGACGAAAGAACTGCGCTATTTGAATTATTGTAATACGCAGGTCTATTCAAATATATTTTACCTTCATTGGAATTATCTCCTAATAAAGAGCACCATTTAGCCGTGTAATATATAAAATCGCTAGATGTCGCGGGTAAATCAAAGAAAGACCCTGATATATTTGCTACAAAATAGGAAGACGTGCTCGATTCGGCTCCTAAGTTATGCGAAAGCCAGCAGGAAGTCCCTTGATTATCTATTAAGTTGTTTCCATCCGCTTCTGTTATATGCGTCCATTCGCCGTTCTCTCCGATTTTGCGATATAATCGGAGCCCCCACCATCTCGCGTCAGTCCCATAATCAATCCCTATATGACACGACAAATGAACAAGAACCTTCGAAGATGGATGCGTGGGTTTGATGCGAACACAGAAACCTTGTATTTTTTCATTAACGATACTAATATTATTATCTATAAATTGCCATCCATACCCCGTCTTAACCACTATATCCCTGTAAATATTAAATAATGTCTGAATAGACATATTTTGGCATATTACCGCGTTCTTCGGGATAAACGTAGTTTCGAGTTGCCATATTTCTTGAACGTTCCAAGAAGACGAAAGGACTGCGCTGTTAGAACTATTATAAGTCGCTGGTCTATTCAGGTATAACTTGCCATTTTGGGTATTGTCGCCTAACTGGGAGCACCATTGTGCCGTATAATATACATAAGTATCCATAGCATTCGGGAAATCATAATAAGCACCCGAGACGTTTGCTATAAAATACGAGTAGGTGCTCGTATCTGCTCCTAAATTGTGCGATAGCCAGCAAGGTGTCCCGTTGCTATAATTATTACCATCCGCGTCTGATACGTGTGTCCAAGCGCCATCTTCGCCAATCTTGCGATATAACCGAAGTCCCCACCATCTCGCGTCAGACCCATAGTCGATACCAATGTGGCACGTTAAATTAATTAATATTTTTGAAGTATAATGGTTCGGTTTAATGCGAACGCAGAAGCCTTGAATGTTATTATTAACGACCGCTATGTTATTATCTATAAACTGCCAGCCGCCTCCCGATTTCTCAATAACGTTTTTATATATATTAAATTGCGTTTGCGTCGGCGTATATTTAGTCACGATACCGCCTTTTGGAAAATAGGATGTTTCGAGTTGCCAAATTTCACTTACATTCCACGAGGATGAAACAATGGGAGTATTTAAAGCATTTATTATTGCTGGTCTATTCAGGTATAGCTTGCCGTTTTGGGTATTGTCGCCAAGCAGTGAGCACCATTTCGCGGTATAATATATATATTCTTCAGATATATTTGGCAGGTCATAATAAACACCTGATACGTTTGCTATAAAATACGAGTATGTGCTCGTATCGGCTCCTAAATTATGCGAAAGCCAGCAAGTAGTCCCATTATTATTATTATAATCAGTGCCATCGGCATTTGAGAGATGCGTCCATTCACCCGCTTCGCCTATTTTACGATATAACCGAAGCCCCCACCATCTTGCGTCAGACCCGTAGTCGATACCAATGTGGCACGTTAAATTAATTAATATTTTTGAAGAATAATGATTAGGTTTAATGCGAACACAGAAGCCTTGAACCTTGTCATCTATAATATTAATGTTATTATCTATAAACTGCCAACCACTTCCAGATTTCTCAACAACATTTTTATACAAATTAAACTGCGTTTGTATGGGGCTGTATTGCGATAATATCGATGAACTGCCTGTATATGTTTTGCCATTTGGGTATATCATCCCATTTTTATATAAATCGCCTGTAAAATTAACGTCCCCAGTGATATCTAAATTATTGCGTAGAGTTGTAGAGTTATTTACTATAAAATTTGAGTTAATAATTACGTCTCCATTAATTTCGAGGTCATCATCATATTTATTATTAACTATAAATTTGTTTGCAGCACTTGGGTCTTCATAAATCATATCCGTTGTTAAATCTGTAATTCTCTTTGAGATAGCATTGCTAGTCGCTAATACATAATTGCTGCTATTACTATCATTGGCGTTCATATTATATATTAAAGTTGCTATGCCATCACCTAAATTTGAACTTGTAGATAATACGTAGTTAAGTTGAAATTCACTAACTTCATTTATTTTGTTAATTAAACTAGTATTTACGAAGGAGATATAATTGCACGAATTCAAATCATTGAAGTTCGCTTTCTTCACTAAGAGATTACTTGTTTCAAGCACATAATTGCTAGTATCATCAATAACATCTCTATTATTTTTTTTATAATTACCTGCAATATGAAGGTCTCCATTATTTGCTACATTGAAGACATTCGTAGTTAGATTTGAAGCAACAAATATATCTCTAAAGTCATCTTTCTGCTGTATCATTAAAGCGCTCGATGTATTATTAGCATTCACTATCTCCATTCTTTCAGTTGTATAAACAATTGTTTCTAATGTTGTGCTTTCACCTAGAACAATTAGGTTAGAGTTGATAGTAAAATCTCCATTCACTAGCAGATTATTATTATATCTATTATTAACTATAAATTTGTTAGTAGCACTTGGGTCTTCATAAATCATATCCGTTGTTAAATCAGTAATCCTCTTCGAGATAACATTGCACGTATGCAGAATATAATTACTTGCATTCAAATCATTGAAGTCTGCTTTCGCAACTAAGATATTACTAGTCTCCAATATGTAGTTGCTACTATTGTAATCATTGAAGTCTGCTTTTGCAACTAAGAGGTTGCTTGTCTCCAATATGTAATTGCTACTATTGTAATCATTGAAGTCTGCTTTGGCTATTAAGATATTACTAGTTTCTAATATATAGTTGCTTGCATTCAAATCATTAAAGTCTGCTTTGGCTACTAAGATATTACTGGTAGCCAATATATAATTACTAGCATTCAAATCATTAAAGTCTGCTTTAGCCACCAAGAGGTTGCTTGTCTCTAATACGTAGTTGCTCGCATTCAAATCATTAAAGTCTGCTTTGGCTACTAAGAGGTTGCTTGTCTCTAATACGTAGTTGCTACTATTGTAATCGTTGAAATCTGCTTTGGCTACTAAGAGGTTGCTTGTCTCTAATACGTAGTTGCTACTATTGTAATCGTTGAAATCTGCTTTGGTTATTAAGATATTACTTGTTTCTAATATATAGTTGCTACTATTGTAATCATTAAAGTCCGCTTTGGCTACTAAAATATTACTGGTAGCCAATATATAATTACTTGTATCATCAATAACATCTCTATTATTTTTTTTATAATTACCTACAATATGAACATCCCCGTTATTTGCAATACTAAAGACATTTGTATTTAAATTCGAAGCTACTAATATTGCAGCATCACTATCCTTCTGTTGTATCATTAAAGCAACCGAGTTAATGCCTGTATTTACTATTTCCATCCTTTCAGTTGTATAAACAATCGTTTCTAAGGTTGTGCTTTCACCTAGAACTATTAAGTTAGAGTTAATAGTTAAATCTCCATTCACAAGCAGATTATTATTATATCTATTATTAACTATAAATTTATTAGTAGCACTAGGGTCTTCATAAATCATATCCGTTGTTAAATCAGTAATCCTCTTCGAGATAACATTGCTTGTATGTAGAATGTAATTACTTGCATTCAAATCATTGAAGTCTGCTTTAGCCACTAAGAGGTTGCTTGTTTCCAACACATAATTGCTACTATTGTAATCATTAAAGTCTGCTTTGGCTATTAAGATATTACTAGTTTCTAATATATAGTTGCTACTATTGTAATCATTAAAGTCTGCTTTAGCCACTAAGAGGTTGCTTGTCTCCAATATGTAGTTGCTTGCATTCAAATCATTGAAGTCTGCTTTAGCCACTAAGAGGTTGCTTGTCTCTAATACGTAGTTGCTCGCATTCAAATCATTGAAGTCTGCTTTGGCTATTAAGATATTACTTGTTTCCAACACATAATTGCTACTATTGTAATCGTTGAAATCTGCTTTAGTAATTAAGATATTACTTGTTTCTAATATATAGTTGCTACTATTGTAATCATTAAAGTCTGCTTTAGCCACTAAAAGGTTGCTTGTTTCTAATACGTAGTTGCTCGCATTCAAATCATTAAAGTCTGCTTTGGCTACTAAAATATTACTGGTAGCCAATATATAATTACTAGCATTCAAATCATTGAAGTCTGCTTTGGCTATTAAGATATTACTAGTTTCTAATATATAGTTGCTACTATTGTAATCATTAAAGTCTGCTTTAGCCACTAAGATGTTGCTTGTCTCCAATATGTAATTACTAGCATTCAAATCATTGAAGTCTGCTTTAGCCACTAAGATGTTGCTTGTCTCCAATATGTAATTACTAGAATTCAAATCATTGAAGTCTGCTTTGGATACTAAAAGGTTGCTAGTCTCCAACACATAATTACTTGCATTCAAATCATTGAAGTCTGCTTTAGCCACTAAGAGGTTGCTAGTCTCTAACACGTAATTACTAGTATCATCAATAACATCTCTATTATTTTTTTTATAAATACCTATAATACTAATATCCCCGTTATTTGCTACATTAAAGACATTTGTAGTTAGATTTGAAGCAACTAATATATCTCTAAAGTTATCTTTTTGTTGTATCATTAAAGCGCTCGAGGTATTATTAGCATTCACTATTTCCATCCTTTCAGTTGTATAAACAATCGTTTCTAATGTAGTGCTTTCACCTAGAACTATCAAGTTAGAGTTAATAGTTAAATCTCCATTCACAAGCAGATTATTATTATATCTATTATTAACTATAAATTTGTTAGTAGCACTTGGGTCTTCATAAATCATATCGGTGGTTAAATCAGTTATCCTCTTTGAAATAGCATTGCTTGTATGCAGAATATAATTACTTGCATTTAAATCATTAAGGTCTGCTTTCGCTATTAAGATATTACTTGTAGCGAATATGTAATTACTAGAATTAAAATCATTAAGGTTCGCTTTCGCTATCAAGATATTACTTGTAGATTGCACATAATTGCTAGTATTTATTATGCGACCTATTAAGATATTGCTTGTGGATTGCACATAATTGCTAGTATTTATTACGCGACCTATTAAGATATTGCTTGTTGATTGCACATAATTGCTAGTATTTATTACGCGACCTATTAAGATATTGCTTGTGGATTGCACGTAATTGCTGCTATTACTATCATTAAGGTTTGCTTTAGCTACTAAGATATTGCTTGTGCTATTTACGTAATTACTAGAATTTAAATCATTTAAGTCTGCTTTAGCAACTAAGAGATTGCTTGTTTCGAAAACATAGTTGCTAACATTGTAATCATTAAGGTCTGCTTTAGCCACTAAAATGTTGCTTGTAGATAATACGTAATTACTAGAATTTAAATCATTAAGGTTTGCTCTAGCTACTAAGATATTACTTGTAGATTGCACATAATTGCTAGTATTTATTATACGACCTATTAAAATATTGCTTGTGGATTGCACGTAATTGCTACTATTAGTATTATTAAGATTAATTCTAGCGACTAAGATGTTGCTTGTCGCGAATACGTAGTTGCTACTATTGCTATCATTAAGATTAACTCTAGCTACTAAAATATTACTTGTGCTATTTACGTAATTGCACGTATTTATTATGCGACCTATTAAGATATTACTTGTTGCGAATACATAGTTGCTACTATTACTATCATTAAGATTAGTTCTAGCTATTAAGATATTACTTGTTGCGAATATATAGTTGCTACTATTATTATCATTGAAATCTGCTTTAGCAACTAAGAGATTGCTAGTGGATTGCACATAATTGCTAGTATTTATTATGCGACCTATTAAGATATTACTTGTAGCCAATATGTAATTACTAGAATTTCCATCATTGAAGTCTGCTTTGGTTATTAAGATATTGCTTGTGCTATTTACGTAATTGCTAGTATCATCAATAACATCTCTATTATTTTTTTTGTAAATACCTATAATATTAACATCTCCATTATTTGCTACATTAAAGACATTCGTAGTTAGATTTGAAGCAACTAATATATCTCTGAAGTTATCTTTTTGTTGTATCATTAAAGCGCTCGAGGTATTATTAGCATTCACTATTTCCATTCTTTCAGTCGCATATACGATTGTTTCTAACATAGTGCTTTCACCAAGAACGATTAAGTTAGAGTTGATAGTTAAATCTCCATTCACAAGCAGATTATTATTATATCTATTATTAACTATAAATTTGTTAGTAGCACTCGGGTCTTCATAAATCATATCCGTTGTTAAATCAGTTATCCTCTTTGAAATTTCATTGCTTGTATGCAGAATGAAATTGCTTGCATTTAAATCATTAATGTTCGCTCTTGCTACCAATGTATTACTAGTAGATTGCACATAATTGCTTGTATTTATTATACGACCTATCAAGATATTACTTGTGGAACGGACATAGTTGCTACTATTACTATCATTAAGATTAGTTCTAGCTATTAAGATATTACTTGTTGCGAATATATAGTTGCTTGCATTGTAATCATTAAGGTCTGCTTTGGCTATTATAATATTACTTGTTGCGAATACATAGTTGCTCGTATTATCTATGCGGTCTGCTAATAAGTTGCTTGTGCTATTAACATAATTACTCGTGTTTATTATACGTCCTATTAAGATATTGCTTGTGGCGAATACGTAATTACTACTATTACTATCATTGAGGTTTGCTTTAGCGATTAAAATATTGCTCGTGCTTATTATACGACCTATCAAGATATTACTTGTAGAGCGCACATAATTGCTACTATTACTATCATTATAGTATGCTTTAGATACTAAGATATTACTTGTCTCCAATATGTAATTACTTGCATTTACATCATTAAGGTCTGCTTTAGCCACTAAAATGTTGCTTGTGCTATCTACGTAATTGCTCGTATTCTCTATACGCGCTGCTAATAAATTGCTTGTGCTATCTACGTAATTACTCGTATTTATTATGCGACCGATTAAGATATTGCTTGTAGTGCGAACATAATTGCTTGTATTATCTATGCGAACTGCTAATAAGTTGTTTACGCTACCTATATAGTTGCTTGTATTTATTACGCGGTCTATCAAGTTATTGCTTGTAGATAATATATAGTTGCTACTATTACTATCATCAATGTTTGATTTTGCGACTAAGATATTACTAGTAGCGAATACGTAGTTGCTCGTATTTATTATACGACCTATCAAAATATTGCTAGTAGATAATACATAGTTGCTACTATTAATATTATTAAGATTTACTCTAGATACCAAGATATTACTTGTCGACCGCATATAGTTGCTAGCGTTAGCATCATTGAAGTCTGCGTTGGCTACTAAGATATTGCTTGTTTCTAATACATAATTGCTGGCGTTAGCATCATTGAAATCTGCTTTAGCAACTAAGAGATTGCTTGTTTCAAGCACATAATTGCTAGCATTCGCATCATTGAAATCTGCTTTGGTTATTAAGAGGTTGCTTGTTTCTAATACATAATTGCTAGAATTTGCATCATTAAAATCTGCTTTAGACACTAAGAGGTTGCTTGTTTCAAGCACATAATTGCTAGTATCATCAAGAACATCTCTATTATTTTTTTTATAATTACCTACAATATGAACATCCCCGTTATTTGCTACATTAAAGACATTTGTAGTTAGATTTGAAGCAACTAATATATCTCTAAAGTTATCTTTTTGTTGTATCATTAAAGCACTCGAGGTATTATTAGCATTCACTATTTCCATTCTTTCAGTAGCATATACGATTGTTTCTAATGTAGTGCTTTCCCCAAGAACGATTAAGTTAGAATTGATTGTTAAATCTCCATTCACTAAAAGACTTGTATTATATCTATTATTCACTATAAATTTGTTAGTGGCACTAGGGTCTTCATAAATCATATCGGTTGTTAAATCCGTAATCCTCTTTGAAATAGCATTGCTTGTATCAAGCACATAGTTGCTTGCATTTAAATCATTAAGGTTGGCTCTTGCTACCAATGTATTACTTGTAGATTGCACATAATTGCTCGTATTTATTATACGACCTATCAAGATATTACTTGTGGAACGCACATAATTGCTACTATTACTATCATCAATGTTGGCTTTAGCAACTAAGATATTGCTAGTAGATTGCACATAATTGCTCGTATTTATTATACGACCTATCAAGATATTACTTGTGGCACGGACATAATTGCTACTATTACTATCATCAATATTGGCTTTCGCTACCAAGATATTACTAGTAGTTTGCACATAATTGCTTGTATTTATTACACGTCCGACTAAGATGTTGCTAGTAGATAATACATAGTTGCTACTATTATTATCATCAATGTTATTTCTTGCTACTAAGATATTACTTGTCGATTGCACATAGTTGCTTGCATTTATAGCAGTATCATTCAATTGTATATTTAATGCTACTATACTAGAATTAATAACATTGCTTGTTAATACTTCTTGGTCATACAAACGATTACTAAGAATATTACTTGTATAGAATACATAGTTGCTTGCATTCAAATCATTGAAGTCCGCTTTGGCTACTAAAAGATTACTTGTATCGAAAATGTAATTACTCGCATTCGTATCATTAAAATCCGCTTTTGCTACTAAAAGGTTGCTTGTTTCTAATATGTAATTACTTGCATTCAAATCATTAAAATCCGCTTTTGCTACTAAAAGGTTGCTTGTATCCAATATGTAATTACTTGCATTCAAATCATTAAAATCCGCTTTAGCTACTAAAAGATTGCTTGTCTCCAAAATGTAATTACTTGCATTCTTATCATTAAAATCTGCTTTGGCTACTAAGAGGTTGCTTGTTTCCAATATATAATTACTTGCATTCAAATCATTAAAGTCTGCTTTAGCTACTAAAAGATTGCTTGTCTCCAAAATGTAATTACTTGCATTCAAATCATTAAAGTCCGCTTTGGCTACTAAAAGGTTGCTTGTTTCTAATATATAATTACTTGCATTAAAATCATTAAAATCCGCTTTGGCTACTAAAAGGTTGCTTGTATCGAATATATAATTACTTGCATTAAAATCATTAAAATCCGCTTTGGCTACTAAAAGGTTGCTTGTTTCTAACACATAATTACTTGTATTGTAATCATTTAGGTCTGCTTTTTTTGCTAAAGCAACCAATATATTGCTCGTGGATTGCACGTAATTGCTTGTATTCATTATGCGACCTATTAAGATATTGCTCGTGGATTGCACATAATTGCTTGTATTCATTACACGACCTATTAAGATATTGCTTGTGGATTGCACATAATTGCTAGTATTCATTACACGACCGATTAAGATATTGCTAGTGGATTGAATATAGTTGCTTGCGTTTATTATACGACCTATTAAGATATTGCTCGTTGATTGCACATAGTTGCTATTATTACTATCATTAAAGTCTGCTTTGGCTACTAAAAGGTTGCTTGTTTCTAATATGTAATTACTTGCGTTCATATCATTAAAGTCTGCTTTAGCAACTAATAGATTACTTGTTTCCAAAATGTAATTACTTGCATTCATATCATTAAAGTCTACTTTAGCCACTAAGAGATTGCTTGTTTCTAATATGTAATTACTTGCGTTCATATCATTTAGGTCTGCTTTTGCAACTAAGAGATTGCTTGTGGATTGCACATAGTTGCACGTATTCATTACGCGACCTATTAAGATATTGCTCGTCGATTGCACATAATTACTAGTATTTATTACACGACCTATTAATATATTACTTGTCGCTAATATATAATTGCTACTATTACTATCATTAAGACTTACTCTAGCGACTAAGATATTACTTGCAGAACGGACATAATTACTATTATTACTATCATTAAGGTTCCCTTTAGCGACTAGGATATTACTTGTAGAACGCACATAGTTGCTACTATTACTATCATCAAGGTTCCCTTTAGCTACTAATATATTACTAGTAGATTGCACATAATTGCATGTATTTATTATACGACCTATTAATATATTGCTTGTAGCCAGAACATAGTTGCTACTATTACTATCATTAAGGCTTACTCTAGCAACTAAGATATTACTTGTAGAACGCACATAATTGCTACTATTGCTATCATTAAGGCTTACTCTAGCAACTAAGATATTACTTGTAGAACGCACATAATTGCTACTATTGCTATCATTAAGGCTTACTCTAGCAACTAAGATATTACTTGTAGAACGCACATAGTTGCTACTATTACTATCATCAAGATTTCCTTTCGCAACTAAGATATTGCTTGTAGATTGCACATAATTGCAAGTATTTATTATGCGACCTATTAAGATATTGCTAGTAGATAGCACATAGTTGCTAGTATCATTGATAACATCTCTATTATTTTTCTTATAATTACCAATGATATTAACATCTCCATTGTTAGCTATAGTAAATACATTCGCATTTAGATTTGAGGCTACTAATATAGCACTATTGATATCCTTCTGTTGTATCATTAAAGCAGTTGTATTATTATCAGCATTTACTATCTCCATTCTTTCAGTTGTATATACAATCGTTTCTAATGTGGTGCTTTCGCCAAGAACTATCAAGTTAGAATTGATAGTTAAATTACCATTCACTAGCAGACTATTATTATATCTATCATTCACTATAAATTTATTAGTGGCACTAGGGTCTTCATAAATCATATCCGTTGTTAAATCAGTTATTCTCTTCGATATAACATTGCTTGTTTCCAATACATAGTTGCTTGTATTCGCATCATTGATGTCTGCTTTTGATACTAAAAGATTACTTGTTTCAAAAATGTAATTACTAGTATTCAAATCATTAAAGTCTGCTTTCGCAACTAAAAGGTTGCTCGTTTCTAATACATAATTACTTGTATTCGCATCATTGAAGTCCGCTTTGGCTACTAAGAGGTTGCTTGTTTCGAATATATAGTTGCTTGCATTCGCGTCATTGAAGTATGCTTTGGTTATTAAGATATTACTTGTAGATAGCACATAGTTGCTTGTATCATTTATAACATCCCTATTATTTTTTCTATAATTACCAACGATATTAACATCTCCGTTGTTAGCTATAGTAAAAACATTAGCATTTAGATTTGAGGCTACTAATATAGCACTATTGATATCCTTTTGTTGTATCATTAAAGCAGTCGAATTATTATCAGCATTTACTATCTCCATTCTTTCAGTTGTATATACAATCGTTTCTAATGTTGTGCTTTCCCCAAGAACTATTAAGTTAGAATTGATAGTTAAATTACCATTCACTAGCAGACTATTATTATATCTATTATTTACTATAAATTTATGCGCGGCACTAGGGTCTTCATAAATCATATCCGTTGTTAAATCAGTTATCCTCTTAGAAATAGCATTGCTTGTAGAACGCACATAGTTGCTACTATTACTATCATCAAGGGTCGCTTTCGCTACTAAGATATTACTTGTAGAACGCACATAGTTGCTACTATTACTATCATTAAGGTTCGCTCTAGCTACTAAGATATTACTTGTAGAACGCACATAGTTGCTACTATTGCTATCATCAAGGTTCCCTTTCGCTACTAAGATATTACTTGTAGAACGCACATAGTTGCTATTATTTCGGTCATTGAGATTAACTTTGGCTACTAAGATATTGCTTGTCTCGAATACATAATTACTACTATTACTATCATTAAAGTCTGCTTTGGTTATTAAGAGGTTGCTTGTTTCCAATATGTAGTTGCTAGAATTCAAATCATTTAAGTCCGCTTTGGTTATTAAGATATTACTTGTCTCTAGCACGTAATTACTAGTATCATCAATAACATCTCTATTATTTTTTTTGTAAATACCTGCAATATTAACATCCCCGTTATTTGCTACATTAAAGACATTCGTAGTTAGATTAGAAGCAACCAATATATCTCTAAAGTTATCTTTTTGTTGTATCATTAAAGCGCTAGAAGTATTATTGGCGTTCACTATTTCCATTCTTTCTGTCGTATATACAAGCGTTTCTAATGTTGTGCTTTCCCCAAGAACTATCAAATTAGAATTAATAGTTAAATCTCCATTTACTAAAAGACTTGTATTATATACATTGCTTACAATAAATTTGTTAGCAGCACTAGGGTCTTCATAAATCATATCCGTAGTTAAATCAGTTATTCTCTTTGAAATAACATTGCTAGTATCAAGCACATAGTTGCTTGCATTGATATCATTAAGGGTTGCTCTTGCTACTAAGATATTGCTTGTAGTTCGCACATAATTGCTACTATTGGTATCATTGAGGTTCGCTCTTGCTACTAAGATATTACTTGTTGCACGAACATAATTGCTCGTATTTATTATGCGACCTATTAAGATATTACTAGTGCTATCTATATAGTTGCTACTATTCAAATCATTTAAGTCTGCTTTAGCAACTAAGATATTGCTTGTTTCAAAGATGTAATTACTTGCGTTCGCATCATTAAAGGTCGCTCTTTCTACTAAGATATTACTTGCGCTATCTACGTAATTACTTGTATATATTATATTATCTATGAAGATATTGCTTGTCGATAGTATATAATTGCTAACATTGGTATCTGTTGCATTCAATTGTATATTTAATGCGGCTATACTATAATTTATAACATTGCTTGTTAATACTTCTTGGTCGCGCAAACGATTGCTAAGAAGATTACTTGTATCGAATACATAATTACTTGCATTCGTATCATTAAAATCTACTTTATAAGCTATAGAAACTAACAGATTACTTGTGTCTAATACATAATTGCTAACATTGGTATCAGTATCATTCAATTGTATATTTAATGCGGCTATACTAGTATTTATAACATTACTTGTTAATACTTCTTGGTCTCGCAAACGTTTGCTAAGAATATTGCTTGTAGATAATATGTAGTTGCTAGCGTTTACATCAGTGAAGTTTCCATTACCTGCTAAAAGATTACTCGTTAATATTTCTTGGTCTCGCAAACGTTTGCTAAGAATATTGCTAGTAGATAATATGTAATTGCTTGCATTCGCATCCGTGAAGTTTCCATTACCTGCTAAAAGATTACTTGTTAATAATTCTTGGTCTATCAAACGTTTGCTAAGAATGTTGCTTGTAGATAATATGTAATTGCTTGCGTTCGCATCATTGTAATCTCCATTACCTGCTACAATATTACTTATCAATACTTCTTGGTATCGCAAACGATTACTAAGAATATTGCTTGTAGATAATATGTAGTTGCTAGCGTTCACATCCGTGAAGTTTCCATTGCCTGCTAAAATATTGCTTGTTAATGCTTCTTGGTCTCGCAAACGATTGCTAAGAATATTGCTTGTTTCGAATACGTAATTACTTGCGTTCATATCATTAAAGTCCGCTTTCGCTGCTTTCGCTTCTAAAATATTGCTTGTTTCGAATACATAATTGCTAACATTGGTATCCGTAGCAATCAATTGTATATTTAATGCGGCTATACTATAATTTATAACATTACTTGTTAATACTTCTTGGTCATACAATCGATTGCTAAGAATATTACTTGTATCAAATACATAATTACTTGCGTTTGCATCATTAAAGTCTGCTTTAGCAACTAAAATATTACTAGTTGATAATATATAGTTGCTAACATTGATATTACTAGCATTTAATTGTATATTTAATGAGGTTATACTATTATTTATAACATTACTTGTTAATACTTCTTGGACACGCAAACGATTGCTAAGAATATTGCTTGTAGCTAATACATAATTGCTTGCATTCGCATTACTAGTATTTAATCGTATATTTAATGCGGTTATGCTATTATTTGTTATTACTTCTTGGTCGTATAATCGGCTGTTAAGAATATTACTTGTTTCTAATATATAATTGCTAGCATTCACATCAATTAAATCTGCTTTAGCAACTAAGAGATTACTTGTGTCTAATACGTAATTGCTAGTATCATCAATAACATCCCTATTATTTATTTTATAACTACCTGTTATATTAATATCTCCATTGTTAGAAATAGAAAAAACCTTGTTATCAATATTTGATGCAATAAATATATCTGTGAAGTTATCCTGTTGTTGTAGAATTAAAGCGCTAGCAGTATTATTCGCATTAACTATTTCTAATCTCTCTGTTCTATATATAGTAGTCTCTAATGTTGTGTTGTCTCCTAGAACTATTAAGTTAGAATTAATTGTTATATTACCATTCACTACTAGACTTGCATTATATCTATCATTCACTATAAATTTGTTTATAGCATTTGGTGCTTCATAAATCATATCTGTGGTTAAATCCGTAATTCTCTTTGAAATTGCATCGCTTGTAGATATCACATAATTACTTGCATTCGCGTCATTAAGGTTTGCTCTAGCTACTAAGAGATTGTTTGTAGATAGTATATAATTGCTAACATTTTTATCATTTATATCTGCTTTCGCAACTAAGAGATTGCTTGTCTCTAGCACGTAATTGCTTGTATTTATTATGCGACCTATCAAGATATTGCTTGTGGCAAATACATAATTACTTGTATTAAAATCATTAAGGGTTCCTCTGGCTACTAAGATATTGCTCGTAGATGATACGTAATTACTTGTATTCAAATCATTTAGGTTTGCTTTCGATATTAAGATGTTGCTCGTGGATTGCACATAATTACTGCTATTACTATCATTGAGGGCTCCTCTAGATACCAATATATTGCTTGTAGCGAATACATAATTACTAACATTCAAATCATTAAGGTTCCCTCTAGATACCAAGATATTGCTTGTGGATGATACGTAATTACTGACATTCAAATCATTAAGATTTGCTTTCGATATTAAGATGTTGCTTGTGGATGATACATAATTACTTGCATTAAAATCATTTAGGTTTCCTCTTGCTACCAAGATATTGCTTGTTGATGATATGTAATTACTTGCATTCGCGTTATTAAGGTTTGCTTTGGCTACTAAGAGATTGCTTGTTGAAGATATGTAATTGCTTGCATTCAAATCATTGAGGTTAGTTCTGGCTACCAAGATATTGCTTGTTAATTGCACATAATTACTTGCGTTTGCATCATTAAGATTTGCGGCTGCTACTAAGATATTACTTGTGGCGAACACATAATTACTTGCATTTGCATCATTAAGGGTTCCTCTAGCTACTAAGATATTGCTTGTGGATGATATGTAATTACTTGCATTTGCGTCATTAAGGTTCGCTTTGGCTACCAAGATATTGCTTGTGCTTAATATATTATTACTACTAATGCTATCATTAAGATTAACTTTTAATGTTAATAATTTTAATTTGCAATCTAAAAAAGATAAATTATTGTATAGAATATTGCTAGTCTTTGATATATAATTGCTAGCATTCATATCATTGAAGTCTGCTTTGGCTACCAAGATATTACTTGTAGAAAGCACATAATTGCTAGTATCATCTATAACATCTCTATTATCTCTCTTATAAATACCTATAATATTAACATCCCCATTGTTAGCTATAGTAAAAACATTACTATTTAGATTAGAAGCAACAAATATATCTCTGAAGTCATCTTTTTGTTGTATCATTAAAGCACTCGACGTATTATTTGTATTCACTATTTCTAACCTTTCAGTCGTATATACAATCGTCTGCAACGTTGTGCTTTCACCTAGAACTATTAAATTAGAATTTATAGTTAAATTGCCATTCACAAGAAGATTATTATCATATCTATTATTAACTATAAATTTGTTTGCAGCACTTGGGTCTTCGTAAATCATCGCAGTGGTTAAATCAGTAATCCTCTTCGAAATCGCATTGCTTGCCGCGAATACATAGTTGCTATGATTAATATCTAAAGAATTAATTGAAGTAGTTAATGTATTACTTGTTTCTATTAAATAATTAGATGTTGTGAGAATTATATGATTAACATTATCTATAATATTTGTATTCTCTATGTTAGTTGTTGTGACTGGATAAAACAAGCGATTAGAAGTATTATAAAATAGATTACCATCTTCGTCAATCCCTAAAGATACTCTATTACTATTATTATTAAACTGCACATTGCTCAAATTAATACTTTTATAATTCCCAACAACATCTTTGATATTCAAGTTAACATTGCAATCTCTTGAAATTACTAAATCATCCAAATATATACTATTACCAGATAAATACAAGTCCTTCCATTTATTCGAAGACGACCCTAAATTATATACATTATTACTACTAGAGATTATATCCCCTTCGACACGTATATTACCAACGATATTTAATTTATAATCATTGCTACCATAAAGCTGTGTAGGCGATGTTCCTATTCCAATATTACCACTTATCCCGTCAATAATTAGTCTATTCGAAGTTATTACGTTGTTATTAAAATCAAATGTTAATTTATTATTAGAATTGCATATTATCCACTCGGAATTACTACCATTCTCTAAATTTATAGATACTAATTTACTAGACCCCTCGCTATACAAGCTATTCTTTACTTTTATTTTTGAATTAACCCCATATAATGTTAATAATTGCTCAGGGTTCGTGGTTCCAATCCCAATATTACCAGAGCTCGTTATGCGCATTCGCTCTATTGTCGAATTAGTCATAAATTGATGATACCCATTTGTATTCGTTGCTACATAAGAGATATTCCCACCTTGCGAAGAGCCATTTCTCGTATTACCAGACAACACAATTTTAGTATTCGTAGTATCATCGCTATCTGCAGTTCCAATTATAGTGTAATCACTAATGCTATTCGCAATGCGCAGTCTCCCAGCATTCCCCACTTGTAATATATTCGATGGGTCTGTTGCTCCTATTCCCACATTTCCCGATTTTGTTATTATCATCTTAAGAGATGAGCTGTTTGCACCCGAAGATGTGCTGAACTGCAAATCGCTTGCATCGCCTGTATATGTAGTCGATGTTATTTTACTTCGCGTTGCAGTGTTATACGTGGGGATACCAAATTCTATACCAGATACTTGATTACTAGTATTAGTATCTGTTTCTATTCTTATGAGTTCGCCACTAGCGTGAGTAATATGTAGTTTCCTCTTAGGGTCTATTGTTCCAATACCTACATTCCCTAAATTATAATATAAACTTTGGTTATTAATAATCCACGTATATGGAAGATATGAGTTTAAATTGCTCGCTATAATATTGCTCGTTGCTGATATATAGTTAGAGGTATCATTAATAACATCTCTATTATTTTTTCTATAAATTCCTGAAATATTAACATCGCCTATAATATCTAGAGGATAGTTTGGAGAACTGCTTCCAATCCCTATACGCGACCTTCCTCCTCCAATAAAATAAATATTACTTGTTGCATTGGCGTTATTACCAACCTGCGCGATAGGTATTGTTGCAACTGCCGAATTAACTAATATATTATCTGTGATAGTGATTGTATTCGCGGATATACCATTATTTGCAGTGATTGCTCCAGATGCATTAATTGTTGTCGCGGATATTCCACCATTTGCAGTGATTACTCCAGATATTTTAGCACATCCGACTATATCAAGAGAAGCAGTAGGGGTCGCACTTCCTATACCTATGCGCGCTACGCCTCCGCCTACAAAATATAAATTACTTGCGACATTTGCATTTGTTCCAAACTGCGCAATAGGCGTAGTAGATATACCAGACCTCGCTAGTATATTTGACGTATCGATAAATGTCGCAGATATACCATTATTCGCTGAGATTAACTCAGACGCTATTATTGATTTTGATATGAATGACCCGTTGGCAGTTAAAGTTCCACGCGCCTCTATAGTCGAAGCAGATAACCCAGCATTTGCATTTACCAACCCTGACGCTGTTATCGTTGTCGCGGATATACCATTCGTCGCAGTAATTAAACCAGACGCTTCAATCGTTGTCGTATTTAATCCACCATCAGCATTTATTATTCCAAACGTGCGGATTGATGTTGCAGTTAATCCAGCATTTGCATTTATCATTCCAGAGGCATCTATGGTTGATGATGATATACCACCTCTCGCATCTATTAATTTTCCCAGAGGCACTAAAATACCATTATTCGCAGTTATTAATCCGCTAGCAGTTATTGTAGTTGCACTTAATCCGCTATTGGCGGTGATTGCTCCCGATGCATTGATTGTGGTAGCAGATATCCCGCCATTCGCAGTAATTAACCCAGATATTTTAGCACCTCCAACTATATCAAGCGATGCAGTAGGTGTCGCACTTCCTATGCCTACCCGTGCTACTCCACCGCCTACAAAATATAAATTATTCACTGGATTAACATTCGTCCCAAATTGTGCAAGTGGTGTAGTTGCAGTTTCCGTAGTTATGTATATCATACTTGTTGAATTTACGACGGATGCATTTATAGTGCCTGCAATATCTGCACTTGAAGCACTAATACCACCATTTGCAGTTATAGTTCTATCTACAGGCACCACAAGCCCCCCGTTTGCATTTATGACACCTGAAGAATTTATAAATGATGCGGATATGCCACCATTTGCAGTTAAAAGCCGCCCTGATGGTAATGTAATCCCTCCATTCGCATTTATTAATCCCGATGCAATTATAGTTGATGCTGATATACCACCACGCGCTATTACAGACCTTCCCAAAGGCACATCAATCCCACCTGCAGCATTTATCAATCCTGATGCATTAATAGAAGCCGTTGATATACCGCCGTCAGCAACCAATGTATTCCCAAAAGACACTAATAACCCGCCTCTTGCAGTGATTAACCCAGATACACTAGCATTACCCACGACATCAATGGTAGCCGTTGGTGTAGCACTACCTATTCCAATGCGCGCTACTGAACCACCATATATATATATGTTATTTGCTACATTTGTATTCGTTCCATATTGAGCAATCGGTTGTGAATTATCAATATTATTAATTATTATTTTAGAGCTTATTGTGGTTGTCCCAAGTATATTAACATCCCCTACAATATCTAATGCTGATTGCGGTAAGGAAGTTCCAATACCTATATTTCCGTTCTGCAATATACAGAAATCAATACTATTCGCATAATTATTAAGTATATTAAATACCCCATCATTATTAATGAGGTTCCAATTATTAGAGTCGTAATCATTTTCACTATATATTTCGATATTACTATTAATACACCTAATCATTTGTTATAATATTTAATATATATATATATTAAAACTTTGGACATTTGAATTGCCTATTCGTAATTGATTTAATTATTCATAAAATATAATACATTATATAAAAATTGATATTATGTAATATATAATATAACAAATATCAATAATGAGTGCAACCGCTGCTGCCGCTTCCCCAGAAATCATCAATATTTATATCGATGGCTCTTGTATTCACAATGGTAGCCCCAATGCAATCGCAGGATATGGTGTATATTTTAAACATAATGATGAAAGGAATGAGTATGCTCGGGTTGTTGGGAAACAAACGAATAATACTGGCGAACTTACTGCATTCATACGCGCAGTTGAAATTATGTATGACGAATTAAACAGACCGCAATCCACTAGTAAGATTAATATATATACTGATTCAGAATACGTAATTAAATGCGCTGGACCATATTCTACAAAGTTATCTAAGGGTGATTGGAAAAATACTGAAGGAAAAATTCCTCCTAATATAAAATTAATTCAAAGGATTTACGAGATATATAAGCCATTCAAAAAACGTATCAGCATTCACCACGTGAAAGCGCATACAGGATTAGATGACGAGCATTCTGTCGGAAACGCTGAAGCGGATAGATTAGCAAATTTAGCAGTTGGTGTTGTCGCATCCGCAGCATCCGCAGCATCCGATTGCATAGATACAACCTTGATATCAAACATCAAGGAAAGCCCGACATATAGCAAACATTACATCAATGTTAAATATGAGTTCAAGGATGCTATAAAAAAATTAGGAGCCAAGTGGGATTTGCGTTGTAGCAAATGGTATTACGAGGATAATATCACAGATGCAAACAAGAAGGCTATCCAAGATATCGAAAAGATGTCTGAAAGTAATGCGGAGAGCGAAGACAAGATAGCTACTGATACTGGGATAGACCTTGAAATACATAAGAAAATCTATGTGAAAATACCATTCAAAAACAAGGATGCAGTAAAAAAACTCGGATGCCGATGGGAACCCGAGAAGAAATCTTGGTATTATTTGTCCAATCTTGAAAAAAATAAAATAGATAGTATAAAAAAATTAGAAGTAGGTATGTAGGATTTAGATTTAGGTATGTATTGTATCATATTAGTTATTCTATAATAATTTTAGTGTTATTGTTAAAGACATCCGTATATTCCTTAGGTATATTCTCGAATGAGATTAGTTTCATATTTAATATAAACTTGTCTTCATAGCCATTATCTTTTATGTATTTTTCTCTTTCAATATCTAGCATATTAGAGAGCATTAAGGCTTTTTCTTTTGTTATTCCCGCACCAATCTTTGATATATTATCGCTTTTATCTCCATAAATCGCCTTAAATAACAAGTCGACTTTTGGGTCATTATAGCCGCGCTTCATAAGTTCTTTGAACTGCATATTATATACGTGGACTTTTTTATCAACTAATTGCAAGAAGTCATTATCGTTCGCTATAATAATAATATTAATATCGGTATCATTAAGCACATCCAAGTGCTTTTTAATCATTTTTTGAGACAAATAGATAACATCGTCGCCTTCCAATCTATACTGAGATAGATATTTGAAATCCAATGATTTAATGTATTCATTAAATATATTAAAAATCTTTTTGTTAAAGTTTGTTTTTTGTATCCTCGTCGCCTTGTAGGTATTATAGATATCATTTCTCCATATTTCTGCACGTTGGCAATCTAAGCAGAACACTATATTACTTTTGTTTGTATTCCATTTTTTACAGAGTTTTTTAATATCATTGTTAATATGTTTATAGAAGGCATTGATAAATACCTCATTATTAACTATGTTATCTACGGAGACATCTATATTTTGGAAAGAGAACCACCTATATGTTGCAAAATATCTATGAAATACATAATAGCTACTATCGATAAGAATAATATTATTCTTATTAAAATTAATAGTATTCATTAATTATATTTTAATATTAATTAAATATTTAAATAATATTTAATCATTTTTTATTTATTTAGATTTGCAAAATTATTAGCCTCCACCATAATTGCTTTTAATTCATCTGGCTTATTCTTGTATTCCTTCCATTCATACCTCGCGCAATCATAGTTCTTCTTATTATCACTTGATATTTTCTTCATTTGTGCAATGCGATATGTTATAAACAATGTATAGTCTGTGGGTTTTATTGTTTTACTCTGCTTATCACTGCCTTTATTCATAGTAGTTTCCTCAGTTGATGCAGCATTACTAACAGGAACTTGATGTGTTGTATCTCTATTCGCGGCGACATCATCCGTATTCCCAGAATTTACGGCATCAGATGCAGTAGCGACATTAGCAGTAGTAGCAGCATTAGCAGCATTAGCAGCATTAGCGGCATCGTTAACATCGCAGTTATCTTGTGTAAATTCAGTAATCAATGGTTTTTCATAAGTCATCTTGTTAATATGCTCTTTCTTAGTCCAGACCTTTTTATTGTTTTTAATATCAACAATCCACAACTCCTTATCAAAGCCTTCCATTATAGAATTGATGTCATAGCCTTCAGCAGATAACCCAAAATGTAAAGGCGACTGCTCCTTCCCAGTATAATATGACGTAGAGCAATTGATGCATACCTTTTTACCAGACATTACTACGTATCACGTATTTATATTATTATATAAACATACGTAATCAATTTTTTATATTAGTTAAAGCCAAAATAATCAATATGTTCTTTTTTTTATTAGTATTTACAAAAAAATGATGAAGAAATCTTTGGCAAATCTCTTAATATACTGATGACCTTCTATGATAACATAAACGACTATTTCGAAAAAGATAACATTCTTAAGAATGTTTTGAATGAACCAATGATTACTATATTCCATTCAAAGATTATCAAAGGCTACAAGGATATTTTGAAGGGTTCTGACGAATACTTTGAAGATAAGGTAATGAACACATTTGACGAATACTTTGATAGATATGAAAACGCCGATGCATATGATGAAATATGCAATCAAATCATAATCATTTATTACAATAGCAATAAGGAAATGAGGGAATATTATAGCAGCATCTTCAAAAAGGAAAGATTTTATTTATAAAATCATCTATTAATATATTAAATAGCGATGAAAATTAATTTGATTTATATGATTATATATATAACGTTATTAGTATTTTTTATATTAATATCATTTTATATTATTGAAATATTATCATTTATATCGAGGCTTCCATTGATTAATAGTGTAGTCGGCGATTTCAGAGATTACACACTTGGTATGAACCAGCCTGTTATGATATTTCCTAATTTAACATATCGGGTTGTTAATTTCTATCCTATGCATATGGCTTACTATGTCTATTTATTTTGGGTGACGCTATGTTTAATCATAATATTACTATTATGGATGATTGGAATGATAATTCAAAAGATTATCTTTTTTAATCCTTTTGAAAGCATACCCCCTTGGATGGAATTGAATGAAATGGGATTTTTTAAATGGTTCTTTGAAAAAACACTACTAGATAAAAATAAAGATGTTATACAATTTATTCTCAATATATTTAAAGCAGTATTGTCTCCCGAACAATACGAAGCAGCCCAGCAAAGATGTATGGAGACCTTTGTAAGCAAGAAGGATACTAAGGATATCACGAAGGATACCAAAGAGACCAATGAGACCACTAAAGTATCTGAGCAACTCACTGAACATTTTGCTGAAAGCCCTGAACCTTTTAAACGTCATATAGACTATGATTTTACATATAAATATAATGAAGACAGATTAGAAGACATCTTTTATACTGATTCGTTCAAATCAATAAAACACCGAGAAGAAGCCAATAAATACAAAAAAATGAAGATTATACGCCCCGACAAGATTGGTAGTTCTATACCAGATTTAGACATAGAGAATACAATCAATACGAATATGCATTATATGAATATATAATTAAATTAATATATTATATTAAGAATAATATATATTAAATATGATTGAAGATTTTCAATGCCAACTTATTAAAATTCTAACAGAAGACAAAGATATATATAGATTAATATATTCAGTGCTATATCTATGTATCATAATAATCATAGGCATCTTCTTTTACTGGGATACCATTTATAAAAATGCCAAGAAATATTCAAAATGTAATAATATTTCTAAAATCATAGATGATAATTATTACAATGAGACACCTTATATATACAATATAATCATTATAAATACCAAGAAGATTAAGAAGCCATCAGAATATATTATCAAAATAACCTACAACTTCAATAAAATGGTTGTTGACGTTAGTTTTGGCAATATGGATGGCGAAGAAAACATCTTTATGTATAGAAAGAATGATTACGCGGGAATTATAAAGACCATAAACGAACTCAAGGCGACAATGAGCGAATTAAATAAAATTTATAAAAAATCAAATGATAATAGCGATTTATTATTATATAATAAGGCTGCTATCGAGTATTCTACGCTAATTAACTCGAAAGATGGTAAGAAGGCATTAGAATTAAATAACGACAAGGACTTTATTAATAGCTTTGGATACAATTATTTTAATTTAGAAAAGATGACATATGAAACCATCGAAGATATCAGCACACGAATAAATAGCAATGACTATAAGTATTACGCGGTTGATAAAAACTATAACATAGTCCATTCTTATACGACAAATGAACTCATTAAGTTCACGAAAGAATATTCGACCAATACGAATTACCCCATAGCAATAATAGATTATATAATATTTTCAAAGATACAGCAAAAAAATAATATAAATATATAAATAAGACATTATATTAGTAGTATTATGAGTGATACTAATAAGATTAATGGTATCAATGGTATTACTAGTATCAATAGCGATATTGATAAATTATTCAAAGGTATTGAAGACACATCCCAGAGTTATATTGATGAGATATCCTCTATGACTTCAAACAATATATTAAACTATAAATATATGGCATCTATCAATATACTTTTTCTATTTATAATAGGTATTATATTTTATATATTATATCGCGACTATATATATCGCATCGCAAGCAAGATGACGAGATGCGCAGATATTAATAATATCATCGATTTCAATATAAACGACAATGATAATTCATATATTTATAATATATACATTGTGCATATAAGTAATACCAATAATATCACAAAGGATTATATCTTGAAACTAGAATACAACTTCATCAAAGAGGAAACAAATATATTCTTGGGTGAGCAGAATATAATATCGTCTCTCTTATTCTCGCCAAACGATACGATTACTAAGATTAGCAATGCATTCGCAGTGTTTGATTTGGCAGAAAAGAAAAAGAAATTTGTAGAATATTATAATCGGGAAAATGAAAAAACCTATTGCATAGACAAGAAAAAACTGGCGACTATAAAATATAAATATTATATAACCTCGTCGAACAATGAGAAACTAGTAGACGAGAGCGCAGTAAAGCTAGTTAATTTTGTTAAAAAATATGGATATAATGATAATACGAAATTAGACCCAATATATAATATATTATATGCCATTGAAAATAAAAAGAATATGGAATACTAAGAGGGATACTAAGGATAGAATACCTCATTCAGTAATACCTTCAGTTCTTCAATCTTGGTATTATTTTTAATCTTTGGATAACTAATGCTAAACTCTATGAACATATTTCCTTTGTTTGATGTATTTAATATAGGCATCCCTTTGCCTTCTAGTAAATAATTCTTACCATTTGAAATAACACCGAATATATTAGTGTTTATATTTATTTTTTCTTTAAAATAAGGTATCACAATATCTTTTCCTACAATAGAATCAACAAATGATATAGTAGTCTTATAATACAAGTCATTCCCTTTCCTGATAAAGTGCTTATGCTCTTCTATTTTAATATGTATGATGAGGTCGCCTGGCTTAATACTGGCTATTCTCGGCTGTTCTCCTAATTCTGGGAAAGCCGTTTTATAATTCTCATCAATACCTTTGGGAATTATTAATGTCGCCTTCTTATCTTCATTAAAGCAACCTTTGCCACTACATTGCTTACAATCCGCTTTTCCTTCAATCGTTATTCCAGAACCTTCGCAATTATCGCAAGACCCTTGAAAGATTTGCTGCATAAATCCCATACTTCTTATTTGCTGTATTATACCGCGACCATCGCATTTACCACATTTCTTATTACATTTTAGACAATATTTGCGGATATTAATATTTAAATCCTTATTAATACCTTCATAGACATCGTCCAAGTTAAATACAAATGTTTTCTCTATTGATTGAGCCTTTTTAGGGATTTTCGCACCTCCACCTCCGCCACCCATACCAAAGATTTCTTCTTCAAAATTATGCCCCATCCCTCCAAAAGGATTTCCTCTGCCTCTAAAAAATGCTTCAAAAATATCGTGGGGATTTCTATGAACTTCCTGACCAGAACCATTATTATAATTCTGATCCCCGCTTTCATCATACGTTCGCCGCTTATTCTCGTCGCCTAATACATTGTATGCTGCTGAAATTTCTTTGAATTTTTCCTCAGCAGCCGCCTTATCAGCATCTTTGTTTTTATCGGGATGATATTCTATAGCAAGCTTCTTATATGCCCTCTTTATATCCTCTTGCGTAGCATTCCTTTCAACTCCTAATACTTTGTATAATTTATAATTGTCGCTGCCACTCATAATATTATGATAGTATATTAAATGTTTATATATCTTCTTATATACTCAATAATATAATATATACTACGACAACATTTATGATATAGATATATTTTCTTAATATATCTTTGGCGAAAACCGCATATGGATTATGACGTGTCATACTTCTATTTTTAGAGCAATAGTAGATTGTATACGAAGTATGCGAAGTATGTGAAGTATTCTTGGTTGATGGAAGATACCTAGAGACATTTAAGCGTCTGCAAATATTACTAGTGTTATCACTATAACAATTATAAAAACAGGATATGAATATAAAAAATTTAAAATAATATATTAAATTGTGTTTCATTTATAATATAAAATATAATTATTGTTTTATATAGGTATCCAACTAAACCAACTTAATTACAAACATATCTCATCATAATATTCATAGTGTATAGCTCCTGATTAAGTAATTTGAAAGCGTATGGCATCCTTACCTGAGCAATATCCGTATTATTTTTGCAATATTTGCAGCTATATATGCTCTTCTCCGTATTAACATTGGCGTGCATCCCGCATTTTTTACAGATAAATACCCTATAATTATCTGAAACGTGGAGCATCCTCTCTGCAAGGAAATTCGAGGTGCCGTGTGCAATAAAGCAATCCCTCTCCATCTCTCCTAATCGCAATCCTCCAGACCTTGCCCGACCTTCACTAGGTTGCCTTGTTAGCATCACAATCGGACCATTTGAGCCACGCGAGTTCCCAGTCCATACCGATTTGCCGTTGCGTCGAACCATAAATACTTCCGTAGATACGCTAATACAATACACTGCACCTTCATAGTTATATGCTTCTTCCACGTGATTTATCTCTTTGCGAATATCATTAGCATTCGCATATGGATTATTCTTTTTCTTAATTATAGTAATCTTCAAAAGACCATTCCAGATACTTTTGACACCGCTCCAACCTGCGTGAATACATAGTCGCATCATATCGTCCGCCAAACCTTCATATTTAGTGCAGAACATATTATCATACTTGTTAAGGCAGTATCCCCCTGTAGCAATCATAGACTTCATAAGTATCTTCACTTGATTGCTGCTTAACTTCCATACCCATTCAGGAAGACGGAAGGTATTTGCATCCGTATAGAGATTACACAAATATTCAGTAATATTTTGCGTATCCTCAGTATCATTATGCGAACCGAATTGATAGAGAACCTTATTATCGCATCCGCTCGAAATCCATTTGCCGAAGAATAATAGCCACGCTTCCATATTAATCTCCTTGTCGCTATTGGGTATCATAAACTGATAATCAGGAACGTTCCAAGCACAATCCTTCTTGTATCTAACACATTTCCCAATGATATCATCGGCTTTTTCTAATGCATATCCTTGATTATTATTATTAGTATTCTCTCTCTTAACATACATTCGATGTTCTCCTGTAGTATTTAAATCAATCTGCGAATTGCTGATATTATACATTACCCCCGAGTATTCTGGGTATTTATGGACTTCCACAGGCTTCTCATAAACCAGATGGCTATCATCTTTGAGAATTGCAACTTTGTCTTCGGTCGTAATCTTATCAATCGACTTCCAGCCATCACTTGTTAAAACGTCGTGGTCTGCAGTAAGACAATGAATTTTGTCTGAAACCATATGCTTTAATCGCTGGTAATACGTCGGTCCGATAAAGATATCCGTGTGGATTTGCTCTCCAGTGCGCCCATTATATAATATTTCATTACCATATTTCTCCATTCCAGACATTTCTAGAACCTTTGCTATTCCTTCTACGGAGCAATCAGTATATGGCGTGGAGTCTCCGAATGCCCCAATATGGCAACACGCCTTCCCCATAATCGATTCCATTAATTGGGCAATAGTCATACGCGAAGGGATTGCGTGAGGGTTCATAATAATATCTGGAACAATCCCGTCCTTCGTAAAGGGCATATCTTGGTGTCTATATATCATCCCAATGGTTCCTTTCTGAGCGCTGCAACTAGCGCATTTATCGCCAATTTCGGGTTTCCTGTTTTTGCGGATGCGAACCTTGCAAAACTTATAGCCATCGCTATTGATGCCATTATAGTTCATATCAATATAGCCGTCATCATTCGCTTTCATTGTTAAGCTGCTATCTTGATATGTAATAACGCCATTCGCTTTCTTGGGCATCACTTTGCCCACGATTACGTCATTCCCATTAACATAGGTATTTTTAGAGACAAAGCCATCATCATTCAATTTATCATAAGAGTATGGTTTCTGCGATGATATGTTAGTGGGATTTGTGAATAGCTCTTCTTCTCCAGTGCTATGGTTTTTATTACATACGTCGCGCATCGCCTTGTAATATGTGCTAGTAAATAGCCCTCTGTCCAGCGCCGATTGATTAACCATAATACTATCTTCCTGATTAAAACCTGTGTGGGTCATAATGGCGACGATAGCATTTACGCCAGATGGTAATTTGTGTGCCATTGTATATTTAGAAAGCTTAGTATATACAAGAGATTTCTGGGGATAATTCAAAATATTTCCCATCGTATCTATGCGCTTGTTAAAATTACTCATATATACACCTAGCGCCTGTTTGCCCATCGCGCATTGATAGCAATTTCTAGGCGACTGGTTATGGTCGCTGAATGGAATATTGACCCCCAAGATACCATTAATCAAACTTGGGTGAATTTCGCAATGCGTATAGAATGGAGGCAATGCAGTTCCTTTGATACCTTCCTCCAAATCTACGGGGAACGTCGCAATCATCGCAAAATTAATTTCATCGCAATCCATATATTCAATGAAACCTTCTTCGTCCAAATAACTATCGGGGTCGTCCTTATTTATGGATACTTCATTGGGAACTATGAAGTAATCAAAGTGTTTGTCTGCGATATATTCCTTCCAGCTAATATTCTTCCTTTTCAAAATTCTTTCAATTCGCAGAACACGCTTATTTGTTTCTGGGTCAATATCGACAATATAAAGTGGTCTATACATTCTCCCTGCTTCTGTGCTAATAATAATGCACGACTTCTGAATATTCCACACAATCGAAGTCATCGGATATATAATGCCGCTGCGCTTATAATGCTTCAATTTCAAATACAATTCAGCGGGATTAGTATAATAGCCGATAATATCGCCATTCACCATAATATATACATTTTCTTCGTTGCCCATATTCTTCAAGTATTCGATAGGCGATTTCTCGGGATTGGACATACTATACGTATCATCATATACAATCACGCCCAAATTAACCAAGATACGGCGGATATGTATGCTATTCATCGCAATAGAGATATTCGTGCTGAGCGCCATATTTTTTACTAAGCCTACTGAACTTCCTTCTGGCGTTTCTGCGGGACATATCATACCAATCTGCGAATTATCTAATTTACGCGGTTGCACGAGTTTCCCATTCTTCTCCATTGCAGTATTGATGCGCCGCAAATGCGATAATGTGCTAGCATAAGACATACGATTGAGAACTTGCGATACGCCCTGCTTGATGTTTTGAAATGTGCCAATACTTTTGATACCCCAGTTTCCCGTAGAAAGCGAATACCTAATCCACGAATCTAAAAGCGATTGCTTGAAAAATCGATGAATACTGATATCTGAAATGATATTGGATATGGGGATATTCGCATTACCTCGCCATAAGTTGAGCTCCTTTTCAATGGCAATCTTGAGTTCCTTTGTCATCTTGCCATAACATTGTCTGAACAAATTACTCATCAATACACCTGGTGTATCTACGCGCTTATTAATGTAGGAGTCGCGATTATCATACGTATCATACCCTAGATAGATGCGGATCATCTTGCGAATGATATAACCGACGTATAGCGCTTTTCGCCGATACGACTTGCCTACGTGAGGGATAAAATCATTAATAAGATTATTATGAAGTTGCGCTTTGTTCGTCTCGTGGTCATTGTTTTTATTAACGCCAATCATAATCTTAATAAGCGTATTCTCTGCCTGTTCTTGTGTATTGATATCACAGGCATCTTCGCAACACGCCATTAATTCATTGATGATACGCTGGTTCTTTTCGTTATCAGTATCATACACAATATGATTAATAATTTCTCTATCGCTAATAACCCCGAGCGCCCTGAATATTACAAAGATGGGAACTTCAGACCGAATAAAGGATGTGTTGATGCGAATAATGCGTCCCATATGATTTAATTTGCCGCTCATATTCAAGCACGTAGTCTTGGGAGGGAGATATGTGGAATCACACATTGAGCGAATTTCCGCATATAATCCTTCGGCGTTATTGTTGGGATGGAAGACGAGAACCTTGTTTTCGTTAATGCGGTCTTGTGAGATTAAAACCTTCTCATTACCATTCACAATAAAATAGCCGCCGAAATCATAGATGCATTCGTTCTTATTCTCTTCGCAAATCCCTTGCATCTGACTAAGGACGCATAGTTTAGAGCGAACCATTATTGGGATTTTTCCGATATATACGCCGTTAACTGTTTTGTCAAACTTCTCGGTCATACCATTCTTGTTTGTAATCTCAGTGGAAATATGAACATTAACGTAGATACCACTCGAATACGTCATATTATTCATACGGGCAATGTAAGGGGTCATTATATTTTGCGTCCCGTCAGGAAGTTGATAGTTTGGCTTTACAATGCTGGGTTGAAGAATATTGATAGAAATATTATAGGTGTTATCAGGCAACTCGGCTTTCTGGTTTGTTATCTTCACCTTGATAGGATTGAAACCTCCAATAATCTGTCCCAATGTATTGTCTATGAATTTATTATAACTATCCACTTGATGCTTTACAAGCGGATTAGATGATTCGGGAGAACCACCCTTTTGAAAATAAATATCGAGAATATCCCAGCAAAGGTTCGAAAACATTATTAGTTGTATTTAATTAATAAATAATTCTTAAATATCAATTTTTAATATTTTTATATAAAAAAATGATAATAATATATTTAGTATATTATTATATATATAGAGCGAATACCACAAAGCACCAATAAACACCCATAATAATGTCTAAGAATATGCCGAAGATTATTGCGATTTGTGGAGCGAAGAGATGTGGCAAAGATGTATTGGCGGAACATCTAGTAAATAAATATAATTATGAGAGAGTTGCCTTTGCTGACCCTTTGAAATTTGCAGTGAAAACCTTATTCGATTTTGATGACGACCAAGTTGGTATCGGTAAAGATACTGGAACAGGCAAAAAAGATATTGTCGACGAAAAATGGGGGATAACACCGAGAGCAGCATTGCAATTCTTTGGAACTGAAATGATGCAAGAAAAAATACAAGAGTTATTACCTGATATAAAGAGAAATTTCCTTGCGAATAGTTTGAAGAATTACATAACCTCTAGAATGAATACATCAGAAGGACAAAAGTTTGTCATTAGCGACCTTCGATTTATGCACGAATTCGAGATGCTTTTTAGTATCCCGAAGATACGCAGAGAGGATATAGTGGTTATTAGAGTTATTAGACCAAATCCTACCTTAGAATTACAAGAAACTCAGATACATATATCCGAAATAGAATATATGAAGATATCTTATGATGTTATTATAACAAATGACGACACGATAGAAAGTTATATTAATAAGTTTGAAAAGATTATTGATTATTAGGTTGTGATGTCTTAGGATTTATATATCATTTTTTTATTACAACTTATTATGATATTCTTTAATGCATTTTTCAACTGACGTTTTAATATCAGGTATATCAGGATATAGCGAGTATAACTTATCAGTCGATAGTTGCGTATTAGAACGCTTTGATAACAATATGGCATCCTGCTCTTCGACGCTAAAATTTTCCCAAGTGAAATCGTGGTTAACGTGTTCTCTATACATCTCTAAAATCTCATTGTGAGTTATAAGCCCCTTATTGACTAGATTAAAAGTGCCCGTAGTTCCTTTCATAATCATATCCATAATAACTGGGAACATATCTTCTAATACGGACATCGAATTGGGCATTGAGCAAATCTTATTATATTTGAAAATTTTACTTAGAAAGTTTCTATTATGCTCAAAATTTACAATGGGCATTCGAATGCGCAGGTTTAACGTATTTTTTGAATACATATGTTGAAGCCTATCTGTGAAGCCTTTAACAATTGAATAAGATGACCCGAAGAATGTTGGGAGTTCATCGTCGCCTACGCTGCTAGTAGTAGGGTCGTCGCTGCTAAATATACAGCCTGTTCCTAGATATGTATAGTGAATATTATATCTTTCGCAAAGAATTGAAAGTATTACTGGGGAATACAAGTTATCTCGGATGTTGTCTCTAAGTTTTCCGGGTAGTTCTAGATAATCGATTGTATTATGTTCGCCCCCGTGCGTCCTTCCAATAAATGAAATGATATGAGTTGGCGAATACAATTTAATCTCCTCCTCTACTGCTTTCTCGTCATCCGCTCGAACATCAGTGCCAATGTAGGTAATCCCGTGATTATTCAAATAATCCCCAAATTGCTTACCTATCCACCCTTTGCATCCGAAGAAAAGAATTTTCATTTTTTATATTATTAATTAATATTCTTTTATATCAACATCAATTAGGATTGATACTAATGCTAATATTAATAATCAATATGTATAAAAATCAGGCTATATATAGGGGTTTGAAAATAAAAAAGAAGTTATTATATGGGTTAGAGGGAAACAAGGTAATATTTAAAAAATGGGACGATGCCGCTGGTATTCAGTATATCTTGAAAAACAAGAAGGTGTGTGGTATTATAATAACAGGCTCTGATTATTTTATAGGCGAAGATGTTCATTCGGAGATAGATGAAAGTATTCTAAAATCTAAAATACCGATACTAGCGATATGCTATGGTTTCCAGTATTTAATTAGCAAATACGGAAAACCATCATTTATAAAATCTTGTAAAAGCGGATATATGAAGTATTACAATAGTTTCAGCATAACACATCCTTTCTATATTCCTAAAAACAAATATTATTTTTTGCATACAGATTATATAGTGAAGGTTCCCAAAAATTACAAGGTTATTAAACGGATCGGTGAAAAAATAATTGTTGCATATAACTCTAAAAAAAACATTTTATGCACCCAGTTCCATCCAGAAAAATACAAAAAATCAAGTAGAATATTCTTTAATACGTGGATTAATAAGTGCGTATTATATCAATAAAAATTTATAAAATATTCCTGTGTATATATTAGAGAGATAATATATATATATGACACAAGAAGGAGACATACGTGCTTTAGCTAGAATTATGAAGTCGATAGGTATTAATATTCTACCTCGTATAAATTTGGAGTTTGGCGGAATACCAGAGAAAGATTCTTTACAAAGGATTGAGGCATCGAAATTAACCCAAGAGATAAATAAAATCGCGAAGGATGAAAAACTAATTGAATTAATAAATAATCAACAAGAATTAATAGAGCAAGAAAACAAATTTAAAAATGATTTGGATAATATAAAAAGTGAAGAACTTCCTGATATTCATAGAGTTCAAAGACTAGAAAAAAATTTAGAAGATATTCAAAATATGTTAAATAAGATTGGAAAAATAATAAAAGGAAAGAGAAAATTAATATATAACCTTCATACAGAATACTTTAAAAAATTTAATATACCATATGAAAAATATAAAAATAACACTGGGACATACTTTAATGGTGGTCCTGATTTATTATTAGAACAAAGGAAAAAAAGAGAAGAAGCCGCGTCTTCTGCTGTAGATTCAAGAGCATCAACAACCAATAGAACGTTAAGAAAAAGAAGAGGAGAAATAAGTAATTTTATTACATCAATAGAACTAGCAAAAAATACACCTACTAGTGTAGGTGGTGCAAACAAAATGAAGGTTAAGAAGCCTGTTGTTAAAGCAGTTAATAAGCCTGTTGTTAAAGCAGTTAAGAAACCTCTTAAGAAACTAGTTAAGAAGCCTGTTGTAAAACCTGCGAAGAAGAAGGTCGCCACTACGCGCGCGCGTAAATAGAAAATACAATATATTTTAATATATATATGTGTATATATGAACTAATTATTTTTAAAGATTTTAGGTATTATATAGACACCTAAATGGTATATTAAAAAACCCAATAACATTTAATAAATAATCTACCTAGCGCGTATTTATAAACGTTTAAATAGTATTAATATTATATAAACAATTGATATTCAATTAAATATATAATATGACAACATTAAATCTTAATAATATAAATGACGATTTGATTGAATTAAATAGAGATACGTTTAACAGCAAACAAATGGGTTTTAATATACCAAATAGACAGCAGAGAGTAAATCAAAATAATTTTATGAATGACGATGTCTTATTTAATAAAAATAAGATAAGTAGCGATGTAATCTCTATGTCTTCAAGGTCTTCATCGCGTTCTTCTTCACGTGCTAGTTCGGTGAATGGAGATTATGACAAAAGTGCCTATATGAAAAATATGAAGAATATATACAAAGGTAAAGGTTCTCCTAAAATATCAAAATATAAGGAAGAAAGCGATGAAAGTAGTGTTGTAAGTAGTTCAAGCAATAGAAAGGCGGGGTCGGGCAATGGTTCGCATCATTCGCATAATCAAAATTCTTCGCATTCTTCGAATAAATACAAGGCGGCACATAGTAAATATAATGACCGCGATGAAGACGACGATGACGAAGGCGAAGAAGAAGACGATGATGGCGAAGATGACGACGATGATGGAGAAGACGGAGAGGAAGACGAATATGATGAAGACGGCGACGGCGGTAGCGAATATGATGGCGATTATAAGAGAGGTTTTAAAAATAGGCATTTATCCGCTAAGGAAATCATTATGAATGAATTGAATGAGAAGAAAGAGATTATTTATCAATTAGATAGGTTGGAATCGAAGGGCTTCAAGATACCATTTAAGTTTAATATGAACTCCGACTTGGAAGAAATGCGAACTGAATATAATCGCTTGATACGCGAGAAGGAACTTGACGGGAGTGTGAGATTTCAGCAAAAAATGCTAATGGCTTTTATTTCAGGAACTGAATATATGAATAGCAGGTATGACCCGTTTGCTATAAAATTAGATGGATGGTCTGAGCAGGTTAATGAGAATATTAATGATTTTGATGATATATTCGAAGAACTGCATTACAAATACAAGGCTACGGGTAAAAAGATGGCACCCGAACTAAGGCTATTTATCTCATTGTCGGGGAGCGCATTTATGTTTCATCTTACTAGCAGAATGTTCAAAGAACAGCCTATGCCAAATGTAGAGAACGTATTAAAATCAGACCCAGAATTAATGAAGCAATTCCAGCAAGCTGCCGCGAAGCAATATGTGATGGGTAATAATTATCCTTCTGCACCGCAGCAAAATATCCCAATGAATAATAGCTATAGTAGCGGTAATGATAGCAGTTCAGGATTATTTGGTATGGTTAGCAGCTTGTTCAGCACATTGAATTCGCCTGTTTCTAGTATGTCTATGCCGTCAATGCAATCAGCGTCCAATAATGTTAATATTAGACAAGCACCAAATATTACTGAACTAAGACAGAAGCCCTCCGCTGATATTGAAAACATTATCAATAATGTCCATAATAACATATCAATGGAACACAATGATAATAACATCGAAACATTGTCTGTTAGCGACGAAGAAATAACATCTATAATCGAAGATACTGCAGATATCAAAATATTAAGAGGTGTTGGACGACCGCGTAAAAATACGCGAACATTAAACATATAAATATATAGCGATATACATACGTATACTTACGTATATTATTGAGATGTTTGCATATTTTAGTAAATTAAATAACTTAAATAGCTTAAATAACTTAAATAAATTAAATTGTGTATCTTTATTATTATTAAATAACTATGATAGTGATGATAGCAACATCGAAGATGATGATGAATACCAGTTTAATAATTATACTATTGCAAGATGGGCGAAAGAATATAATTTTATGATTATGCACCCTTACAACATAGTAGTCAGAGAGGATATTCCTCCGCTATTCTCTTATAGTTAAAATGACCGACCTCTTCTTTCTTTTTCTTAGTTTCTTACAATATAAAAAAATGATAACGTAAAATAAATAATATATGTATAACAATGTTGAAATTATTGAAGATAATATTTGCAAAGTTAAAGGAGGCAGAGTTGCTATCGAAGGAGGAACTTATACTCCGCTATAAATTTGAGAAGAATATGCGAAGACTATTTGCTAAAAAACATAAAAATATAAAACATACATAACATACATTATATTACATTACAAGCATCCTTGCTCATCGTCATACTTAGTTTGACGAATATATTCTACATACGCTGCTTTCCACTTTTTCCCATTTATCTCCAGTCCATCCTTCAATCATTTCATTTTTATAATCGCTAATAAGTTCGCTACAAGCATACATAAGGAATTCTCTCAAATCAATCTCGTTGAGATTTGTAGTATATGAAATCTCATTATCTAAGCAATAGGTCTTGATATATTGCAAGAAATGCTCTTTCTTCAGGCTCTTTATTAGTTTGAATACAATATTTTCATTAGGCAATTCGGTTTTATCAACCATAATTCGGTTTGTGATATTCAAACCTAAATCATAGACATCTTCGTGTTTCTGGAGGTTGATTTGGCGTATTCCCTGATACTTTTCCAAGTTTGAAAGATAATTACATAGAATACGCATAGAATAGTAATAAATATCACAATCTCCATAAATTTTCTCGTGCACAACGTGCTTGTTATTGTAGCTATAGGGGAACTTAAACATTGTCTGCAGTCTTTTGGTGGTCTTTCGAGGTCTTCTGGTCTTACGAGGTCTTCAAGTGTCGCTAGTGTTGTTTTGGTTGTCGCTTCTGTATTTGTGGTTGTCCTTAGACCTTGACTAAATATCCGCTAATCAATTTTTTATATTTAATACAAAGGTTTATTACAAATTTATTCTAATATATAAAAAATGATTTGATTATTACCAATACGTATGATATATATATATACATATGAATATTATAAAATCATTCACTAATTTATTTGCATCATCCTCCGTATCCGCTGTATCCGAGAGGGATATCGAAGACATCCATAAGGATACCCACAAGGACGTGGGTTATAAAGAGAGCATCCAATTTAATTCTTTAATAGAAAGTATCGCAGCGGAGTTTGAAAACAATATTGAAAACTTTAAAGGGACTAGCGATATTGATAGGTTCAAAAAGAATATTCAAAAAAAATATAAATATACTATTTCAAATGCTGAGTTTATCAAGATATACAAGCATCTTAATCTAGATAACCAGCAGCTGCGCAATCTTATAACAAAGAAGAAGTGCAAGTCAAATTCGGGAGTTCTTGTGATAACGCTTTTAACCTCTGCGCACCCTGAATATATTGACGAAGAAGGCAATGTTAAAAAGGCGCGCTTTTCTTGCAAGCACGATTGTGCCTATTGTCCGAATGAACCAGCGCACGAAGGGAATAATTGGGTAGCACAACCAAGAAGTTATTTATACTCGGAGCCTGCGGTATTACGCGCGAATGCCAATGATTTCGACGCTATAAAACAAATGAACTCGCGGATATCTACCCTTATCAAAATGGGGCATATCCCTGATAAACTAGAGATTATTGTATTAGGAGGGACGTGGTGCGAATACCCTCGTAATTATCAAGACCGCTTCATAACAGAAATATATTATGCTGCAAATATTTATTTTGATAGAGACCCTAAGCGTCCTAAGAAAACGCTAGAAGAGGAGATAGAAATCAATGAAACATCTACAATTCATATTATTGGGCTAACTTTAGAAACGCGACCTGATACTATAAATATCGAGGAAATCGCTAACTTTCGCCGATATAATTGCACACGAATACAATTAGGGGTTCAGCATACAAACAACAAAGTATTGCAAAAAATAAACAGGGGGCATACAATAGAATGTGCATATGACGCAATAAAACTTCTGAAGAACAATTGCTACAAGGTTGATATACATATAATGCCCAATCTTCCGGGTTCTTCCTATGATATTGATAAAATAATGCTAGAAGAAGTCTTGTATGACCAGCGAATACAAGTTGACCAGTATAAAATATATCCGACTGCCATAGTTCCTTTCACAAAAATTAAGAAGTGGTTTGACGAAGGCACTTATATACCATATGATGATATGCTATTATATGAACTTATTAAGGAATTTAAGAAGAAAGTTCAAAAATACAAGCGACTTAATCGTATTATTCGCGATATACCTGGACACTATATAGAAGGCGGGTATTCCACTAAATTTGTTAATATGCGCCAACTACTTCAAGACGATATGCGAGAAAACAAATGGGGATGCAAATGTATAAGATGTAGGGAGATTAAAGGGAACGTCCTACCATCACTCGATAATATCAAGTTGAATATAGAAATATATAGAGCATCTGATTGCAATGAATATCATATTAGTTTTGATACTGATTGCGATAAAAATTATTTAATAGGATTTCTACGACTCCGTCTAAGCTGCGTTAGCGGTAGCGAAGATGCAACTCAAGCAGCTCAAGCAGCACACGTATTACCAAGTATTAGAGGGTGTGCTCTAATAAGAGAATTGCACGTATATTCGAATTTGAATAGTGTAGGGGATAATATAGAAGGTTCTCTGCAACATAAAGGGTTTGGAAAGCAGCTTGTAGCTAAAGCGGAAGAAATAGCAGCAAATAATGGATATAGAAAGATTGCTATAATTAGCGGGACAGGTGTTAGAGGATACTATAGAAAACTAGGATATGAATTGATTGATACATATATGATTAAGGAATTAAAGGAATTAAAGGAATTAAAGGAACTATAATATTATTTGTATTTATTTGTATGTATCGCAAGATACAAGTGATTATTAGTGGTTCCATATGACCCTTCTAAATCTTTATGCCAGTAATTGCAATGTAATAAATTAATTTTATGAGGAAGTAATATTAATGGGTATGCGAGGTCATCAATAGTGTAAGGATATGAATTTGATTTCTCATCATAATGATATATATCATAATTAATATTTTCCATATGTTCTATCAATATTTTACAAGACTTGTTTGAAAAATAGATTAGCGGTCCTTTTAAAAATGCAGGGGTATATGGCATTTTTGAATATTTTTGAATATCAACGCCTTTCAAATTATGCAAGGGATTATCAAATTCTTCTGGATGGTCTCTATAATAATAGACAAGGTGCAAGGATGTCTCTGATTTGCTCGGTTCATATTTATATGGCTTGTTTATAACTGAGATACCTTTAAACGAACTACCTAAAAAATCGATATCAGTTTCAATTTCAATACCTTCCTTTTCATTTATTTTAATTTTATATTTAGGTGCTACTAAAAATGACTTTAATCGCGTTTCATTGAATACTAAGTCATCATTCGAACGCAATACACCTTCTTTAATATCAAAGATTTCATATAGATATTTTAGCGATAGCACAAATTTTTTTAAATTATAAATATACGAGTCTTCGCATTTAATTGTTAATAAGTTCCCGTCGAGTTTATAGTCGCAATCTAAAAATAGGTCGCCAATCACATAGATTACTTTCCAGTTCCCATAGTTGTCTTTTAGATTAAATTCTTTTAATCTCGTATTTAAAAACTTTTGGCAACTTGTCACTAGGATAATTCCATCGACCTTAATCATATCTAGGTTATTATTTAAATTCTAAATAATCTTTATATATACTTTATATACTTTTACTTACACTATATCATAATAATCTCTATTTATTCATATTGGTATGAACCGCCATAACCGCTTCGTGATAATGGTAATCATTGTATAATCTCGCGCAATTTATAAAACTAATCTTGTTATAATATAAAATAAATGCTACACCGCAATCTTCGATAGTGTATGGATACGAACTGCTATATTCGTCGTAATGAAATATATTAAAATTAATATTGCTCATATGATTTATTAAGATATTGCAAGATTTGTTCGAGATATAATACAATACGCCACTAGGTATTATAGGGAGACGTGGGCGCTTGATATACTTTGATAAATCTACGTCCTTGAGATTATGCAAAGGGTTATTAAAATCTTCTTGGTGGTCATTATAATATTGAAGCATATAAGTATCCTCAACTGCGGTTTTAATATCATCATCGGAGATTTCGTGTGAAAGCAAACTTTTATTTACGTGCGACTTACCTAAAAAATCGAGTTCAATCAATGTATTCGTATTTCCATTTCCATTACTAACCTCGCATATTTTAGGATTTTCTAAGAAGCATTGCAATATACCTTCATTAAATACCAAGTCATCGCCTGACCGCAATACACCTTCTTTAATATCAAAGATTTCATATAGATATTTTAGCGATAGCGTTAATTTTTTTAATAAATGCAGATAGCTGTCTTCACATTTAATCGTCATCAAGTTCCCTTCGAGTTTATAGTCGCTATCTAAGAATAAGTCTCCAATCACATAGATTACCTTCCAATTCCCATAATCGTCTTTTGGAAGTTTGTATTGCACTAAACGCGTATCCCGATGTTTATGGCAACTTAATACGAGAATAATACCATCGACTTTAATCATATCTTTGTTATTTACATTCTAAATGTTCTTTATATCTTTTTTGGTTTTTTGTTCTTCGCCAATAACTCTTTTAATCCTCCAATAAACTTACCATTTTTAAATATCATCGGAAAATAAAAATATGGTATTATTGTATATTGCTTAATAAATTTAAAGAAATTATCGCGTTCTCTACACGTTTTTAGAAATTTATCACAATTTATATTAATACAATTAGATTGGGACTTCTCCTTAATATGTTCCTTAGCCATAACACAATATTTGCATTTAGTTATACTATAGATTGTATAATCGGTCTTTGATGGCTTTTTATATTTATCACCATCCATATTTAATAATATCTACTAATATAATAGATAAATAGCAAAGGATATGTCTAGAGCGAAAAAAAGAAGTGCACGTTTAATCGATTATGGCGCATTTGACTTAGATACTGAACTATCTAAAACAGCAATAAGAGAAATTGAGAAAATTAAGAGAGATGAGGAAAAATATCCAATTGACGATGATAAATGGGTTCAATTTTTTTACGAATATTTTAAATATATTGAAAATGAAACAAATATGGAGATTTGTCTATCAAAAATACCCGAACTTCATAATGTATCTATTGCTGATTTATACAAGGTAGGTATCGAAGGAGGCGGATTTGATAACGCATTCGACATTCATAGTGATACTGAATATAATATAAAGTTATATTATTCATTATTTACTCAATTTAAAGATAGGACAAATACAATAATTGGTTGCGATAAACTTAATTTATTATTATCATATGTTGGCGAAGCAGTATTAAAAATAGCTGATGAATATAGTAAATCTCCTTTTGATTTAATAGCCTTTTTAAAGAAAATTGTGGTTATATTAGAATTATCTGTATTCAAACAAGTATTTTTACATTATATGACTGGCGATAGCACAGGGGATACAGAACGCATCGATTACCGCCATAACACGATAACACACGAGTGGTATATTGGTATATGGATAAGAAAGCAAGAGTTTTTAGGGATAATAACAAGAAATGGTAAAAATCCTAGATTAAAATACGATAATGGGCTGCGATTATTTGTTAGAAATTTTCTCAATAGAGTAATCACATATATGAGAACAAAAAAATCTGATTATTATCCATTAAAACACGAAAAACCTTATAATTATAGCGGTGATATTAAAAAGGTTTTAAGATATCCGTTGCCAGATAACGGAGTATATCAATATACTACTCCTATTCATTATTATTACATAAGCCGCGATGATTGGAATAATATACCAAATTTTTTATTACCTGAAGAAGCAAAATTGCAATCTGTTCATAAAAATTTTAAGCATCCTAAAAAATGGAAAAACCCGCCTCCTGATTGGTGGATTGAAAGAATTGAAGATAAAAATGAGTTATTAAATGGGTTTGCTTGGTGGAAAAGTGGAATTGATGAAACAAAGTATAGAAAACAATTAGAAGGCACTGATAATCTCAAAAAATGGTTAGCAATAAATGGAACTTTACCTCAACAATATGAAAGTCATGCAGATTTATGGGATGCAGATAACAAAGACTTTGAAGAACCTGTTAAGAAGAAGGTTAAAAAAAATAAGTTGGTGGGAGGGGTTGGTATATCTAAAAATCCATCAAGGAAAAGTAATAAATTAAAAATAATACCCAATACAAATATTACGCTAGACCCAGAAATAAACAAGGAATTAAACATAGCATTAAATTCATACTATTTTTATAACAAGGATATATGTGCTAACTACGAGTTAACAGATGATGTATATTCGAATAAATTAAATGGTTCATTATCATTATCTTTAACTACTGAAAAAATAAATAATTTATCTAAAAAGAAATCAGCGAAAGCGGCTCGCGCTGCTACAATATAATCATATTCCTATGTTTACCACTATGTTTACTTGTTATTCTTCTTTCTCCATTCAGCGCCAATTCTCTTCATAATCTCTGGTGCTTTCTCATTCGGATGCTTTTTGCAAAGTTCCTTATACATCTTCTTTACGAACTTATTATAAGGGGTTAGTTTGCGCTTTTTAGCACCGCCTTCTTGAACACTCATTCCACAACTACCAGCCATATAGTATCTTCTTCTATATATATGTTATAAAAAAATAATTGTTGTTGTTATTAAATTGGATTTAGTTATTATATAGTATAATATTAGATATTATTATTGGATGTCTCGTGTTAATAGCGATAATGTCCAAAAATTGAAATCAACAAATTCGCCTGTAGCAACAGCAGCATCCACTAGGCAACAATCTCCTGTTCAGCAAAAAACAAGGATACCAGATAATAACAACTTCGCTACGTATATTAAGGATATTATGGTGAATATGCCTGATACATTGAATACAAAAAAAGATGTTGAATATTATTACAAGGATACTTTAAATAAGTTTAAAGAAGACAAGAAAGCGGCAAGGGCTAAATCAAACAACGGGGAACAACGTGCAATGCGCCTTAAATATGCTAAAGTAGATAACGATGGCAATCTTGTTGTAAAGGATAAGGAGCCTCTCAACGCATATCAAAAGTTTGTAAAGGAGATAATCGCGAGAAAGTTAAGAATGAAAATCCTAATATGACTGGCGTAGAAATATTTACTTTGATTGCCCAGAAATGGAAAGAGTATAAAGCTCAAACAATGTAAAAGGGCAGAAAAATAATTATTATTGTATGTGAAAACGAAAACATTGCAATTATTATTGGGTATCCAAAGGTATCTCTAAAAAGTTTAAGGTATTGTATTTAACCGAACCAGCATTCACATCGGTATCGTGTAATCTTATATAAGCGACTGCTTGCAAACACGCATCGCATAAATCGTCCTTCTTCTTATTATTATCAAATATTTCACAGAGAACAGCATCGTCCTTTATATAGTTTTTACATATCTCTATGCTGGTTTGTTTGTTCATCTTATATTTATCCTGACGAAACCCTTTAGAGTTCTTGGTTTTTTGCGTAGCAGCGCCAGCAGCAGCCGCGTCCATCTTAATTTGTATATCGGGTTTATAGTCGTGTGTTTTCGTTTTTAGGGATGCATTAACAAGCACAACGTTATCTATAATTTTATCCCAATATTTTAGGAGGCTGAAATAGCAATATATAATATATTGGATAGTTTTCATTATACCATTAAGGTTTGATGGCTGGTTCTCAATCAATACATAAGCAATTTCTTCAATACCCTTCTCTTTCAATTCGCCAATAATATTATCAAGTTCCATATATATTCTCTCAGATATATCATCAATCCCTTTAATATCTTTCTTTTTATCTGCTAATGATATTATACGCCAGTCTAATATATGTATGTTGGTCGCAGTTTTTTTTAAAATACACAATGCTAAATTCTTAATACCAATATCAAAACTTATATATATCATTTATATATATTATGTTAAATGTATTATTTATATACTCGTATGCTAGTCAGCGGCTAGATGCTTTTATGCAACATACTAATAGTCCTCTTATTGAATGAGGTAATATTATGGTGTTTAATCAAGGTAGCGAGGTTAAGCCAGAAAGTATCATTTTCATACTTTTTATTATATTTATTAATCTTCTTGTATTTTCTATATAGCCATTTATGTAATTTTTCCAATATGATGGTATTCGCTGGATTATTTTTGATATACATCTTTTTATTTGAGATTAGCCGAGATACAAAATGCTTTAGTTCAGATATACTAGTATATTCCTGTGGAATGCTTTCCCATAAATTATGAAACTTCAGATAATCATAAGTAGGACATAGAAGTAGATGGTCGGTGTAATCTACGAATGTAGGGTTATTATCGACAATCATTATATTATTAACAATAGAATGTGTCTTAGGCATTTTGATAGCCTTCAACAATTGAGGTAATATTTTCACCACAGACTTCTTGATATTGCCATAATTATCTTTAAAGCAATTGTCCCTCGTAAATATAGGTCGGTTAAACTTAATGTTATTTTGTTTTTCTATAATTAATATCTCTTTATGCGCCCACGTTTTATCAGAAGCCGTGTAGATAAAGAAGAAACTATTTGGGAATACCTTCTTCATCTCAGTCATAAATGTAGTAAAGTGGGGTCGCAGCAGTTTAGATTGCAAATTATAGCAGTTGTCTAGCATCTTATCGCATAATGTTTTATATTTAACAAGATTACCTAATTGGATATTGCCGTTTTTTAATACTATGTTTTTTCTAATAATTTCTTGTATATTATAAATATCGCATTGATAACTACAATCGCCTATAATAGTCCCATCTAAATCCAATAGAAATATATATGGTTCATTATTACTCATTATAGAATACTGATAATACTTATACTATAATAATTATATATAATTATATATTTTATATTATAGTAATTAGTAATATATATATAATATATAATAGAATGGATAGTCAAGGATATCTTGAAGCAGCACTGAAATATGCTGAAAAAAAAGGGGACTATTAGCAGGAATAGCTTGCGTGTTCGTCCGCAAATGAGAGGACGACCTATACCGCATTATCAGAACCCAATATATAATCCTAGAAATAACCAAATAAATTTACAAGTTCCGCATCAACCTGCTATAATACATCCTCGTAATAATGTCGCTAATAATCGCGGCTATCGCGGCGTTCGCGACACACGTAATCTACAACATTATAACCCTGTATATACACGAAGGCAACAATTGCAACAGCAGCAACAACTACTTCAACAGCAGCATCAACACCTACTGCAGTTATTGCAACTACAAGAACATCATAAAGAAATGACAGGCAAATTCTGTAGATATAATGGATATACAAAATATTTTCCACCAGCACCAAAATTAATTAAAAGGGCAAGTCCCAAAGTAGCACCTAATAATCAACAAAAACTAGATGGTATAAAAGAAAAATCATTATCGCGTTCAAGTTCTACCTCTAAAACTCCTCAAGGTTATCGAAGTTCAAATAATAAAAAAAGCCCGACAACTAAAGGGGTTCCTCGAAACAATACGCCAAAAGTTCTAAAAACTACTCGGGTTTTAATTGCATAACTCGGTATTATCTTGCAATCTTTTTTTATTTTTTTCATATAATAATTCCTTCCTTTTATCAATATACTCAGCCATACAAGTAAATCCATATAATATCATCTCATTAACTTGTTCATCCGTCAATTCAATACGTATTCCCTTTCTATTCACTATAACATTCATAGCATTCTCTATTGTCATATTTTCAGGCATAAAATAATATTCTCTATCTCCAGAATTTATTTCATTAAGAGTCACCTGACTAATTCGCAATATATCAAACATCTTGCATATTTGTCTTATTATGAAAAAGATATTCATCTTGTCTTTCTTAGGAACGTAGGTTTCCCTTTCTTTATATATTACCATACCTATAATATTCTCTTTCGAAACGTGTGAAAATATTTTAATAGGGAAATTATTAGAAAACGCGCCATCATAATAATATTCACCATCAATCGCGACGGGGTTAAATATTAAAGGAATAGCCATTGATGCTTCGCAAGCAGTAAATACAGATACATCTGGCGTATCCTCAATAGAAAAAATACGATTTTCGCACCTATTTATATTTGTCGTCGAAAAATATAGATTAACGCCGAACCTTTTCGAAGCCTCTTTAAAAGTTATATCTTCCATATCGGGATATTTGATGCGCAATACATTTCTTAAATGTTCCATAAAATGCGATATAGAGCACAATCCTAAATTAGAAACAATCTTATAATAATTCTTTGTGGGTATGTTGCATAGATTAGTATCACTCGACGATGTATAAATAACCCTCTCTGCTTCTTCTATTGTTAGTTTGAAAGTAATGAATAGGGCTACGAACGACCCTATCGAATTTGCTGCGATATGTGTAATATTCTTATGTAAATTCTCTAAGTATAAATATCTCAATGCACCTACGAATAGAACGCCTCGCATACCTCCGCCAGATAAAACAAGATGCGTAATATTCAAATTATCCATAAATACTTTCTCGAATACAAAGATACTATATTTTGTTTATATAATATCTTTATATATTTGAATTATACTCGCAGATATCGATATTATAATAGATTAGCGCCTCTTTCGCTGCATTATTCTCGGCTTCTTTCTTGTTATTCCCTGTAGATGTAGCGATAATGGTGTTATTGCGATCCTTGATGCAATAAGTGAAAATGCGGATATTATCTTTCATCAATATCTTTACTTCATAAAACTTAGGTATATCCTGAAGGTTGTGCGTCATATAGGAGACGAGCATATCCTTGTAATTATTCTTTATTCTTATTAATTCGCAGAAGTCAATATAATTCTCAATGATATAAATGATAAAACTTTCGACAATGAAATATCCTGCGCCACTGAAAGGGGATATATTAATGCTATTCGGAAGCATCACCTTATCGCTCTCTGTTTGAAAGTCGAGGAATAGCGCACCTATGAATGCTTCAAATATATCTTCCATAATTTTAAAATTATTTCTGCCGCCCGACTCTTCTACTTGCTTAGATATTATAGCAAACTTCGGGAAACCTATTTTGTCTGATAGATATCCAAGCATCCTTCCATTCACTATCTTCGTTCTAATTTTCGACAAGAAACCTTCATTCTGGTCTGGAAACCTGCTATATAAATAGTTGGCGACTATCATACCGATTAAGGCATCGCCAAGAAATTCGAGGCGTTCGTAAGACATATCTTGAAGCGGTAAGCAATCGGGTGGGCAATTGATATTACTTTTGTCAAAGTCTATGTTCTTCATCGTGCAATATGATTTATGAACAAAGGCGACGCGATACAAATCGATGTTTTTAAATTGAATATTTGACAACCCGTTGGTATTAAATATTTTAGCCAAATCATCACTTTGAAGCAGGACATTCTTGTTATTATACGGCTGATTAGTAATGTCGACATCCTTCGTTTTGTTATGTATTCCCTGTATGCGCTTCATTGTATATGATTTATTATATAAATAATATATGTATTATATAATATCATTTTTTTATTATATCATTTTATTATATAAATATTAATTGTTTATTTCTTTTAAATAGAATAAAATAGAATTATATATAGTATAATGGATGATTTTATTATTCAAGATACGGAACCAATTCTTAAAATTGATTCGCTAGGTATTGGAATAAATACATATAGCGATATTGAAAAATTATCATTATCCGATAAAGAATATTTAGTGGTAGGAGATAGACACGGCACTCCGAATTATAGTAATCAATATGATACACGATGGAATATGTATGTAAATCACGAAGGTGTTGCTATAAATACTTCGCGGAATGTTTCATCAAATTACCGCGACCCCAATGCATCACTTTATATTAACAGGAATATACAATGCGATGGTATGATAAATGCACACGGCATTCAATTTAGTAATATTAGTATTAGCGGCGAGATTGGCAGCAACACCATTGTCGATTTAATAACAAATATTAATATTCTCTCGCAATCGCAGCCATTAAGAACGGGTATTGCGACATACTTTAATACTATTTATGGTATGCAATATCCCGTTCAGAATATATATACTCCCAATTATTTAACACTGGGAGGCTTAGTAGATACGAGCTATAACCAGCATCCTTTAAATATCAATTCGACACCAAACAATGATTTTAATAATATACATTTGGCAATTCGGAATGATACCTACAATGATGATACGAAGGAATTATCAAAATTCAGCATTGGTATTATTGGCGGGAGTAATAAATCACCAGCAGTTATTTCGACTACCAAAGGGATGGCTTTAGAATTTCACGTTAATAAATCGTCGGCAGAGATGAATTCGCTGTATAATAGAAATGCCATTCCCACGTATTTGAATGATGCGCAGCAAGCCGCTATGACGATTGACGAAAATGGGAACGTTTGCATTGGAAAGAGCAAAGCCGCAAGTGTTATGTATTATAAGAATGTTCTTAATAGTGGCGTAAGTTCAAATATAGTCTTTACAAAGCAAACTGCCTTTGACGTTAAAGGTGCTTCTAAATTTGACGACATAATTATATTCGACAATTATGCAAATACCTACAAGCACATCGATGACGTATATATTCGCGCGGATGGCGTGGGAATTATTAGACCATCGCAGATAACAGAAGGGATATTTTATGGTAGTAATTATGTATTCAATAATATATCTTTGAACAATCAATTAACCACCAAGTATATCAATGCGACCGATATGTTAAATGCCACGAATATAAATGCAGACAATATTCTCATAAATAATAGCGCGACCTTCAATGGTAATGTAAGTTTTCAGAATACGAATAGATTATCTATGAATTCATTGAATGTTGAGAATGATTTGCTCATTGGCGGTCTTCGCGTTAGCCCAATAAATATCAAGGATACCGCACTGGGATATACGACAATAAGTAGCAGCGAAAACGGGTCTAACTATTTCTTCACATATGTTCATAGTAATATTGCGAACTTGGATGCTAATCAAAATGTCAGTTTCCCAAATAAAATGAGTTTGGGACCCAATACTAGCGACGGGATTGCGGGGGTTCTAAATATATACAAGAACAGCAGTTCAAATAATAACTTTGAAATTGTTTTGCAAGAAAGGGTGAATACGAACAAATACGTAGCGAATATTGGGAGGCTGTCGCATTTGGATTTCTATGATAATAGTTTGATAATTAACACGAATAATATTGATAGCAAAAAGCACAATATATATTTTTATCCATCATATGATATATCTAAATTGCAAAATAATGCATATTTTCCAAATCTAAACAATACCCCGCCAATGCTTTCTATTACCAATGAAGGCGTGGGTATAAATAATAAGATACCTCGCCAAGATTTGCATCTGGACATAGATGGCAAAATGTCGGCGACAGAATATTATGTATCGAAAGATGATGCGATTGCTAAGATGTCTGGGTTCGTTTATAATAATAAGAATTATTTCAACATATACAATGAGAATACTTTCAAATATTGCATCAATTATGATAATATCAATTCATATTCGGCGAAAATGCAAGGGCTCAATGTTAAATATGGCATCAATTCAGACCAATATTATCAAAATGATAAACTTATCGAAACACTGCAAGTAACAAATAATCCGAATAGTTTTTATACGAATAAGTTTATATCGATTGGTTGGAGCGGCGAAGATGTTCATTTGCCTCTCCAGATACGTAATACGAATGTCGCAGAATATAACTATTCGGTGATAAGAATATACAGGGGGGTGCGCGGAGGAGGCATCAATAATAACGCAGATTTTAGCGGGATTGATATATGCGAATACGACAGGGATTTGAATGATGACCGCGATTTGGAGAAATGGTTCATTTATAAAAATCACAAGTTCAATGACGTGGATTCGCGCGATATTCCGAGAATTGGTCCGCTGCAATTTGGGTATACGAATAAAACAATTGAGCCGACCTCTTACGGGATGTCTATGTATTACAATAGTCTGAATTCGAATTATCATATTGATTTTAACAATCCGAATGTATCTTATGATTTCGCGGATGAAAAGTCGAATATCGCGGTATCTATCTATGGCGACCTCGACGTATATGGCAATATAAATATTATAGACAATAATAGTAATAATTTCAACTTTCGCCTTAAGAAATTGGAAGATGTTGCTGAATTTGCGAAATATATAGAGGTTAAAACTGCGTCTAATGTTATTTATAAGAACTTAATAGAACACGACGATATCGAGCATTCAGGGCAGAATATTATTTTCAAGCCTATAAAGTCGATTATTGTAGATTCTATAGTGAATGACAGCATTCCCTTTGTTATTAAGCAGAATAATGATGCATTGTCTGCTGCTAAATTTATCACCTATTCAAGTAATCTTTTGTGTTCGTCGGCGTTAGAGTTGGGTATTTACAGGTATAATAATTTTACTACGGGGTATGATGCGGACAGCAATAATATTAAAAATATGGTGCAGTTCCGTGTTGCCAATAAAAATACGAGTAATACTTGCCTTACATTGAGCTACTATAAAAACGATAGTAATAATTCGTTTTATCACCCGTTCTTAGAGTTCAACAATAATTTTACAAAAACGTATATGCGGCTCGGACAAGGCGATAATAAATACAATAGTAATATCAGCTTACATATTGATGACGATAACAAATGTGGTATTCAGATTACCAATATTGATAATCCAGTAAAAATAAATTTGGTGAATGTTGCAGGAGACAACAATAAATACAATATATTATCTTCAGGCGGTAATGAGAATAATTACAAATTTACAATCGATATTGCTGATATTCCCTCCACCAAACTAGAGCCAGATACTAGCGACATTGTTAATATATTTACAATAGCCCCTTATACTGCGAATAATAATATAAGAGATGGTGTGCGATATGGGTTCAATGACCCCGTGCCTAATCAAACAATCTCGATAAATAGCGAATATGACGAGCAGACTATGAAACTTACTTCGAGATATACGAAGGATTATATCTATACGAAGATAGCCATTAATACTAGCAATTTGCAATTAACTGCGCCGAGAATAACGAATGATTGGGACAACAATAGCAAGGTATATGGCGCAGCATTTAATTATAGCATCGCAAATATCAATACGCCACAAAGCGATATTTATGGGAACGCTATTGAAGGTGGCAATAATAACACGATAGTTTCTAAAATTCTCAATACGAAAAAAGAGGTCTCGTATTTATCAATCCATTCCAATATTAATCTAACATTTCGATTTAATGAAAGTAATGCAAATATCACGAATAATAATTACAATAGCATCACGTATAATAATAACGTCGTTGCTAATCCGAAATATAAAGTCGCTTTTAATAATAATGTAGCGAATGGAGGCACTGGATACTTATTTAACATATACCCCGAATTATCAGATACTTCGAATAAGATAATCGGATTGGACGATACGCAATTTATAAGCAAGGAGACATCAAACGTTTTCAATTTAACTTTGGATAACAGCGTGGTTAGTAGCCATTATGAGATGTCGTGTATTTTTAATAATATATATATGGTTCCATCGTATTTTGCGAATATCACCACATCGAATACTCAGATAACGTCCAATTATACCCGCGTAGTTAATAGCAACATTATTACATTAACAAACGAAATATATTCATATTTACCGAATATAAACAGCATTAATTACAATCGGTTCAAGCTATTTGAGAATACCAATGTGATAAAACTAGATGATATCGGAGCAATGTCTAACGTATATCTGAGAGCAATAACTTCAAATATAGTGCGCTATAATTTTGCCCCGACTTACGAAGGTAAGTTTGCGCTCTTCCGAACAAACTATTTAATTATCGATAGTTCAAATATTGTCCCGAATACATTATCGAATAGCAATTATATTATTAATTATAGTTCGAACATAGTATATGCGAATAATAACGCGACTTATAACAATATATCGAACATAGTTGCGATAAGAACTTCGAATGAATTAATAGACGGCGCTTATAATACGTCCCTAGTTGCAGTAAATTCAAATATTCAAATTGATGATGAATTCACGATATATGGGGCTACTTTAAGCAACACTATTTTTATGGAAGAATATTACCGAAAATATGTTAATAATTGCAATATTAACATACAACGGACGAACTATAACAGGGTTAATTTGAAGCCTCAAATAATATTAGCCAACTCCGTCAGGGATGATTTCATAGATAGGAATAGTTTAATAAACGAGATATATAGCTATGACGGCAATTTGAAATTTAATTTTAGGGATAATCTATTCGAGCATCCGCAATTACTTATCGACAAAACTGGTAATGTTAAATTTTTTGGCTCAATTAGCACGAGCAATGACTTATATATAAGTGGTAATATATTTAATGTAGGTGGTTCAAACATTATTGAAGACCTTGATAGGAAAATATCAAGTCTTGAAACGAAAAATAATGATTTGATATATGCCACGTGTAATATCTTAATTGCGAAAGCCGACTTAAATGATTTGAATGCTAGCAATTATGTGCTTGCTACGAGCAATATCTTGGTGTCGAAAGCCGACTTCAATGATTTGAATGCTAGCAATTATGTGCTTGCTACGAGCAATATCTTGGTGTTAAGAGCGGGTGTTAATGATTTCAATGCTAGTAATTATGTTAGGGCTACGAGCAATATCTTAGTGGTGAAAGCAGATGTTAATGATATGAATGTTAGTAATTATGTGCGGTCTACGAGCAATATCTTGGTGGCGAAAGCAGACTTTAATGATTTGAATGCTAGCAATTATGTTAGGGCTACTAGCAATATCTTGGTGGCGAAAGCAGATGTTAATGATTTCAATGCAAGTAATTATGTTAGGGCGACGAGCAATATCTTGGTGTTGAGAGCGGGTGTTAATGATTTCAATGTTAGCAATTATGTACTGAATACAAGCAATGTTATTTCAAGGAGGATTACTGGATTAACTACCGATATGATTTATGAAGATATAAATGCGAAAAACAAGTTTATTGTCAATAATACCTATAACAATAATATGCTTGTGAATGGCGACTTGACGATTAGTTCGAATTTGATAGTTCACGGCGCGAGCACTACGTTGGCAACTGAAGTATATACGACGGAACGGCTTGAAATAAACAATGAGAATAATACTACGTCTGCATTTGTTATCGCGCAGAAGGATTTAATTAATGATATAATGCGCGCATCTAACCGAGATAACAATGTATTTACGATTAAAAACAATGGGGACGTTAGTATTCGCGGCAATTTCATAAGAAGTAATAGAGATGTTATTACGGATACGTCCAACTATGTATTGGCGACTAGCAATATATTGTCTAAAAAGATAGATGATAATGTAGCGGTTATTAACAGCACTATTCAAAGGAACGACAATAATACTAGCAATTACGTAGCAAAGACGAATGAAAACCTTAGTATTGCAATAGGAAACATATCGACCCCTTGGACGGAAACTACAAGCAATATATTTATATTTAATAATGTGTCTATTGGGACGAGTAGCAATATAGATACTTTAACTATAGACGGCGGTATCATTGCATCGCGCGGTATTGTTAGTTCATTTTCGGACAACCGCTTAAAAAATCATACATCAAACATAGCAAACCCAATAGATTTAATTAACAAACTAAATGGCTTTCATTATACCCCGAATGATATGGCGCTTCAATACGGGTTCCCAAGTGTTCCTGACGTAGGTTTGAGCGCTCAAGAAGTGCAAAGTGTTCTTCCAGAAATTGTTAGAATAGCGCCATTTGATATGATGCTAGACAGCTATAACAACATTATATCGAAGAGCGGGGACAATTATTTAACAATATGCTATGAAAAACTTGCGCCATTATTTGTGGAATCTATAAAGGCTCTTAAAAAGGAGTTAGATGATGTGAAGCGTGAACTAGCGGAACTTAAGAATGCTAAAAAGTAGTTATTGTTGTTGTTCTTGTGGGGGTGATTGTGGTGTAGATTTATATGTTTCAAATTCTTGTTTGATTTCAGTTATATTCTTAATAACAGCAATAATATCAGGAGCATTAGTGCTGAGTATATCTTTAAATTTTGTGTGTAATTTGGTATATATTAAATAGAACTCGTATTTAAATACTTCGAAAAATTCATTATTTAACCCGTTATCTTCATTATTGAGGACGTGTAATTTTTTATATATTCGTTTAAAAAACGAATAACTAATAGCGCATATAATATCATTTTTATTTATTAGTGCTACATTATTGAACTTTAACTTTTCAAATGGAAGCGGTGCAATTTTATTAACATTAGTTCGTATTTCAAGAAGTCTAATTATTTTTTCTATTTGTTCAATTATATTTGGCGTTTGGCTTTTTAAATCTTTTTTGATATTATCTTCTTCATTAGTTAAATAGTTTTTAATCTTACCATTATACTCTTGAAGTTTTTTGCATAAATCTTTAATCTTATTAGAATTATCATTAATATAGGTAGTCATATCAGTATATCTTGTTTTTTTTATTAATTCAACTATTGTTTTATCATTATTTAGGTCGCTATATCCATAATATCCTTCAGTATTATCATCCCCATATTCATTCTCTTTATAAAAATCATAGGTTTCTATAAAATCTATTAAGAATTGGTCTATTTTATCAATATCAACCATCTCACAAAAATATATAATTTCGTCAAGTTTGCTAACAAAGTCATTCATTTTACTTTTATAGTCTCTGTATGTAAATACATTTTCTAAATTATCACCAATAGAAGAAGCAGCAGTAGCAGCAGAAGCAGCAGTAGCAGTATCAGCCATTACTATATATATATTAATAAATCTCTTATATTTAGTAATATAATAAAATTATATAAAACTAAATGAATTATAAACAAGTATAATAATAATGAGTTCTTCGAAAAAAGTATCTGGTAAAAAGGTTAAGGAGTGTCTGTTATTAACATTTGAAGAAGATACTGAATATACTTTGGAAGAAACGAAGAAGATTATGGTGAATGCCTTTAAAGATGCATTGAAACTAGGGCAACCTAAAAAACGCGCAGTAAAACTCGATAGTGATGGTGTCGTTATTAAGAAACAGCCTAGCAAATATAATCTATTCATCAAAGACGAGATTGCACGTTTAATTGCTGAGTTCCCAGATAAGGACAGAAAGGAGCTTATGAAACAGGCAGCAAATAATTGGAATGAAAGCAAGGTTATCCCTACAGCTACTGATGATAGCGTATAGGGGTTATTTGTTTTTTATTTTTTTATATATTATATATGTGAATATATTATATTACATATATTGTAGAATGGCTAATATAATAAGATTACCGCATACTAAGAAGTTCCCCAAAAGTAAATTATTTGAACAATATGATAAAATTAAGGGGTTTCATTGTCTTAATTTACTACAATTTTTATATGAGTTTGACGATACGCATCAATGGTATAATTCAATTACTAAAAGATATGTAAAAAGAAATAGTAGTATTGTTGTTAGTATTTTGTCGAAATGTTATTATGTATATGGTGATATGGTTGTTAAAATAAAGGATGATAAACTAACATACAAAGAGCACATTAAAAAATTTATAGATAAGGATTTACTTTTTGATGTTAGACATCTTCCAGTAAGTCCTAATACACTTCGTGCACAGCAACAGGCTGCCGCAGTCAATAAGCCGAAAAGTAATTCTCCTCCTAAATCTCCTATGGGAGCCGCAACCAATAAGCCAAAAACTAATTCTTCTCCAAATTCAAAAACTAATTCGCCTATAAAGCCAAAAACTAATTCACCTATAAAGCCAAAAAGTAATTCGCCTATAAAGCCAAAAAGTAATTCGCCTCCAAAAGTAGGAATAGGTAGAGCACCTGCTAAGAAATCATCACCTAAATCTCCTATGGGAGCCGCAACCAATAAACCAAAAAATCATCAACAAGGCATCGCTGCCGCGGCTGCAGCAGTCGCAGTAGTAGCCGCTGCAGTGGGTTTAAAAAAACCAATTCAATTTAGTGCAAAATCTAATAACAAGGGGCACGATAAAAACGCTGAAAGGCTCAATGAAGGATTGTGTCTAAATTTTGTGAAGCATATAAAGGAGAAGATACAAAATACCAAGACATCCGCTGAATTAAAGGAATTAAAGTTTGCGAACCCAGTGACAGGAAACCTTATTGGTATAGATAGCCCAATACTTCGCAGTTTTTTGTCCAAATGTTATAACTCATATAATAAAAAGGAGATTAAGGACATTATTGAGGAATTAACAAAAGTCAGCGATTTAATTGAGGAAGAAAAAATAGTTGACCCTATCCCTATTGTAGATGCTAAATCAAATGCAATCGGACTGGCTTTTGATGATGCTAAAAAGACCTTCTATAAATGCTGTGATGATTTAGAAGCGAATTGTAATGCGAATGGAATACTCAAGGAGCATCGTTTAATTTCCAATGTGGTTAATTCTATTATGGCTATGATACACATCAAATATATGCATCTCAACCTTTTATATAAAAAGCTTGTTATAAAAGACAAAAAACCTTTGCAAATATATATGCACGATAAGGCATTCGAGGAACATTTTGCTTTTGCAGATGATAATATACACGACACTTTTACACAAGTTTATAATACTAATAGAATAGTATACCAGAAAAATAATTTAGAAGTAGCAAATGTAAAAACAATCCTTGTCCCTAAAATTACAGATATGTATGATGTAAATAACTTATTTAATCGCCAGTATGTATTTGAATACACAGCTACTAATACGGGGGTATATAATGGAACTTTAACTTATAATAAGATTAATTCAAAAAATCTAGTAAACCTTTCTTATCCAAACTCTTTGAATGATGCTAAAGATACTTTTGATATCACAATGGAACCATATAAAATATTTAATTACAATATAACAAATAGTACATTGCCTAAAAAAATATTTACAAATGATAATCATGAAATTTCAAAATATTTTAGTGTAATTACTGATATGGTTAATACCCGACTTGAAACCTTACCAGAAATAAAAGGTTTCGCAAATGAAACAACAAATAAAAGCGACCATTATAATATGATAATCGCCGCAATGGAGAAAGCATCGTATGGTAATAATGAAGAAGGTTATGGGAAAAAAGATATGATACGTAAGAATATTTTATATTCTCTTAACGCACAAATGGCTCAATATTATATGTATAACCCTGACCACTATGATGATATTTACTATAATAGCGAATTTACAGGAACATTTCCGCTTTTCACTTGGATACCTTTAAATCATAAATATAAACAAGAAACTATCTATAATTATCCCAATGTAGATAAATGGCAGCCATTTGGGTTAGATGTATCTGTAGTCAATACTATCGATAAAAATTATAAAAATCACGGCAAACCGCCTTGGAGCAAATGGCTAAACGAAGTAGTTTACAAGGTTATCAAAGGCGAATACGATTCTATATACGCGCTCAAAATGCCATTTATAAAAGATATGCAAGATAGGGTTGTGAATACCATTGGGCTTTATAAAAATGAAGAATTAAGCCCAACTTATAATAATAAAAAAATATACTTATATCACGGGGCAAAGACTAAGTTGCATAATATTGCAGACGCATATCACCAAGATATAGAAATAATGGGCTTCCTATCGACGAGTTTAAATATGTATACTGCATCGTATTATGCGGGTGTTGCTGATATTGTGATAGGGCTCATTTATATAATTGAAGTTGATGAAACGCATACTTATATAAACTTAAATGACGACCTGCATCAATTCCTATTATTGCCCAATTCGATAATTAGAGTTATCTATGAGTTTAATTTCGGTAGTATAAGGGTGGTTCTTTGCCGTTTAATTCGAACACCGACGATTAGAATGAACAATAAATTATATGACAAGTTGTTAAAAGCAACTACACCTGACCATTCGCATTATTATATCAGATATATAATAAAAAATAACAATAATGATATGCCTGTATGCGCGTTTATGTTAAGTAAATATTGGAGAAGGTTTCCTGAACAAGGCATCCGTGATTTAGAAGTATTTAGTATAAGCCGTAATAGATTAAATAATAAGGGAATAAATAATACATCTATGTCTAAAAAAACATTAGAGGAAAGGTATTTATATTTCAGCATAGGTCAAGAGTATGAATTATATGTCGATAGAGGATTACCATTAATTTCTGGTAGTTTCGAAGATATAAAATACAGCATACACCAGCATTTTATTAAAGATTGCTATAAAGCGCTTGGGATACCTTGTTTAGACTACATATTTATACACTCTGAATATGTTGATAACGCGATAAAAACGGGGGTATTATTAGAAGACTACGTGAATAACCGAAAAAACATATACAAATACAATATCAATAATTTCCTTATAGATTGTATATTCAAGTTCAATAGCATTGAAGATAAAAACAAGGAACTCTTTTTACTTAAGGAACCGCGCAATGGTTTATATGTAGATAAAATAGAGGGTTTTAGGGATGCATGTATGTATCGCAATGGTGTAATTAATCCCTTGTTTGATAAAAGTGGGGGCAACCTTACTATAGGGGAGCATATCCAATATATAAGAAACTGGAAGCATCTATTTGACCAGTATCGCTATGTGAGCGAAGAAAAATTAACGAACCATTTTATATGGTGTAATAAGAGAATAAAGGGGTTAATAGATATAATCGGGACAATAAAGGTTAAATATTTGAAATTTATAGAAGATACATTAAATGGAAGGGTGAAAGATAAACCTCTTGATAAGAAAGGGTTTATTGAAAAATCATCGAATGAAGTATTAGAGTTAAAACAAATGATTTTAACCCTATCAAAAACGCTAGAGAAAAGAGCAGAATTTTATATGATTTCTACTGACCCATCAAATTCTAAACAATTTATAGATATAATTAGAAAAGTATTGAGCGATAATTATATCAATACGCATAATTCGAAGTTATACAAAAGCCCTGTCTTTGTTGATTTAATTCTAGAGGAAAAACAAAAAAATGATATAATTACAGGAGGTATCGCAAGTATAAAGGATATGGCTAAATTAGGCGTTGGTGTGCAAAAGAAATTAGATGGTAATACTGCGAATACTGGTAAGGTAATTGACCATCAAGAGATATATGAGGCGTATAAGAATGTTCCTATTGATAGTTCTAAAGATATGCGGAAATTCAAAGATATGCCCAAAGTATTTCAAGAATATTACAAAGGGGCTATTCTTGATAAGGAAGGGTGTTTCGACATTAGCGACCATTGTTATTGCATACCTGTGAAGAGGGAATGATAATCGATTGCAATAATTTATAATTTTTATGAAGATATTAAGAGATGATATATTTTTTTTTTAATATTTATATTTAATAAAGTGTATTAAGAGTGTTAATATGGTAAAAACAAAGGAGCCGATGAAAGCACAACCTCCTATGATATCTCGTCTTTATAGTAAATACGAAAATATTACATTAGACCATTGTAAAACGCTTCTTATACATTTATATGAAGGTAAATTAGGTTATTGGGTTAATCCTATTACTGGTAATACTATTAATAATAGTAGTTATATTACGATTAGTTTTTTATCTAAATGTTATTACATATGGGGTAATAAAAGTGCTACAATAAACTCTAAAAAACTAAAATATAAAAAGCATATTGAAAAATTTATAGTGAAGGAATTTTTATTTGATATCCCCTCTATAAAGTCGTTAGCAGAACTGCGAAGAGATGTAGTTAATGCAGATGATAAACTTAGGAAAAAGAAGGAGTTAGGGAAATGGGGTAAACGTGGTGGTGTTGGGTCGCCACCACATAAACTTATTAAATTAACAGATGAAAATGAAAAAAGACTAGCAATTCCAATAATTGATGGAAAACTCAATGAGTATATAGAAAAGTTTAATACATTTTTAGATAAATTAAAAGATAATTGCAATGCTAATGGAATACTCAAAGACCATATACATATATCAAATATTGTTAATGCAATCATTGTTATTATATGTACTAAATATCTACATTTATACGATGAAATAACACCTACCACATATGATAATCCATTGCAAATATATATGTATGATGATACTATTGATTATGATAAATTCAAAGAAAATTATAATGGTAAAATAATAAATGATGGTATGCTACCAATTACTACGCACACAATATATCAAAAGGATGATTTAATGCAAATTCAAAAAGATACTCAAATTGATTTAAAACCGAAAACCATCGATAAATATAAGGAGAATACATTATTCAATCGCCAATATGTATTTGAATTATCGAAAAAAGACACTGAAATGACTATAAAATATAATATGATAAACAATCGCAAGGATACTTTCGAACAAACCTTTGACCCAAACAAACTTGCTACTACACTAGGATATGCTTATGAACTATTATTTAATAAAAACCCTTTTAATTATAATATAACAAATAGCACATTGCCTAAGAAAATTAATATAGAATGTTCAAATCCTAGTGTTCTTAGCCATTTTGATAAAATTTTAAATGAAATAAATACAAAGTTGGAAAACCTACAAATTGTTATAAATGACGTTAGAAGTAAATCAGAGTCATATTATAATAGTGTCATATTTGATATGAAATTAAACGGATTTGGCTATAATGAATTGATACGCAAGAACATATTATATTCTTTGAATGCACAATATCCATCATATATTGAAAAATATATTGAATTATATAATGTAGGAAATCCTACAAAAGATTTTTATAAGGATGAAATTTACTATAACTATGGATATACTGGGACATTCCCAATATTTACATGGATACCTATTTCGCAATCTGGAGATGCATCTGCTACGGATGCCTATTATAATTTTCCGTCATCATTTATATGGCAACCTTATGGAGCAGATAATACTAAAAAATTCATTGTTGTAGAAAAAGCATATAAAAACTATTACACCCCTCCTTTTAGCAAATCATTAAATGAAACAATATACAAGGTAATTTCAGAGGAAAGCACAATTGTAGACACTGATATGATGAAGAGAATAAATGAAACGATAGGTATATACAAAGATATGGATAAGGAAGATACGTATAAAAACAAGAAAATTTATTTATATCACGGGACAAATACAAGATTACATAATATGGATGGTAAACTATATGATATTGAAATATTAGGATTTTTATCAACAACTCTAAATGTCTATGCAGCATCTTTTTATTCAGAGGCTGCTTTGATGAAAAGTAGAGACGGAGGATCTTATGGATACATTTATATAATAGAAGTTGATGATGAACAAACCTATATAAACTTGAATGACAATTTATATCAGTTTATTCTGTTGCCTCATTCTATAATTAGAATTCTTTACACATTTGATTATATGGGAATAAAAATAATTTTATGCCGTTTAATTAAAACTCCCACTAAGGAGAAAAATAATGAACTATATAAAAAATTATTTGACAATAATGCATTTGCCTCTGCTAAAGTTGCACTTTACTATTTTATAAAGCAGAATGCTAACGCTGTCCCTATTTGTGCTGGTTTTAAAAAACAGGAAGATTTTAAAAAGGCGCAACGGCTTATATATAATCGTAGTTATTTTTGTATTACTAAGATAACAGATAAATATATGGATATATTTCAGATACCTCGAGATTTGTTAATGAGTGTAAAATTACCTTCAATACCTACAGATAATAAATTATACGTTTATTTCAGCCTTTTGCAGGAAAATGAATTATATTTAAGAAAAGATGAGAAAACAAAAGGGGTGTATGGTGGTTTTGCTGATATAAAATATAGCATACATCAACATTTTATTAAGGATTGCTATAAACAGCTTAAAATCCCTTGCATTGATTATGCATTTTTACACGGAGATGAAACTACTAATAATAATATAGCAACGGGGATATTATTGGATGATTATGAAAATAATAGAAAATATGAATATAAATACGATATTAATAATTTTCTTATAGATTGCATATTTAATTTTGATAGCATTGATAATAAAAATAAAAAAATAGATTTGCCAGATGTAGACAATGGGTCAGATGTATCTGAAATTCTCTATGCGGATAAGATAGAAGGATTTAGAAACGCAGGGTTATATATAAACGGAACTATTAACCCATTATTTCGCTTTGACGAAGATGAACAATTGGAATATATATTAAAAAATGTAAAAAAATATAGAAGTCATCTTTTTAAATATAGTGAAGCCAATCAAAACGGAAATTTAGCAAAGCATTTCGAGTGCTGTAATAAAAAATTTGAAAAATTAATGGGTATTATTGACCATTTAAAAGAGCAATATTTAAAATTTATAAATGATATATTGCAAGCTAATCCAGTTAGCAATAGTAGTAAGACAGAATTATACGAACTAAATATGATGTTAAATAATCTCGCGGATACTCTAAGAACACGAGCATTATTTCAGTTTAACCTAACGCGTTCTAAAGTAGTCGCAGATTTTATAAATTTAATTATTAAAGAATTGGAAGTTGATACATCTAGCGATGCGATTGCAAATGAAATACCTTTACCGCGCGATGCTAAATTTGCAGATTTAATATTAAGCGACAATGAAGCGCAAAAAGGAGGCAAACATAGTAAGAAAAATAAAGTGAAAGTAGTGCGTTCATTTGTTGATAATCTAGTAATGAAAAGAATAGAAGGAACTGACAGAAAAGGAGTGCGAAAAAGTTCGGGGACTAGAAGGGAAGAGGCAAACAAAGAAATAAATGCTTCAATTTCTCAATATAAATCTCTATACAAATTTGAAGATTTACCAAAATCATTTCAAAAATATTATGGGAAAAAAAACAAAGGTAAGACAATAGATATAAGTAATGGTTGCCACGTTAGAATGGTTCCGAGAAAAGATTATTAAACCTGTTTGTTTGTTATAAATTCTATTATATCATTGAATGTTGGTAGATATATAGCGCACCCTAAACAATGCATATTATATAATATATATATATATATATTATATCTTTGTGGGATATTATTTTTTTTAATAATATATTAAATTAGAGTATCTTAGTATATCCTTTACATAATGAATGTAGTTCCACAAAATAAAAGGAGGAGGTCTT